TATGACATCTAAACTAACGGAACTGGCGCAAGAAAGAAAAGCGGAAGGACATAAAATGTCCTCAAGAGAAGCATATCAATGGCTTTTGACAAAAATTTCTGCGTTAAGAAATCCTTCTGTTATAGCTAGAACAATACAAGATGAAGAACTGAGACCGGGTAGATTTAAATTAGGTCAGTTATATTACTTTTATTATGACCCAAAAGGTAAAGATGATTTACCATATTACGATAGGTTTCCATTGGTATTAACTTTGGAAAAATACCAAGATGGGTTTTTAGGATTAAACTTACATTATTTGCCTATTAAATACCGAGTGGCATTTATTGGTAAATTAATGCAATACGCAGTGCCGGGTAAAGACGATGAAATTAAAAGATTAAGAGTTACCTATGACATTTTAGTTGCGTCCAAGCGCCTTAGAGAATTCAGGCCTTGTATTAAACGATATTTGACGCCACATATTAAGTCTAAGTTACTTGCCGTTCAGCCAGATGAGTGGGATACGGCAATTATGCTTCCGGTACACCAATTTAAGGGTGCCAAACCAGAAACGGTATGGAAAGATTCAGTAGAAGAAATTAAGAGAACTTAAATGCCACAAAGTATATCAGATTTTTATAGTAGTTTTGTAACTGGCTTGGCGAAACCTAGTCGTTTTGAGGTATCTATTACTGCGCCTACTGGATTACCTTCTACACCTATAAATTTAATGTATAGGTGTGAATCTGCCGAATTACCTAGTAGAACTTATGCTACAACGGAACAAAAATTTGGTTCTAATCCTATTGAAAAATATCCATATCAAGTAACATTTAATGATTTGACGCTTACTTTTATGGTTGGCGGAGACATGAAAGAAAAGGAATTTTTTGATAAATGGATGGAATTAGTTGTTCCTTCATCCAATTATAATCCAAAATACAAATATTCATATGTTGCGACTATAAGAATTACACAATTTGATTCTACAGGCAAACCAACCTATGCTGTAGATTTAATAGATGCTTATCCTATTACTGTCAATCAATTAGATTTGGATTGGTCGGCAGAAGGTTATCATAAGTTAAGTGTTGTTTTTGCATACACATATTGGGAAAAAATAGATAACCCTTTATCTGAAGAAGTTAGAACTAATAAACCGCAACCAAGTGAGAGTGTCCGTACTACATCACAGGGAAATACTTTAGGACCAATGACAAATCCTATAGATAATAATACACCAAATCAATCTTCTGGGGTTTCACAGATAGGTACGATTGGTCCAATATCAAATCCTGTAGTTAATAATACACCAGACCAATCACCTGGTCCAATTTTTGTACCTTTAATTCGTTAATTTAAAATGGAGATTTAAAAATGTTGCCCCGTATTGACACACCTGTTTATGAACTAGACTTACCTTTATCAAAAAAACATATTCGCTTTAGACCTTTTCTTGTAAAAGAACAACGAAATTTGCTCATGGCGTTAGAATCTGATGATAAAGAAACGATTGAAAAAAATATTCGTCAAGTTTTACATAATTGCACATTGACAGAAAACATTGATATTGATAAATTGCCTATTATTGATGTTGAATTTTATTTTCTCAATTTAAGAGCTCGCTCTGTTGGTGAAGTCATTGAAAACAAATACCGTTGTGAAAATGAAGTAGAAGGAAAAAACTGTGGTAATTTAATGGAATCTTCAGTTAATCTTTTAGAAATTAAAGTTAATATACCAGAAGATATTAAAGATGAAATTCAATTAACACCACAAATTACTATCAAATTAAAATATCCTGAATTTTCTATACTACAAAGAGCATCAAAATTTGAAAATGTTACCGATATGGCATTTGATATGATTGTTGAATCGGTAGAGTACATTTATGATGGTCAACAATTTCACTATGCTAAAGAATCTACACCTGAAGAAATGGTAGAATTTATTGAGTCTCTTAATCAAGAACAATTTAGTAGAATTGAAGCATTCTTTGAAAAAATGCCTACATTAAATAAAAAAATAGAAATGGATTGCAAGAAGTGTGGTTTTCACCATATCATTGATGTGGAGGGTCTAGACTCTTTTTTCGTTTAACATTTCGTCATGACAATCTGAAGAATTACTACACGACAAACTTTTCATTGATACAGCATCACAAATATAGTTTGTCAGAACTTGAAAATATGATACCGTGGGAACGTGATATCTACATTGCTATGCTTACACAATACATTGAAGAAGAAAATGATAAAATTAAGCAAAGACAAAATAGTAGATGACACAAAAAACACTTGAACAACTCCAAAAAGAACTAAAACAACTTGACAAGTTGATTGAAGAAAAACGACCTCTTACAAGAGAAGAGGCCAAAAAGTTTAGAGAAATTGGTTTATTGAAAAGTATCACGCAGAGTATTGTTGAAGGTAATTCTAAAGGCCGTACCATCTCCAAGGCCACACAAGCAATTACGATGGGTATACAAGAAAAATTTGATCCTTTAAATATTGGCAAAATGATTGCTGGTAGTTTAGGTGTTGGCTTAGCCGGTAAATTGACAGGCAGAAGCCAAGAAGATATGGAACATTTTTCGGGTATAACGGGTAAAAGGGGTAAAAAATCCATAAAAGAATCTACTAACGAACCTAGGAAATTAGGTAAGGTAGATACAAACTTTTATAACACCGTATTAGATAACCAACCAGTAAAGAATGGTGAGGGAGTTGCAACTGTAGCAGGTAAATTATTAAATCTTTATAAAAAAAATATTGTTGATAAAAAATTGCAGAATGAATTAAATCGTAATTTTGAAGAAGAAATACAACAAGAAGATACAAGAAAACGTAAAGATTTAATTGTATCAATAGAAAATAGAACTAAAGAATTAAAAAAAATATTCTTTGAGGAAAAACTTGATAAAAAAACATTAGATAAAATAAAGAAATTAGAAATAGATAAAAGTGGAGGCAGTTTAATAAAAAAAACTATTTCAACAGCTAAAGATTTGGCCACCGGTATTTCGCCTAAAATTATTTCACCTAAAACTGGCACTTCTATTATTTCTGGAGCTGCTACTGGAGCTGCTATCACCGGTGGTGCTGTTATTGCTGGTTACGGAATTTCTTCATTATTAAAGAAAGGTGAGGCTGCAACATACGACACACAATTTGGTGGAAAACGCAAAACTGGTTTAGAAGAAATGACAATAGATGAAGTTTTGCAATACCAAAAAACTAAATCTGACTGGAATCAAAAAAGTAGTGCAATTGGTAAATATCAAATAATGCCTAAAACATTAGAAGGTGCAAAAAAAAGTTTAGGATTAACGGGAAAAGAAAAATTTGATAAAAATACACAAGATAAAATTTATATGGATTATCTTATTGGTGGTAGCAAAAGGCCAAATCTTAATTCTTATTTAACGGGAAAATCTAATAATATTGAAGAAGCACAAATGGATTTAGCTAAAGAATTCGCTTCAATACCAGTACCACATGATGTGAATAGACCAAAAGGTGCAGGAGGTCCTACTGATCCAGGAGGCCAAGTTAAAATGGGACAGTCTTATTATGAGGGTCTTGCTGGTAATCATGCAATGAAAGTTTCTAAAGAAGAAGTTCAAAAACGTATTAACGAACAACGTGATTTAAAGATGGGTAAAGTTTCTCCTGAACAAGTACAACAAATTGCCACGGCAAAAGAACCATCAGCTGTTAAAGTTTCAAATGAGCCATCAAAAGTACAGTCAAATCAAAAATTAGCTATTGCTGGTGATAGTATTGCTTATGGTGTAGGTAAAACCAAATTGGGTGAAGAAGCAAAAACGCAAGCAACTGTAGGTCTGTCCACAAAAGAAATTATTTCAGCAGTTAAAACTAAAACAACATCAGACCTTAGTAAAAAAGGTATGGCGGGCACTAGTAAAAATCAAGGTGATGTAACTAATTCGGATATTGCCGTTATTAGTGCCGGATCAAACGATTGGGGTAATTTAACTAATTTAAAAAATGATTTAGCTGAATTAAGAAAAGTCACCAACGCAAAGAAATATATTTGGGTATTGCCTGCTAACACAATGCCTGATGGAAAAAATATTGCTGGTGCAAGAAAAATTGTAGAATCTTTTGCTAATGAGAATAAAGATTCTACAGTTAGTTTTGAACCTGGTAAAGACCAAATACATCCAAAAAGTCCTGAAAAATTACAACAAGATATTAGAAGTAAAATAAAAGAGTTGCAAGGTGAAACCACAAATAAAGAAAACAAAGTTATTGAAACAAAAAATATGAACACATCTACAGACTTTGTTATGTTTAGAGGAAAAGACCCTCAGACAGGCACAAGCAAAGGTGTTGATTCTTCCGCAAGTTCATTGACAGAGGCAGGTTTTAAAGCACAAGCATTTAATTCTTTTTCGGCACCATCATCATTAGCAAAAGATGGTTCACCGTTATATGGTTTTAGTTTAGGTGGTATGTCAGTTTTAGATTATGCAAATAAAAACAAAAATGTTAAATTTTCAACGGCATATCTTGTAGACCCATATGGTGATTCATTAAAGATGTTATTAGATAATCCTCCAAAAAATGTTGATAAATTTATCGTTTGGTATAATCCAAATCATGAATATTTAAAAAAATATGGTGTATTATCAAGAATGAAATCTCAAGATAATATTCAATTTATACCTATATCTGGTGTATCTCATGCTGAAATGCCACAAAAAGTATTGCCTACTATTCTTTCAGATTTACAAAAAAATAAATCAAGTCAAGTTGCTTCTACTAATAATATGGGTGGCGAGCTAAATAGTAGAACAAAAGAAAATCAAAACTTAAAAGAAGGTATGAAACCTGTTTCTTATATTGATAATTCTTCAAAAACAAAAGAAATTGGAAAAAAATCATCACCTAAAATACTAGCTGCGGCAGATAAACTAGATTACCCTATACACATAAAAGTTCAATCATAAAAAATGAAAATAATAACAAAAAAATTAGGAAATCAAGAATTTATATGGGACGCTACCGCTTATAAAAATAAGGGTTATTGGTATATTCTAGGTAAAAAAGGTGCATACGGAAGACCAGCAAGTAGAAAAGAATTTTCCCAATTAGGAAAACCAAACGAAAAAGAAACCATACCAGTTTCACCGGAAGTTTATGAAGAACCTGAAATTTATGATGAACCTGAAGAATCTACAAATGTCGGTATGTCGTACCAACGTGCTGCAAATATAAGAGATAAAGGATTAAGAAATCTTATCGCAGGTAAAATTATTGCGGGTGGAGATATTGGTGAATCTATTAAAGACGGCATCTCAGAAGGTGTTAAAGCAAAATTAACAGGGCTTAAAGAGAGATTAGACCCCTTAAATATTGCTCGCAAGTTAACCGGCAATTTAGGTGCAGCTCTTTTTGGTAAAATAACAGGCAGAAGTCAAGAAGATATGCAATATTTTACCGGTTATGGTAAAAAGAATGGTGCTACTGCTACGCAAGTACCAGAAAAAAATACATTGAGTAAAATTGAAGAAGCCACAACTACCAAAGTATCTGGTGGCCAATCAAATGCGAATTTACGAGTAAAAGATAGTGTATCTGATGTTCTTGCTAAATTATATAACTTACTTAAAAAAAGTTTTGATGATGAAAAATTAAATTCAGAATTAAATAGAAATTTTAAAGCCGAAATTGAAAAAGAAAAAAATAAATTAAATGATAAGTTATTTACTGCAATTGAAAAACAATCCGACCTAATCAAATACTGTTTACCAATTTCAACATTTAATCAATTTACAAAAGATTTACATAAAAAATTAAAAGATATCAAAACTAATGTTGAAGATAAAGATAATGATGGTTTACTAAAACAATTAGAAACAATATTAGGAGCAGGATTATTTTCAAGAATGTTTGGAGCAGTTCTTCCTTCTTTTATACCATTGATGAGCTCATTGCTCTTAGCAGGTGGAGTAGGAGTAGCAATTTATGCTGCCACAAGAGGACTAGAATATTTAAACAAAATAACACCAGATTATAAACAAATTTCTCCTAAGGAAGCAGAAGCTGCTTTAAGTGGTAGCCAACACGATATTGATTCTTATGCTGAAAGAGATAAGACAGGTAAAATAACTAAATCAGGTAAAGATGTTTTAAAAGATGTTATAAAAAATAAGCCAAAAGAAGCGCAAGCACTTGAAGAAAAAAGAAAACAAATTGATGCAATGCCTGCAGGTACCGAAGAAGAAAAAAAGGCAAAAGATAAAGAAATCGAATCCCACAAAGATTCTGTTAGAAAGTTTGGTGGTGAGAAATTACTAAAAGAAGTCCTTAACGATAAAACAATACGCAAAGCACCAGAACCAGAAAATATTGATAAAGGTCCTGAAAAAGTTCCACCACGTCCCGTTACAGGAGGCTCAGCGTTAGAATCCAAGCAAAAAAAATGGGACATAGATTATGGTGATAGACATGACCCTAAAACTGGAATTAGAAAAGATTTATTACCAAAGACAAAAGAAAACACCGAAGAAAATTCTAATGCAATTTCCACATCAAGTGTTATTAAAGAGATTAAAGATAGTTCTACAGAAATAAAATCTAGTAGTAATGTTAATACCAATAATGTTAATAATAATAGTGCTACATCATTAGCAAGTAATATTAATAATAGTAATGTTAATAATAATAGTGCTACATCATTAGCAAGTAATATTAATAATAGTAATGTTAATAATAATAGTGCTACATCATTAGCAAGTAATATTAATAATAGTAATGTTAATAACAATACCAATAGTGCTACATCATTAGCAAGTAATATTAATAATAGTAATGTTAATAACAATACCAATAGTGCTACATCATTAGCAAGTAATATTAATAATAGTAATGTTAAAGATAAAGGTAGTAAAAGTAGTGCTAGTGGTGTTCAATCTGCTCAGAATATTATTAGTCAAGAAATACAAACAGCATCATTGCAACCAAGTAATAATTCTTTGTCTACAAAAATGCAAAATGTAAATAGTCAATATATTGATAATAGGTTAACGCAAGAAGGATTAACTTCTACAATTATAGCGGACAATTCAAAGCAAACAACTATTATCAATCAAAACTCAGATGGTTTAATGGTAGAAGAATTGGTTGCTGTGAGAGAATATGAACCAACATTTGAAAAAGTTAATAGACAATATTTAAGAATGGTATAAAAAACCCGCCAAAGTGTGCATCGTTGAGAGGCATGGCGGGTGTGTCAAAACTATTTAGTCGGATTCTGCTAACCGTGCAAAATATGCTAAGTCATCATCTTCAACATCAGTATCAAAAGGAACTTCTTCTTTAACAACCTTAGGTGCTTTCTTTACTTCTTCTTTGATTTGCTCTACAGTAGTCTTAGGTGTAGGTACTTCACCATTTAAACCTAATACTTTGTCAAGACGAGCTTTCAATACATCATAAGACTTAAACTCTTTATCACCAACCATCTCGGTTAAAGAATACTCTTTCTTATAGATTGCTTCTAACTTATCGTCAGCAGCCAAAGGAGATGGAGAATCAAATTCTGACTTATCATAATTCTGATAACCTTCTACTTTACGAATCTTTAACTTGAAGTTAGCGCCTTTCCATAAATCAAATGGATTGATTGCTGTTTCATCTTCAAATGCTGGATTCATTGCTTCTGTAATCTTATCAAAGATTTTCTTGCCGAACTTATACAGAAATACTTTGCCTTCATTTTCAGGATTCTTAGGGTCAGCAACCACATAAATGTTAGCGATGTAATTTAACTTACGTTTTTGTTTACGGACGATTTCTTTGTTTGCTTCAATACCTGAATTCCATAATGTAGAATTATGCTCACAAACAGGACAAGTTTGATTCTTTGTAGTTAAACAATTATCAATTAACCAACCGCCAGTTCCTTGAAATCCATGTGAGAATACTTTTACCCATGGAAGACCATCATCACCATCAACTGATGGTGCTGGTAGAAAACGAATGACTGCTTGGCCATTGCCTGATTTGTCGGTCTCGCATTTCCAAAAATTATCGGATTTGTCTGAACCTTCTGATGTTGTGTTGAGTGCCTCAATTGCTTTTGTTAGCTTATCAAGGTTGCCGGATTGGCGTTTTAGATTTTCAAAACTCATGTAATGCTCCTTATTAACGGTGTATAAACGGAATGTGTCAAGTTACTTCTCATAATCAACTGCTAGTATATCATATATTTAGGCGTTTGTCAAACATACATACGCAAAATAGTGAGTGTTGTCGCCCAATCTAGGTGAAGTATACCAATACCACCTGCTTTTTTCCAATCAGTAATATTTGAGCTGGTGTCATCAATAAGTATACGTTGTGGTGTGGCATAATTTTGTTTCAAATGTTTACCTGGAACAAAAATAGGATTAAATGTAATGCCATGACTTTGCAACCAAATACTTTTTTGTTTCATAATCTCATCATGCCTTCTTTCGTTGGCAGTAGAGGTAAGCATTTGTGTTGGTACATTTGATTTACGGAGAAATTCAATACCTTCCATTGCACCTGGCATTAAATCTAATGTAGCAAAATTATTATCTTGTATGAACATATCAAAGAGTTTATTAAAACGTTTATCTTTTTCTGCTTTGTTTGGACTCATACCAAACAATTCTTCATATCGTTTTACAAAGTCTGCAATCACGCCATCCATATCTAAGTAGATACATTCTATTTTAGGTTTATGCATATGACTTTATCTTTTCTTTTAGTGTTTGTTTAAATTTTTGTTTATCGTATTGTATCAGCGGTTTATATTTATGAATTAACCTATAATGAGATGGCCAAATTAAATCATCAACAATTTCTTTTTTCCATTTTGGTGTAAAGTTCAGTATATCATCTAATATACAAACAGTTTCTAATGTAATCTTGCCTCTTAACATCAAACCTAATAAATCTGGATGTTGACCAAAGAAAACTTTAAATGGCGCTTCACGGTCATCTTCATACGCACTCAATAAAAATTCAGTATCGTTTGCAAAGTTGTATGATAATGACTGCATACGCTTTTTCCATTTAGCATAATTCTCAGGACCATCTTGTAACAAGGCCATAACATATTCGCCTTTGCCTTCTATAAAATTAGAAATATAAAAGTCTTTTAATTCTTCTACATTATATTTACGAGATAGTTTACTAAAATGCCATCTAAATTTATTCTGCATGAAAGATTGCTTTGATACATTTGTTTTACCATGATACTTAATATAATCATAACTATCGCTGGTGAAATGTAACTTTAAACTGTTCCAAAGTTTATATGCTTCAAATCCTGTGTTATCTGTCATATAGGTAAACGAGATACTTTCTTTAATAAATTAAGTTCTTCTGCTTCCATTTTAATCTTGGCTTTAAGTGGTGCACTAATTAAAGTAGCAGCCACTTCTATTTCAAGTCCTGTGACTTTGCAATGATGACAGATAGCATCCATCAATGCTAAATTTTCATCCAATGCTAGTTTTTCAATAAAATTACTGAAGTCTATCTGTTCTTCTTTGCTCGCCACGGTAATTCTCCAATGTGATAATTAAATAATCCAATTCATCTTTTTCCATCGTAATACATTGAGACCACTCAGGTGGTTTCCCACCTGTTTCGTGTGTCCTTACCAACATAATACTACTGTTAGCATATTCTTTTATTTTAAATGTTGGCATAAAATATATGTCTTCCTATTTGAATGACTTTGCGTAATCTCCAACCTGGATTTACATCAATGCTATGAAAATACATTGCATTAGTTCTTCTAACTATATCATCAGGTTGACCTTTTGTCAACACTTCTAGAGCAATATCTTGTGATTCCTTCCAAGCATTATTATTTGGTTGCACCAACTCTTTAAATGCTGCCCATGAGAATTGGTAAATAAAAAATCCATTAACAATTGACTTTTGATAGACAACTTCACATATTGTTTTTGGAAATCTTGGGTCATTGAGGCGATTCATCACTACATTTGCTACAGCGATTTTGCCTGCTCTTGGTTCACCTGAGGCTTCATAATATATTGCTCTTGATAGACAACTTAAATCTTTTGAATTTACTTCATTTTTTACTATCTGTTCAATCGTATCTTCTTGTGTAACTTGTGCTGAAGGTAATGTTGAAAATGTTAAACTACTGATTAATAAAATTGCTGCTGTTGTTTTAAGTTTATTTGCGATAAACATTCAAACTCCTTTCTTTTTTGGTGCTTCTTCGGCCGAGTGTCCTCAACCCTAACGGCTTCCGCATTGCCGATTCTTACGAATTACTTAATCGCTTCGGTTTTCTTGCCTTTTAATGACTTCTTAATAGCTTTGAACCAAAGTTTCTTTTCTTTCTCTTTGTTATGCTCGATACAAGCCTTATACATCTTTTTGATTAATTTCTTAACTTTCATAATAATCTCCAGTAAAATTCTATTATAGAGGTTTATTTATCGCTTGTCAAGCGATTATTTTGGTAACAATGTTTGAATGTCTACCGGTTCTTTTTCTATCACTTGTGCATGGTCAATATTGTCACAATAATAATATTTAACAGTATTATCAATATAAACAATCTTCCAATAACCTGTTGGTACTGGTATACCTTTCATCTTCTTATCGTCACCATAGATAGCAATCGTTACCACATCCATATCATGCATTGATTTATCAAAGGTTTTTCTAACATTTTCTTCTAATATTCTCCATGATTCACGGTTAACAGTAGGAAGTTGCGGTGTCATGTTCGTCATAAGAAATGTGTCATACATTTCATCATCATTAGATGCGTCTCCAGCGGGCGCCATATGACCTTTATCGTAACCACTTTTTAGATATTGTTGTGGTTGTGGTAACGTACCAACTCTAGTATCAGAACGGAAAGAATCCACTCTCTTTGCTGTACCTACGCCTTTGTTTGCTAAATGTTCTGATACCAAAATAACCCTTTTGTTTTTGTTATCAAATAATGAAACATAAAAAGAATTACAGAGCTCTACGGTATTAGGTACAACGATTGGTTTAGAATCTGGATAGAGGTGTTCACAAGAACTACCAAAACAATAAGAAGATAGGAAAACTGCGAGTAATAAAAATTTTTTCATGTGGCCTCCGCAAGGAAACCTTTATTTAGGATTTATTACAGGAGTATTTACCTTTTGTTATTCAGACCTGGTGTGAATACCAATTGAAATGTGCTTGATTTTTTGAGTGTAAATGAACCTGTTGCAATACCAAGTTTATCTGCTGGCATATCAGTTAATTCTTCTCCGTTCCATAATTTCCAACCAGCATTGACTCTTAAACATTTTGTAGCATTATAATCACTTACAAAATACCATTGAAAAGCAATGAGTTTTGTACCTCTATAAAGTTTCCAATTACATGAACCTGGATGATATGGACCATCACCTGTTGCTCTATCGCCTGAGATTACTAGTGTATCACCAACTTGACAACTTGCGCCTAATAACATATCAAAACCATACGCAGGGTTTCTCCATAACCATCCGGTACGATTAGCCCAACGTTGGAATCCATTCGCATTTGCAGGAAAGAAACGATGTTCTTCTTTGTAGCCGTCATCACCATCACAGGTATTATCGTATGTTTGAAATAAACTTAACCATTTTGGTAAGTTACCATCTTTATCACAAAATAAAGCAACAAATGGTGCTAATGGATAACTAAAAATATCAATAACAAACTGAATGATTGCTAAGATAATATACTTCGTGAGTAATAAAAACATTTTAATTTTCCTTGTAGAATTGAATTGCTCGAACAAGACCTTCAATATGTTCTTCCACTTTTTCAACGAATACCAATGGATATTTAGTGTCCTCAACTGCCATAATAATAACGATTTGGTTGATTGGTTTGCCTACTAATTCTTCATAAGCAAGAGCATAGAATGTTGATTGCCAGAAATAAGAAAGAATATTCTCTCTGTATTTAATCTTTGAGGATGTTTTATAATCCATCACAGATAATTCACCATCAAATTCAGCAATTAAATCGGAACGACCTGCTGAACCTATTTTCTTAGAATAGAAAGATTGTTCAACATAATGAATATTGTTTACTCTTTCTTGTAGAACAGGTTTAATTGATTTAAACATCTCCAAAGCATCAGGCATTGATTCTCTAAGTGGTTTGTTCTGTATGAAATCTTCACAAAGATTATGCACTCTGGTACCACGACCAGAGGCTTTAGCGGATACACGATTGGCTTCTTCATTACCTACTCTTTTACGCCATGCGGCAATACCTGCTTTGCTTTGTGCTGAGAGTATGGTAGTAATTGAAGGTAGACGAGTACCATCAGGCAAGGTATAGAAACGCTTGCCATCAGGAAAAGTTTCAGATGAAAGGTCTTGTAATTCTTTAGGTGGGCAATAGTTGAACATAATATAATACTTGGTAGTGTTTAAATTCTACCAAGTAATTTTTCCATTAAGCCGCTGGTGCTGACTTTTTTTCAGCTGTATCCTGCGGTTGTTGTGGTAACTGAGGAATAGCTTGCTCTTTGATTTTGTCAATCAAACCACGACTTACTTTGTGTGGTAATTCATCTAAGCCGGTTAGAATTAAATTTACTTCTTCAACAAATAAAGTTAAATCAATCTTAACTGCCTGTTGTGTTACAGATGATGTGTTATCACTCATTTATATCTCCATTAAAAGAACATTTAAAAATACTACTAAAAAATCATTGTATCATATTTATATGATGTTGTCAATACTTTACCAAACCATTATTGGTATAATTAGTTTCATATTATTCATCCGCAGGAATTGGAATTCCACCTTCTGCAAGCCACGCTAGGTATGCTTGGTAGTCTGTGTTGTCAGGGTCAAAAGGAATAGATAAATAACGACCATCTTCTGTAATGCCAACAATAGAATTATGTGTAGTTGGATTTGGCAATCCAATTGTTGAAACAAGTTTTTCTAGTTGATAATTTTTCATTTATAACTCCGCTGATGCTTCATAACCATATCCAATATAACAATCAGAACCGCCTGATACTTGAGTTGCAAGAACTGAAATACCAGAAGTTGTTTTATCTAAATTGGTATATACAGTTGTTCCACCACGAACTTCTACTTGATTTGTATAGGATGTGGTACGTGTTGAAACTGTAACAGTAGGAGTAGCTCTTTTTTCTATTTTAAAAGATGTAGAAATTGATGCTTGCGTTCCTGTTGCTCCTGAAAATCCAACTAATGTATTTACCATATATCCAAAAATAGCTGTAGCAGAAATAATTGTTCCATTAGAGTTTCTATATGCCATGCTTGGGTACATTTCATAATACCTCTGACACAACGCTAACTCAGTACCATACGGTCTATACTCAAAACTTGTAGCGTTTGAGCCTACTTCTAATTGAACACCTGTTATGTAGAATGTTGCACTTGATGTGCCGACTACGGATGTTGCTCCTGTAGCTGAAACATATGCACCAGCAGCCCATGCTCCTGCTGTATTGCTTAATGTTGAACCAGCACCTAATGAAAAATAAACTGCTATTCCCCATCCATTAGTAGTCCCCCATGTTCCAGTAGTGTCACCTGCAACCGTTATTGAAATTTGTGTCCATGTATTTGCTGTTGGTATTGAATAACTAAATGGGTAACTTCTAGTAAAAGATGCGTTAATAAATGCACCACCAAAAGTACCAGTTAATGAACTGCGAACCCAAAAAGATAGAGTTACTGTTTTAGCATTTGCCGTACCCCATCCTAAATCAGCAATATTGTAACCTTCTATTCTTTGAGAAACAGTAAAACTATCTCCAGCACCTACTGTAAATGCTGAAGCCACAGTTAAACCTTGATAATATGTAAATCCCGTAGGAGGAGTCACAGAACCAGCATTTTGTTGTGCAGTAAATTTAGACGCTTGAGAACTATTAAATGCAAATCTATCTACCAAATAATCACCATTGGCAGGTGTAACACTAGCACCAGCATTTCTTTGGTCTATAACCATAGCACCGTTAATAATACGATTCCTAAACACAGAACTTGCAGGTGCAAATGAATTACCTAAAGTATCCGTTATCTTATTACTAACTAAGGTGTTTGCTGTTGTTGTACCACTTAATGTAAGGTTAGCAGATAACTGATTAGTACCAATGGCATTATTAGCAACTTGTAAACCAGTGATGGTATTTGCTAATATATCATTATTTGTAATTTGTTGTAACGCCATTATTCTTCTCTCTGAATGTTATTATGTATTTATATCAGTTATAAAATGAGTTTCTGTGTGGGTCAAATGGTGATGCTAATATCACTTCTTCGTAATTTCTTGTTTCTTTTGCTTTATCTTGTAATTCTTGTAATACTTTTTCCTTATTGTTATGTTCATAATAGAGTCTTTGTTTTTTTGACATTTCTCTTTTAATTGACATAATGCTCCTTTAAGGTTGTTTAATTTGTTACCACTCTCTTGGCATTTTTGTTTTATGTGACTTGTGTAATGTATTGCCAGGTATTGTATCTTTCATGCGTTGAATGACACCTTGTTCAAATGCTTTATCCGCAGTTGCAGTTCCTGGTACAGACATACGACCAGCATCAGAAAACTTTGGTAAATTCTCAGCAAAAATTTGTAATTCTAAATTTGGGTTATCCCGTTTGAATAAATCCAGAACGGTATATGACATTTTCTTTTCAAATATTTCACCTGAATCTTTGTCTTTAAATGTATAAGTTGGCACTAATATGCTCCAATTTCTTCTGAAAATTCCATGAGTGAATCTAAGGCTTTTTCACGCCACCACATTGGTGATTCTCTGTTATTTATCTTACCTTCCCATCTTGCCAAATGTTGCTTGTTCATCCAGTAGTAATTACGATAAGAAGCAATAGAATCACCTGGTATTTTACATTCATCAGGCATAGCAGTTGCAAAAGGCGTTCTATTGGATATTTTTATATTATTAGGTAAATTTTTTAAATAAGGTAATAATTTTTCACAAGCATGATTTTTACCATAACGATATGTGTATTCTTTTAACATTTCTAATAATAAATTATAATGCCATTTATAGTTTTCTGATGTTTTGTATGTCCATACACTACATGGATGGTTCAAATGTGATACCCCGTATAATACACTTTCTCGTTCATCATTGAGTATATATTTTTTTACATTACGATTTGTTTTTGATTTGACGATTGTTTCAGTACCATCAAGGTAACGATGAGCTGTAGATAACATCATTGCACTTTCAAGAGGCATTTTTACACAATGTTTATCTACTTGCCACCTAGCAATTTCTTTAACGTTTTCAGATAAGGCAAAGATGTTCATATAATAAATTCCAATTTTCTTTATTTAAAATGTGTTCTTCTTCTGTAAGAACTTCAAATCTATATTTTTTCTTAGCTTCAAGAAATTTCGTTAGATTATCTCCATAATTATACATTGAAATTGGCTTTATTTCAACCACCAAGTCAAAGTTTACCAAATAAAAATCTGGAAAATATGTTCTAATTTTGATTCTCACTTATTAAAATTTTGTTATAAATAGGTGTAGGTCACGGTACTGGACATACCCACCTACTCTATGTTCATATTTTAACAGGAAACACAGCTCATGTCAAGCAATATTTATCAACCATCATTGGTATATTATGTTTATGCTTATCTCCGAGAAGATGGCACACCTTATTACATTGGTAAAGGTAAAGGTGATAGAGCATGGTCTAAACACCACACCTATCATATACCAGCTTATAAAAATAGAATAATCATAATAGAAAAAAATCTTACCGAAATTGGTGCTTTATCATTAGAAAGAAGATTAATTAGATGGTATGGCCGTAAAGATAATAACACCGGAATCTTACGAAATTTAACTGATGGTGGAGATACAACTATTGGTTATAAACATACCGAAAAATGGAAAAAAGAAAATGGCAAAAGAACTTCACATTTTAACAAAATAAGATGGAAAAATGATGAATTTAAGAAAAAAATGTCCGGTCATTTCAGTAAACAAAATAGTAAGAATTGGTTAATATTTACTCCACAAAACGAAACAATACAAATAAAAAATTTAAGAATATTTTGCGATAACAATAATTTAGATTACGGATGTATGAAAAAGGTTTCACAAGGTAAAACTAAAAAACACCGAGGACATTCTTGTAAAAGAATAGATTAATACTTCCAATCCATGCAATAACCGTGTTTTTTGAGTTTTTTTAGTGCTGTTTCGCAACGCTGGCCAATATCCGTCCGGTACTGTGGATCATTACCAACTTTTACTTTTTTGACATTGGCATATGCTTTGTCTTTAGCTTCACTAATAGTATCACCAGTACCGGTGAGAACAATGATATAAGAACCAGCAGTACCTAATTCGGGAATGTTTTCACATAGTTCTCCATCAATCATCTTCATGGTGCTTGAGAGTTTCATCTCACACGGGTGTAAATTCTTATAGTCAATGTCATCTGTCAATACAGGAAAATCTAAGTAATCTTCTTCGTCACGCTTGTTGAATGGAAAATCAGCATTTGCAATGACCACACCTACTGTTGTTTTGTATTCCACTTCTAATGTATTCTTACCTTTGACACAATCTAACATCCACTCAGCAGGATCCTCATTTATCATACAAGGTTGCATGATATTCCACATAGGATAACCAGGTCTCGCAGTCCATTCCATTGGCCATGGCGTTCCGTCTTTCTCATCTACGATAACATTCATGTCTAACATACCAACGTAACCAATCTCTTTTAGAGTCTTTTCCATTGGTTTCATCAGTATGTCTGCTAACTTGGATTGTTTAGTGTAACGAATAACTGTTCCCATTTCACCTGTGTTTACGCCTAAGTCACCATTCATTTGTTTCTTAAACTCAAAACCTTCTGCCCAAAAGTCCATCCAACCGGCAGGACCAAAGATACCAGTTACAGCAATTTCTGTACCAGCTCTAAATTCTTGTAATATGAAATACGGGGCGCCATTTTTACCTGAATTCTTACGCTTGGTTAAGAATCCGATAAGGTCGGCTTCGTCTTTTGCTACATATGAAAGTGTTTTATCTTCTTCTTCACCACATGGTTTGCAGACATAACGCTTTGGATTATCTTTAACAAATTTAATAGCTGCATCGTAATTTTTAAATTCGGTAGAAGGTATAATTGGTCCTTTAAATGCTTTAATCACATTTTGACCATACATTCTATCCAATTCTAATTTGGCTGAACGCTTGCCAGGTCCGAATACAGGATAACCTTTTTTAATATAAGAATCAATCTCATCCATATGCTCAAGGTTGTCTGCTGAGTAAATTAAATCAGCAACATCCATATATTTTTTCCAATTGGTGACTTTATCTACTAAACCTTGACCAATATGGGAAGAACGAGAACCTTTGGTATACCATTTTACAGTATGACCAAAGGCTAGACATCGGAGGCACCAGTCGAGATTAAGACCTGAAGGGTCTATTACCAGTATGAACATTTGAATTCCTAAGAGTTTATTGAACTATACTCTTATTTATTCATCGTCAGTTTGTGGAGATTCCACAACTTCTTCTTTTATAGGTTCAGTTGGAAATGGCCATGCCGCATTTGCATCTAATTTCTTAGCTTTTTCTTTTGCACTACCAAACCATTGGTCTAAATCATCTAAATCATCATTAGATAAATCTTCAAAGAAATCTTCGTCTTGAATGATGTCTAGACGACCATCAAATACAAATCCTGAACCTTTAAGAAACAATTCAAATTCTTCTAACAGACGGTCTAAAGAAACAGCATTAAATTCAAAGGTGAGTTTACTGTCCCCTTCTTCTAACCAATTATCATCTTCGGGTTGTTTAATGAATGTATACTTACTCATAGTTTTGGAATCTCTACATTTGTTGATTTAAGTGATTTAACTTTCTTTGCAATATCTTCAGATGATACTGTTTGCATAGCAAATTGCTGAAATTGTGAATAAGAATCTTTTACTTTATAAGATGTCTTGCCACCTGTTGCAGCTGAATCAGAGAAGAATAATGCAGCACCACCTTCCATTAACGGAGCAATCTCTAATACTAAATCCATATTAACTAATACTTTGCAGTTTTTTTCAACTGACGTAACTTCAACCAATAACATTCTATTCCCCTTTTTCAGATTTAACTTCTTTATACTTCGCTAATTTTGCTCTTGATTCGCTTGCTTCTGCATCAATCAACATTTTTCTCCAATGATTGTGCTTTGCGCCATCCAATAAAGCAAGAGCTCGTTTGCTTGATTTGGACAATTTAAAATCTTTGTTTGTTTTCAATTCAATAACTCCATAGTGTAGACAGTATATAGTATAACACATAAAACGATAAAACACAAGCAGTACCAACCAAACTTTACCATTTCTTCACGGTAATATTCCATTTCGAATCTTATCATATCGTTTTGTGCCACAATTTGAGGAGGACATTCATGCTCACCACCTAACGCAACAATAGTTTTATGTGATTCTTTTAATCTGCGTTTGGCAGAAACATAATTGATAATACTATTCATCTTCCTCTTCCCAATCGGTATCTACCGAAACATTGTCGCAATCCCACATTACATACTCGCAATCCATTTCATAAGGCAAATATGTTGAGGCTCTATCTACTTCAGGCATATCCATTACATTATTTTATAGTCAATTCTGTGGCACTCAGGACATTCCACAGTCTTTTTTGGTGGTATACTAGTCAACAATACATATGGTTGTGGATAAAACATTTCCACTTTACAATCATTACACAGAACGTCTGCTCCATGTTCCGCTTGTAATTCTTTATATGTTTGTTTATTGTGTTCATCAATAGTTTTCATAATTAATCCCATAAATTTTGATAATACTTCCCAAACAATCTAAACCCATTTGCCTTACGCTTTTGGTGTGCTTCCAAACCTGCGTAGTCAACTTTAATTTTACTTATATTTTCTTTCCAATCCTCAATGCCACTACTTTCTGAATGGTCAAAGAATTCATCTTCATCATCATCTTTGAGCTCTTGAGCAAATGCCCAAATCATTTCATCAAGAATATAATCCCAGCGTTTGAAATGATTACCATCTGTATCGTAGTCATTCTCTTTTGGTCCTGCCATCCAACTTCTTAATTCTTTTGGCACATCATCATCATCTGTAAATGGGGCGCCATGCTTTGTTTCTTTTAATTGCACAAGCATCGGATGAATGATATATGATAAAGTTGAATCCATGCTCCATGTATCGTATCTATCAATCTTCACATAACGAATAGTTGGATGAATTACTTTACGGACTTTCTGTAATGCTTCACATAAAGGTGCTAAACGATTTACCCATGGTTCAACCCATTCAGGTCGTTCAATAAAATCTTTATCTTCAACAATACCTTTATCACGATGGCACTTAGACCAATCTGTCCAAAAGAAGGCATAGTCCATAACTGTGTATGGACTCAACCAATGATTTGGATACCCATTAAAAAATATTTTCATTTTGTTTTCCTAAACTCAGCATTTTCACTGGCCAATATTTTTGACCACTTTTGACAACTTTTTAATCTAACTTCAAGTATTTTAATTTCTTCATCTTTTCTAGATAATTCGTTTTGATAATACAATCTCTCTTTAGTTTTATTGGCACGGTTATAGCCAATCGCATAACCAAATACTAATCCTATCACAATCCATATCATGCCGTCAACCATTTTTGTTTTTCCTTTAACATAATAGATTCAGCACCATCATATTCTTTAATATAGAATTCAGTACCAACAGGTAACCAAAAAACAATTAAATCTTCAATAGCACTACAACTAATACCATAAGGCATATCATCTTCGTCAATGATACCCAATAACTCAGCAATTAAACCTTCTGTAATTTCTTTATGTTGATTATTCTCAACCATTTCAACCAACTTTGGATGATATAGTAATTCTTCCATTTTATGCCAAGAATACCAACCTGCACCAAAACCTGATGATACCAATACTGCTACTTTACCATCTTTAATTACTTTTTCCATTATAAATCTTTCGCATTATCAATTAACATCTGCATCTTTTGTTGTCTATCAAGTATATTGAAAAACAATCTCAACGTATTCAAAGCATCATCATCAGCACGATGCGGTGTTCCTTCAAACTTCATTTTATACGTTCCCATTGCAGACCTCAAGCCTCCTGCAGGTCTTTTACCATTTGCCAGTAGTCTCAACACATACCATGTCTTAACATCAATCCAGCGATGACCAAAATATGGAAAAGGAATGTTTTTATCTACCATTTCTTTCTTCAATTCTACCGAGTCTCCGCCACCCCATGTAACAGGATTAACAAAAGGTTTATATTCTTTTATCAATGCTCCAAATTCTTCTGCAAATACTTCATGTGTTACTGATTTATATAATACATCATTATCAGTAATACCAGTCAATTCGGTGATGAATGGATAGATTGGTTCATTAGGATTAAAGTACCATTTCTTAGTAATGATTTTATTATCTACATAGTGATTCCAAGTTCCTATCGCAACACCAACCTGTATGATTGGTGGATTAGGCGTAGAATTATCTTGAGCATTGTTTAACTCCAAGTCTAGTGCTAGATAATATTCAGTTACGTTCATTTTTCAATTCCAAAAGTTTTTCTAATTACAAGAGCAGAATCCATTGATAACCAATAAGCATGGTAATTAGCCTCTTTACTAAGTTCATAATTTTCAATAGTTTCTGCACGAAATTCAATTATGTCAACACATTCTTGCACAATCAGTTTAGCAAACTCCAATACTTCTGTTCTCTGAGATGAACTTGCTCTTTCAATACCAGCTTTTAAAGCTAATTCAATAATCTTTTCGTTCATCATTTTCAATTCTTTTAATTTTAATCATTTGGCCATTCATAAACAATGCTTTGTATTCATGCCAAATATTATATCCATCAACACGATAAAAATAAATTGTACCATCAAAATCATCACAACGAACCCAATGATGATTAGAAGTTTTCATATGACCACCAAGCCAGAATTTATAAAACGGGTCAGGTTCATTAACCCATTCAGAATCATATTCTTCTAACCAAAGATATGGTAAACCAGAATCTTGGTCAACTTCAATCTTATAGTTTTCACAAAATTGTCTAGGCGTATCTTTGGTTTGATATTCATCACCTTGATATTTTATGGTATCAAACATTCCCATTTTTTTGTCCTTTCGTTTCAAAACCGCAATTATAACCTGCTTGATGTTCCCATGTCAATAATCCTGCTCGTGGTGAAGATGGATTAACACATACACCCCAATCGCTATCTATTGCTTGCCAATGAATACAACCACTAGAACAATCAGGATAAGATTCATCTGGTTTTTCCCAACGCTCTATTTCACCACCATAATCTTTGTAATCACTTGGTAATCTTTTTAGAACCAGCCACAAAGAATCATTCATTCTTTAATCCTAAAATGTTCTTTAATTGCGTTACCGACACCAAGTGTAACACCTTCAACCTCTGAATTATGTTCATCGGCAATTTCAGCACATTCCGCCACAATCAATTGGGCGAACTTTTGTATATCATGATTCCATAACATGAGTGTAGACCCAGGCATCAAATCATTTGTGTCTAAAAACATTCCGGCTTGTAGAGCCAGAGTTTTAATTCGTTCTGTCATTCCGCACTTTAGAGCCTGTTCGTTAATCCATTGTTGTTCACGATGTTCTTCTTCTTTAATTTGTTGTTCGTTCATTTCTTTTCCTTTTACAAAGATACTTCTTTTAACTTTTTGTTTTCTCTAAAAATGTCATCAAGTTTTAAACCATTACATTTTGCAATCATTGTTGTATCACCTTCTTTAATGATACACATGGGTTCTTGTTTTGGTAATGTACCTAATGCTTGTAGATATAATGGACTAGGACCACGATTTGCACAACCGACTAATGTTACCGCTAATAATAAACTAATTAATTTCATAATTTCTTTTCTTTGTAAATTCTTCAGCCTGTTCTAATGTACCAACTTTATAACCTTTATCAGAATGAATCTCAGCACCCTCTAGTATGTTTACTATCTCAATAGTAGCATTTGCTTGCAATGCTTTCTTCTGCATATTCATTAGTATGCCTGAAGTATAACCACTCATACCTTCAGCACCTTTGATACAAGTATAAATGCTACCTGATTCATTATGCACTTCATAAAACTTTTCGTGTTCTACTATCTTTGTAATACCTGAGCTGAAGCGCCAATGGTCAGTACCTGCGTATCCGCCATACCAACTACCTAACACTTTGCGAATCTTGCCATGCTCAGAATTCATTTCTGCTATGACCCAACGGTCTGGTGTATATTCACTCATTTATCAATCCTTAGTAATAACATCAACAATAACCGTAGCGGAATAATTTGATACAAATGTATTATATTGCATTTTAAGAGTACCGACTGCACTCCATCTAGGATCTCTTTCTAATCCGACTGCACTCCATCTAGAATCTCTTTCTAATTCAAAGTATTCTACATTAGTTTCATAACAAATTTTTTCTATTTCTTTTAATTCTTTTAAACTTAATTTAATCATATCAAATCTCCATATATTTCAATTCAAACTCTTTTGCTCTTTGTTCATATTTCACATAACCACGAGGATTACAAACCACTCTCGTATCACCCATCATGTAATCTGATACATTATGCATATGTCCGTGAGTCCAAATTTTAATCTGTGGTCTATCCATAATAAACTCTGATAAGTCACTATGAAACCCACCATTCATCAATGTATCTTCTTTATACCATTCAGCAATACTCAATGGTGTTGGTGCATGATGTGTTACTGCCACATAACTTTTTGACTTATCCTGCGTCACAATGTTAATGTAGTCTAACATTTTCTTGTGGTCAGCAACTGCATCATCGGTACTCCATGTAGCAATTTCTTCCTTGAATTTATAAGAATCAAGAATCATTGAACCTTTTTCATCAAGCACATATTTACCATCGTCATCTTTCTTATACAATGGAACTTTTCTGCTTAACATGCGATTACTATTTTTGATGCATTGAAAATCATTCATGCCTCTACCAACGTGCCACATTGTCAATGAATCTTCTTTGTTCATATTAGTCCACAATGTACCACCAACGAATGTAACATCATTGTGTATCCATGTTTCTTTTTCTAACAAGTGAACATTAGGCCAAATACTTAATTGGCATTTTAATGTTTCTTCAGTCTTAGCAATATCAAAATCATAATGCTCATGATTACCCATCACATAAACAACATGAGGGAATTGGAATGCTACACGGCTGAAAAATTCCAAAACAGTTTTTCTGGCATAACCACCTTTTTTGAATACTTTAGCCGTGCAAATATCTCCGCTGAGGATTAATACCTCTGCGTTTTGTTCATTCTTTAAGATAAGGTCCCCAAATTCAAGGTGCACATCACTTGCTAATGCTATTTTCATTTTTTATTTGCTCACTATGTTTACATTTATTTCTATATCCATAACCTACACAATTGCAGCTATACTTGCCTGCAATCAATTCAACCGTATATATTTTACCTGAATCCGATTTGACTTGCCATTGTGGATTATTTGATTTCTCAATCACTTCTTCAGCTTGAAATTTCTTTGCTAATGCATCTAATGCTTTATGTTTAACTTTTTCAAATTTACGGCGTGTCGTGCTGACTTTTAAGGGTTTCTTAAATACTACAACTTCTTTACTGCCAGCTATTTCATATGCCAAAATATTTGATTTACCGTCAAACAAATAAGTATGATTCGGTACCAGATATTCACTATCCGACCAATCTGTAATTTCACGATATGCACTTATACCCATAATCATCCTTATATTAAAATATTGCCAGTTTTTTCTTTTTGAAGTTAGTAAAAACTGAGCCAAAAAACATTAACTCGCCTTTGTTTACAGAACTCAAGGTGCCTGAAGGAACGCCCTTGTCCCTTTAACCTTACTACACAACCATTTTAACGGAAATACAGAAAAAAGTCAAGCATAATCCGCAATTTGTTGTAAAAAAACAACGCTTTCCTACGCAATAGGAGCGTCTAGGACGCCATCGGTAGGACTTGTCATAGATGATTCAACCACATCCATAAATCTGTCCACCATCTTATCCAAGAGAGGGATAGCATCATGGTCTGGATACTCATCTTTAGTAATTGCATATAACCTAGCGGCAATCATTGCAATTACGGAAATTGTAGTAATATCATGTTTGTATGAAATCTCAAAAATAAAATTATCTAATTCTTCCGCAACTTGTTGAATTTTTTCGTTTTGCATATTTTACCAGTTTTCACAAGAAACAGAAACAGGAATTTTTAAACTACCTGAATCGGTACGAATATTTAGGTAATTGATTTTAGGTTTCATTTGAACGGAAATACATTGTCTTGCGCCTGATACAACTTCCGAATTGTCTAAAGCTTCAGGTCCTTCATAGTTACGCAACTCATAAATTGGTCGGGTATCTTCATAAGTTTTTTTGATGCGAGCAACTGTTTCAGGATTTTTTATTTGTATAACAGCTGGCGGTGGTTCTTTTGAAGCACAACCAATTAAACCTACTGATACTAATAATGCAACTAATAATTTTGATTTCATTTCACTACTCCTTTATAATTAATTTGCCGATTCCAATATAATCTTCCACGGCATTTTTGATTTGTTTGTCGGTTGATTTGGGTGGCACAAAAACATAATCGTATTTTTCATCCACACCTTTGTCACTCAAAACAGTATTTAGATATAACACGGCATCTTTAGCATTATCAAACTCTTTAAGACCTTTATTATTGAATAAAGAAGGTTTAGCAGTGTAAATCATTTCTCACTCGCTTTTTCAATCAATTGGTATTTAAGGTCTTGATTTGCTTGGCGTAAATCATTGATAATAGATTCTAAATATTTAACGTGTATTCTTAAAGCTTCAACTTCAGCTTTCATTGTTGAAAGTGCATCAATCATGATAACTCCGAAATATATTGATAAACATAAACAATACCTTCAATTAGTAAATAACTAAAAGCACCCAATAAAACATAACCACATAATTCTTCAATTCTTTCTCTTTTCATTTCTCACTCGCTTTCTTTGTTGTGATAACAGGCACCATTTCTGTTGCTTCTAATAACTGCCGTCTTAATGCGGAACACTCATCATTCACCATTGTGTTCTCACGCACAATTGGCATGATTGCGCCTTCAAATAAATCCCACAACTTATTAAATTTCAATTCATACATCTGGCGGAGTCCACTTAGAATATCACACGCTTGGGTTGGATCCAAATCGCCATCTATAATACCATCATGCACATCTCTGATATCATCGGTAACTCTCCAACATTGAAGAATTTGTTGCTCAAAATCAAAGCGGTCTACATTATCGTTTGCCATAATTTTCCATCCATTCTTTTAAAATTGCTCTTGCTTCGCTTCTAGTTAAGTCAAATGCTTCTTGTAAATAAGGAGCTGCACCAAACATATTGGTAACTCCTGATTCTCTTAAAACATCCAAATAATCAAAATATTCTGCTTTTTCTAATACAGTCATTTCTCACCCCCATTTTTTAATTAAATACATCATGCCACCAACTAAAAGTAAAAAGCAGGCAACAATACCAAACAAACCAATTACAAATTCAATCATTTCTCACTCTCTTTCATTTTAATGTTGCAATTAAACCAATGTTTGCTACAGTATAACCAAAATATACAATCGCCATTGGTGTGTTTCCACTAAAATACTGCTGAACGCAAACATACAAATAAATGATACTTACCAATATAATCAATGGCGTGCTCATAACTTATTTTCCTTTTTTAAATGTTCATTATGTAATCGTAATGCTTCAGGACTTAAATGCAACACATAATCAGGTGAACCATAACTGAAATATGAATGGCTCGTATGCGTATTAATGTGTTGTGTATTTGCATGATGATACATTCTATCACGGTAAATATGTGCTAATGATTCTATTCTCATGCTCTTAGTTTAATCTCCACATTCGTTACTGAATCCCAACGGAAACTCCGCCAGCCTTGTGCTTCTATATCATAAACAGGCAATACATCATCTGAGATTGCTTTAGTTTTCTTTGTTTCTTCTTTTACAACTTGTGGTACAACCTTGCGGTCAAGTGTGCATTTCATTACACGCTCTGTACCATCATTCTTAGTAAATGTAATGGTCGCAACACCATCATTCAATATAGATTTCAACCAATCTTTGCCTTGTTGCGTATCAAATGCATGATTAGGTTCATTAGATTCTTTCACAGTTCGTTCTTCAGAACAATACTCTTTTAATTCTGGCCATGAACCATTAAAGATTTCTTTCTTTGAAGCACTATCATATCTTGTTTCATATATTTCAACTTGATTTTCTGAAACATGATATTCATATTCTTGTCCACAATCGGTAGAATCCGTAGGGTAAATATAAAAACCACCAATGCTTTGTTTAAAGTGTGCAATCATTGATGCAGCTAAACAACCCATGCCATTATTTTCAGTTTTAAGTAAAAACTCTGCCAATTCGGCACCGTGGCCGGTTGGATAACCATCAAACTGGCGATACATACAAACTAGTTTAGGTGTTGCTTCACCTGGATATCCATCTTCATAGACAAATGTTAAACTTCTCGTTCCCATAATATTTTCCTTTTCTAAATTAACCTGCTATTGCATATGTTGCTAAATCTTTCCAGTTATTATTTGGATTAGATTTACGAATTTTTACAACTTGAATCAATGTGCGTAAAGATAACTCTTTTACTTCATCACGAATAGATGCAATTAAGTCTAATGCATCAGTCTTAAACTGTTTGTCAAAGTCAGGCATAAAGTCAGCTTCAGTAGCAATATGACGCATGCGTTCTACTTTCTGCTCAGTAGTCATAGTCAAATCCACAACCATAGAACGAGTAAGAATTGCTTGGTCTAATGATGATGATGAAAGATTAGAAATGAATACAACACGACCTTTAAATTCAAATGATTGTGGCAATTCGTCATCTTTCATATCAGCACGCCATGAGATGATACGCTTCGAATAACTATCTAATGCACCTTTGAGTAAGTTTAATGATACTGCATCTTTCAATACTGAATCGCAATCATCAAAAATGATGGTTGATTTACGATTCTCATATAATGTTCTATATAAACCTTTTGGTGTTGAATAACCTTTGATTGTAACAAATGCATTCTTTGGAACTTCTGCGCCAATTTCAAAATCATCTAACACGGACATATCTTTAAGTCCGAATGTAGTTAATGCTTTTGTTACTGTATGAGATTTTCCAAGACCACCAGGTCCTGTTACAACAACGGATGGTTGGTCGCCTTTTGCTAACATTGTAACCATGTCAGTAAGAAAACCAAAGCGTTGATTAATTGTAAATTTAGACTGCGTAGGTTTGCACTCCGCAACGGATGGAAGGCCTGCTTTACGCAAAGTATATTCCATGTGTTGCAGTTTAGTGCGATAAACTTTCTTGCCATTGATAACTGCTGTATAACGACCGTTTTCTACTGTAATATTTGGATTCATAATCTGCCTTTGTTTAATCATTTAATACGACCATTCTACAGGTTCCACGGAGAAAATCAAGCACTTTTTGCGGTTGTTGTATAGAAACAACGTTGTATTTTTACAACACTTTTTTAAGATAAAAAAAACCAAGGCCGAAGCCTTGGCGCAAATCCCATCATGGGAGAGTTAAACTGTTACTGGTTCACTAGGAACTGCGGTGGACGCAACTGGTGATACAGGAGTAGCTACAGGAGTCACTTGTTTGCCAATGTAACGACCATTAGCATCAAACTCTGTAAAGTTAACCAATTGGTATGCTTTTACTTTCTTGCCATCTTTGATAACTTTCACAATACCACCATCTTTACGGATATTGTAAATGTTTGTTGATAGGCGATATAATACTGCCTCTTGGTCTGTGCCTTGAAATACTGTTGCAATTTCACTAGGACTCACAGGTTTGCCAGATAATAAAACTTGTGTGATTTTCTCGTGGCGATTGATTTTGCCTTTTCTTACTGTTAATGTCATAATATATTTCCTTTATATTTAATTTAAATAATACATTTCACTACTACACCAACCATTATACAGACTTTTGGTTGGTTTGTCAAGCGGTATTAGGTTGTTTACCACTTCAACAATCGGGGTCGAATGAATGCCATTCTTCCTGTTCGGATGGTTGTCCATCGTCCTCATCTTCCGATTCATTATAAACTTCCAAATATATTGCCTTGATTTTTAAATCTGGATATTTTTCTTCAAAATCTTCTTTGGCAATATACATATCTTCCGCCACAAAATGGTAATTACTACCATCATTTGCTTCTATCATATATTGTCTAGGGTAATCAGCATCTTCCCAACTCATTCGTCATCTCCTGGTGCAAAAATTGTTAATGCAACCAAAATACCAACTAAAATACTTATAATAATAATTAAATAATGTTGAATCATACATACTCACTTTCTATAATATTCCAGCCTTCCGCACGTAATTTAGCACGGCCTTCTGGTGTTTCTTTCATTTTATTCATAACTCCATGGATAACTTCAATTCGTTCAACCAACCAATCACGGTTAACCCATTGTTCATTGGTTGCAAAACGAGGACGATATCCATAAAAGTCTTTATGAAAATCAGAGAAATAACTCTGTAATTCATCTAAACTCATACTATCAAATGTATTCATACTAATTAAGTCCTTCTGGTAATTGTTTTGAATCTAATACTGAAACACTAAAATCTTTATCACTTGCCATTTCCAACCAACGCCATAAATCTTGTTTTCCTTTCGGACCACGCTGGGTTGGTTCAATCAAAATCCATTGGCCTACGACCGATGAAAAATTAACCTTTTCTTCCGTTTTAACAATTTGCCAGATATCCGTCTTTGCTTCACGAATACGGTTTTTGCCTTTTGTGGTTTTAGGTGTTAATCTAACGAATGTCTGCGTCTGCATTTTTCCATTGCTCGTCTAAAAGTTTATCTTTTAATTCTTTAATTTCATCTTCAAGTTTAATACATTCTCTGCGTTCAGCAAATAAGTCATCGGTAAGACTTACAATACCATCACGCATTTTATCAATCTTTTTTTGTTGCTGTTCGTTAATATCTAATTGTTTGGTGTATAACTGCCATAAATCTTCCAATCTTTCTTTTGATTCTTTATTTTCTGCATGAAGTCTACGAATTGCTTCTGCGGCATCTGCCATGTATTGCATAATTTCTTCTGCGTTCATATTAAATCCCAAAAGGTGAAATTGTTGCATAATCGCCAGTCAATACATTTCCTCTAGAGAAATTCTTTGCGGGCGCCTTCCAACTGGCCGATTTTAAAATATCGCCATGTTTAAACTTTCCTTGGTCGCCAATCACAATGTAAGAATGTGAAGTGCGACCTGAACCAAATTTACCATAAACGCTCTCGGCAATAATTTTTACATATTTTCTGCCTGCCTCATACACGAATACTGTTTCGCTACGAGGAAATTGTGCATACAATGCTTTTTCTAAATGCCTGCAATATTCACTTATTGCTAAATCTAAATCAGAGAATTGGCTCATTTTGCTTCCTTTCTTTATAAATGTCATCAATCGTATTATCATTTAATTCTAACAATACACGCTCTTGCAATTCCATAACTAGTATCAATAAATCTCTTTTTTTCATTTTAGAGATTTCTTCCATATCCTTACGGATAATAAAATCTATTTTATCGTAAACTGTCATAATTACCTTAATTTCAATACTCTAAAATCAAATTCCATAAAACTTACTTCGTGCGGTACGAATACAATCTGGCCGATACGGTTATCTGGAGTTTTGATTGTTTCTACGTCCGCAATAAACTTATCTGCCGTGACTGTAATCTTATACGCCAAATAACCAGGTTCTGTGCAACGGTCGTTTTCTACAATTCCTTCAACATACGCATCACCACGACCTGCCATTGGAATAAAATCATATGCTCTGATTGTATCACCGATTACTGCTTTATTTGAATGTTTCATATAGTTCCTCTCTCATTTAATATACAACCATTTTAAAGGATTACCTGCAAAATGGCAAGTAATCATTTGAAAGTGTTGTTTTTTAGCAACACATTGATTTTAAAGAAGTTTCACCATAAACTTGTGTTTTACAATTTTGCTTTGAAACCTCAATAAAATCAATCATTTATACAACAAAATCCAAGGTTTCAATCTGCACAAATTCTTCATGGATGCCTCTGGTTTCGTGAAAATCCTTTAATTCAAGAGTTTTGGCAAACCAATCAGCATCTGTTTTTCTTGCAAACGCCATACGATTGACATAACCATCTTCCGGCCCCCATGTTTTGACTAGATAAACTTTATCACTCATATTATTTCCTTAATTTTTAAAAAATAAAATTGCTAATACAACACCTAGTATTATGTGTAACATTATTTCATTTGACATATTATTCCTCTATTGTAAATTTGCCTTCAGTATTAAATTCATGCGGAGTTTCATTTTCTTCCTCCGCCATTTCTTCTTCCCATTCTCTCATATTTTCTGAAATACAAAACATTTCATCTAATTCTTCAGGAATTGATTCTGCAACAGCATCAGCATTTGCATAATCACTTAATTCGTAATATTCATCATTTCCATCTTCCCAGATACCACAGAAAGCCATACCTGATTCATAGTAATATGCACGAATTGTAAAACCCATTTCAACCAATTTCTCATATGCTTGAATTGGAGGACCCCATGGCGTATCAAATGATAATGTGACATTATCGCCATCTTCATTGTAATTACTCCATGGTGAAATATCCCATTTACAACCCCATTGATTGATACAAAAATCGTACCATGTAGAATAACCACATTTCTCTCGGTTTTCTTCCATTTGCTTTTCTAGAGCAATTTGATTTTCATCATTATTATCACCTACACGACCAGCTGTAATTTTTAACTCTGCTGGTACGGGTATAAATTCTTCAAGTAATCGACCTTCATTAAAAGAAGATTTTACACGATTCATCATTTCCGCATCTTCGTGAGAAATCTTTACTATGTTTGAGTTCCAATTTGGCATATTGTATTCCTTTTCTTTATGTTAGTTTATGTTGCTAAGTCTTTACTTCGTTATTAAGCTGCTACTCGTAATTGTGATAATTTTTCAACCGATAAGCTAGAAACATATGGAGATTTTACGAATCCAGTCGTATCTTTCTTTGCTTTACCTTTTGCATAAAGACCTACAACCACACCTTTTGGATCCAGAAAGCGTAAATCGCTATCATCGCCATTGAATACAGGACGGTTATAATAAGTTTCAGGCATTTCTTCAGTTTTCTTTAAATCAAACACTACGGCAATATTGTAACCTTGCTGTTTTGCCATTAAAACATCTAAATCATTACCATCAGCAGCAGAGAAAGTTAAATGATAATTCGGAATGCCAGATACTTTACGACCTAACACTTTTGTATAATCATAGAATTGAACAAAAGGGAATGCTTCAAAGATATTAACATAATGAATATTGCCTACTTGCACGCCATACTTTTCCCATGATAAGTCCGAAGTACCGTTTAAACGAAAAACTGGAATTAAACCTAATCTCTCGCTTTGCTTTAATGCCAATAAAATATCTTTTACTAACAATGACATAAACGCATTTCTGTCATCAAAAAACATCTTGGTTTTACGAATACGAGCTTGCTGTATCATATTAGTAAATTCACCTTTTTTGAACATACCGCCACGACCTGCAAGATTCAAACAAGCATTAGAACAACCGACCGTCCGTTTTGGACAAACCTCACGACCTGACAAATCAGCCGGTGCTAAGTGTAGAATATAAGTATTATAACCTTGTTTAATACCTTTTAACACTTTTGGATTACCCGTTGATAATAATTTCATATTACACCATCCTGTTTAATTGAATACTATAAGAATTTCTTTTCATGTTACTATCATATGAATATACAGTCTGCGCAATACCGTCTGCATTGAACAAATTACCATATAAACATTTAACTGCATTATTGATAACTGTATTATCACCTACTCTGCATTCTTTTATTGCTTTCTCGCTAGTGTAAAATGATACACCGTTTACGATAACTCTAAATTTACTCATATAACCTTTCACATTTAATATACAACCATTTTAAAGGATAACCTACATTTTGGCAAGTAATCTTTTAAAACTGTCGTGTAAAAACAACAGCTTAACCACTACAACCTCTATATCCAATAAATTGAACAATTCATTTTATATTCATTTTGAAGTAAACGTAATTCGTCCAAATTGACCTTACGCTTACCAAATGATTCAAATAACGTATGAGCTAAAGAACATCTAGGAGTAAAAATATCATTACCATCTGAATCCATTTTACCGTTTATCTGAATTACTTTAAACATATAAAATCCTTTTTTTCCAATAATATCTCACTTATGCTATTATCTCTATATGATACAGTATATGGATTATCTAAAGATATTGTATAAACAACCTTTTTACCAGAACCGCCATATAGTCTAGATGATAGAATCGTACCTGTAATTCCAGATGCATAACCTGACTTTACTTGAATTTTAGTATTATTTGCTAATATTCTCATATTAAAACCTTTCTTATTCAATCGTTACTTTTTGCAATTCGTCTTTTAATTCATCAATAGACATATTGTTTAAACCTTTAAAACCATACATGATAAAATCGTATAGAGTATTATCATTATAACTTGTATCATTTTGGCAATTATCTATAATTAAATTGCATATTTTGGTAATCATTTTATCTTGATTCATTTAAAACCTTTCAATATTTACATTAAATTTACATCAAATATATTCTATATAACTAAAAGTAATATAGACGCTTATAGTGTCGCTAGTATGACATACACTGCGAAACTTAGTTTCTACTTACAATTCTCCTGAGCGCATCCAGAAACATCCTGTGCGGTTCCAGAGATACTTTAAACTGCCATATCTTGAAGATTTTGAATTTTACTCTCAAGATACTTAATGCGTTCATGTCGTAATTGTGCCACTTCGCTATCACTACGAATATATACATCAAACGAATGTGCATCAGCTTTTGGCGTAGCATTACTTGTAGTATTCTTGCGAGTTCCTCTATACATTACATAAAATCTCTGGGAGCCATCTACAATACTTCTAAATGTATCAATCTCTTTTATTGGAATATTCTTATATGTCGAGCGTAAACCGGAGCTGGCTCTAGTAGCATATCTACCATACAATGTTGCAAGTGTATCACTAATTTTATAATCTGTTCTATAATTCATACTATCTCTTTCTTTGTTAAATTGTGAATTTTTCTTATTACTTCGCAAATATCATCTGAAACGTCATCTTCTATATCAGCATAATAATTTAATGCATCGTATATAACGTCTAATTGTTTATCAGTCAATTCTACTGTTTTTTCAAGTTTTAAATTCTCGACTTTTACTAGTTTATATGTAATCATACTATCTCTTTCTTAAAGTAATTCGTTTAACTGTGAATATAAGAATTCTACATCATCGTGAATATCGCAACTTGTAAAATCATCATCATCATGATTTGACGTATTATTCTCATTATCATAATATATTTCAAAGACTGTATGGTCGAGTTTAATAGGCTCGTTTTGAAAAAAATTACACGGACTATAAAAATGTTCGATTACATAACATACTTTACGATTGAATTTATCAAAAAACTCATATTCATTACATTCTACTGATTCAAATGATTGTTTAATTGTAACATCATAATCATTCGCAATACTTGTTATTTCATTTAAAAATTGATTCATATTTTCTTTCTATATTATTATTGTGACATAAATTCATCAAACTCTTGTTTAATTGTGTTTTCAATCAATTGAATTTCATGTAACTCTTGTTTTCTTTCATCTGATTCTAAATAATCTTCAATACGTTCAACGCAATGTTGATGAACGTTGATATATTCAGTTCTGTAGTTTTCACATGAATTTAATAAAAATTCATAAAATTCTTTTGCAGTTTTTTCTTTACTCATTTTTTCTTTCATTTGTTTAACTAATACATCTATTATACAGTAATCTCAAAAAAAGTCAAGAAATTACTCTATATTAGTGTCTTAAAAACAACACTAGCGGGCGTCTTTTACTTCGGCATCTGATAATAACGAGAAGCAAAATCAGCTCGTTCTCGCTCATAATCGCTTCTTCTATCTGGATTATTAACTTTTAATTCAGCCCACCATACTAATTTTTCTTGCGTCATCTCTGGATGCTTTTGTTTCAAATCAGCAACATAATCATTTTGCTGTTCTTGCGTCATATCGCACCATTTTGTTTCATTGATTATACTCATATACTCTCTTTCTTAATTACTTCAATAATTCAAGTATTTCTTCGCTTGTCTCTTTTACCCAAATGTGAGCAGTATTAGATAATGATATGCGAGTCGCAATTATTTCATAATAATTATCTTTTGCAAGCATTGATTTTGATTCATCTACTTTAAAGCCAAATTTGCGAGTTCTTCCAAACATTGTAATTGCATCTTTATTTACAAAAATGTCGTAAACAGTCGTTATAATATCGCCATTTCCAGCTTTAGTAGAATAATCATCTACATGAGTTAATTTTATTGTATTCATATTTCACTTTCTTTATTAATTAATCTTACTCTAATATACTCATAGAATACATTAGATAAAACAATTAAAAAACTACTTAAACAGTAGCAGCTTTCTTAGCAGCAAACTTAGCAGCTATTGCGTTCGCTTCTTGCGCTTCTACTTGTAACATTGTCACTTTAGAAGCTTTGCGATTCGCTTTAATCGCTTTTGAGCCGACTGGCTTCGCTTTCTTATCTTGTAACTTCTGTAAACGCAACTGAGCTTTCGCAATTCTATCTTGTAACTTCAATTCAGCATCAGCAGCTTTTACAGCACGTGCTTGAGCTCTTGTTTCACGGTCTTGCTCACGCATCTCTTTTTGAATTCTCTTATAATCTCGATTAAGAGCTACTTCATTTTTAATAGAAGCTTTAAGAGCTGTTAATGTTTCTCTTTTTTGGGCAAGAGTTAAGCCTTCAATGGAACTACAAGCAAATGTAAACATAGTGTTTTCTTTCATATAAAATAAATGTTAATAATTAATAATACTGCTGATAATATCATAGAGTATAAACAAATAATCAATAAATTGTCTATATACTGTAATTCGTTTTTCTCTTTAATCTTCATCATGTAAACCATTATACAGTAATTTAAGAATTTGTCAATCGTTATTTTTTGCGTTTCTATCTATTTGATTTTATTGAAGAAAATACTTGAGTAAATTAGTATAGTATAGAAATTATAACGAATTTTTCGTGTTTTTCTGCGTTTTTGTGTGTTTTTGTGTAAAAAGACGCAGCTCCAAGAGTCAATGAGTGTAAGAGTGAGAGAGTGATGAGCTCCAGAGCCGTGTGTAGACTGACTGAGAATGATCGAAGAGTGACTGTAGAGCCGTGTGTGTGTTGAGTGTGAGTGATGAATAATAAAAAAAGTTCATTCCAGGTCGGACTGATTATTTCCATTATTTTTTTTCAGGAGGAATTCGTGTTCCTCAAAATTTTTCCCGCAAGAACTCTGTGTTCCTAGAATTTTTTTTGGAAGGCTACTCGCTTCCTACGACATTTTCTATATTTGTGTTTATCCTTAGGCCCTCCACGAGTGGCAATCCACACAGGTAGACTTACACAAGAGCAAAAAATCACTAAAGCCCATAATTGGTCAAACGTAATCATACATTATCCTTTCAATCAAAGTAATCTTCCTCTATGATTCCATTATCCAGACATTCCCTGATGAATTCGTTTGCACATCCATCACTTAGTATAGCATCAGAAATCATATTTTCAATGATAACACGTTTTTCTGTATCAATATTGTGTTCCGACCATGGAAAATTATCTACAAGTCGTTCCACACAAACAAATACCCAATTTTCCTGATTTTGTTGTTCCATCCAATTCATTTACAGTCCTCTCCATCCTAAAAGAAAGCAAGTTTTCACCCATTCATTGAAATTCTTAGAGAATCGTGTTTTGTGTAGTAAATCCAAGTAAATATATGGAAACCAAAGAACAAACAATGGTCTCCTTACATAAGGATTCTTTATATGTGATATTTTAGCAGTAATATTCATTCTTCATAACCTAATTCGTATTTTTTCACTTTTTTCATCAATGCCGACCATTCCGTAGCACGTTCTTTGAGTTCACCATTGAGCCAAAACTCAAAATACTTACCATTGTGTTCATATTTTATGTGTATTTTTTCTTTGGACTTCATTTCTCTTGTGCCTTTCTTAGTATTGCTCTAGCAAACCATTTCAACTGCTCCATTGATGAATGACCATCAACATTAGCCCTTGCTATGCTTTCTATTTCCTCATTTGTTAGTTCCCGTTCAATCTCTTGCCCAATATCAGATAACCGTTGTAATGCTAATTCTTTTTTCAACGCTTCTATTTCAGCTTGTTGCAGTTCTATCTTTTGATACAGTAAGTCAATCAGTCTTTTATCACCGTTGGCCGTGCGTTCATCTATATTTGTGTTCGTCTTACTACGCAACCCATCTATTTCTTGGGCTTGTTGGCGTAGCATGGTTTGTGCTAGTTCAATATTGTTGGCATAATCATAATATTCTTCACTGGTTAAAATTGATATTGAACCTTCTAATTCATCTGCTAGTTCATTTGCAGTCATTTCTCAGGTCCTTCACTCCATTTAAATCCTAATAGTTTATACATTACCTTCTGTAAAACAGACGGTTTCTTCTCAATCCCAATATGCATTACCCCAATCTTCAGTTCTCCTACTGAATTGCTGGGCGAAACAGTAAGTGAAGGAGAAATGGTTGTCATACCAACACCAAGAGGAACATTACCTGATCCAAAGGTGTAGTTAGCAGGTACAGCATAAAGTTTCCGTCTTGTATCACAACCTTCAGTATCCAAGTCAAGACTTAACTGAATTCCATAGTGAGGCCACAGAAACTCCATTTCAGTTTGAGTTTGTATCATGTTTTATTCCGAGTATGTAATGACATTTTTCTACATTCCTCTTTCACTTTTATTGGAATGTCAGGTGAAATCTCTGCAAGCCGACAGTCATATCCTACTTCTTTGTATTTCGGATGTAAAAAAATGATAAGAAACAATAAGGCAAGTCCTACAGCAAACATTCCAGCAACAATGAGAACATCCTTAGTAGTTATTTCAGTTATTTCAGTATTCTTGGTATATTTTTTCATATTGTATCAGAGTATATCAGTAATTATCAGGAACTGCGTGGAACCCCCCAGAGGAGGCGTTCCAAACCGTTTAGTTATTCAAAAACACCGACTACGTTTTCTTCCTTAACAATCCAAAGTTCTTTATCTTCGTGTTTGAACTTAGTGGATTTGCTCCAGTCTGCTACTATTATATCACCTACTTGAACATCAAGGCAATCAGATCCTGCAAATAATACCGTACCACGAGATACTTCATCACGGTCAACGGAGGTGAGGATGATACCAGAATCGGTCACCTTTTCTTTTTGAATTAATTCTACTACTAATTTATTTTTGGTTGGTTGTAACATGGTAGACATCCTTTCATGATATGAAATGTCATATTAAATATTAAAAAAACTATCGTTTCTACTTAGATTTCTCCTATATAGATATATGGAAAGCAATAGTAGAGAATACGCTAAATTTAAAAGAACCTTTGTTGGTCCTCCACTTCCAAGAAAAATTAGGAAAGAAAGGAACATAGGCGGTTCTAAACCTATGCCTGCTGAAAAACCTTTAAAACATAATTCTGAAACAAAACAAACTATACATCATTTTATGCCTTTTGTAACGGATGATTGGCGTAATGTTAGACATTGTAATAATATTAACCAAATTATAACGCCTAGTTGGGCCAACAAAGCGAAAATAAAAGAATTATATTATACTGCTAAAAAATTAACCGAACAAACCGGTGTAAGACATGAAGTAGACCATATAATACCAAAAAGACATCCTTTGGTTTGTGGTCTCCACGTTGAACACAATTTACAAATTTTACAAAAATCTGAAAACTTACAGAAAACAAATACTTTTAACCTCTAGGAAAACAAATGAACTTACTTAACTTACTTAAAAAACTCTTTAATACAACTACTGCTTTAGAACTTTATATTGAATCAAAGCAACCTACAAATACTGCTGATATTGAAAATGCCACTAAAGACTATTTCACCAAATCAGCTAATGGTTATTTCTATAGCTAAACCTTTAGCATTTCTTCATAGGTATAATTGCGTTCCATATAAGGTGACGGTTCTTTTAAGTAAGATTCAGCTAAGTCACCTTCTCTCCTTGGTCCATATGATGGCCATAAATTTATATCATTTACTTTAATAAATGTGTCAACAATTTCTTTGGTTGTTCTTGGATCGCCATAGGCAAGATTCTCAATTTTGTTTGATGGGTTATCAATCGCTTTGATAATAGCACGACAGATATCATTCACATGAACATACTCACGGACACAAGTACCATCTTTTGTCGGATAATCATTACCAAAGATAGTAAAAGTAAATTTACCAATTTCTTTGGCTTTCATTAAGTTCATCATCAAACCATCAGGATTGGTTGGTGGAAATCCATCAGTACCAATGACATTGTAAAAACGGAAGATGGTGTAATCGTAAGCTCTCTCTTTTACAATATCTTCTGCCATGCGTTTGGAGAAAGCATAAGATGAAACAGGATTCTCTGCGGCGCCCGTAGAAGCAAAAATAAAATTATGGTGGCGAATACTTTTTAATACATTCATTGTACCATTTACATTTGTATCAAAATAAGCACTAGGATTCTTTACCGATTCACCAACACGAACTAAAGCAGCCAAATGAATGATGGTATGAAATTCATACATAGCAGTAAATGGATATCTAATATCAACTCTATGGTTTTTCCTATCTTCTTCAATATCACAACCATGAATCAATATATCAGGTCGTGTCTGTTCAATCATCTTTACTAGATGTTGACCAATATAACCTTTGTTACCTGTAATTAATACATTTTTCATGGTCTTTGTGCTTTCAAATGATTCAATACGTTCATTACTTCTTGACGCATAGGATTATCATGCGGAAGCCAAACGTATACTCTATTCAATAATTGAATTACTTGATTTAAATCCATCATTTAAATATTCCCGACCATGTTTTGAGCTTATCACGTTTAGCATGACGAGCTGCATTGACATTAGAATCGGAAAGAATTCCTTTTTCAATCAAAATATCAACCATGCAAAGCAAATCACCAATTTCTTCTTCTAGTCTGGCTTGATTACTTGGCCCATCTTTTGGCCAAGCGTCATTTGCACCAAAACGAAATATTTTAGAAATTGCTTGAATTACTTCAGCACATTCTTCTTGTGTGATAAGAAAAACCTCACTATTTGATATATTATTCATTGAGTAATGTAGGTTTATCACCTTTAGATATATATTCAGCGGCAAAGTTATTAGCAGATTCTTCATTCATAAAGACTTTACTAAATGTGTTTGGATTGTTAGGTGTTCCATAATTGACTTGGTAAAAAGTAACTCCACCATCGTCACCCTCTAAAACTGCGGCGATATATTTACCTGCACCACCCATATATGTTGCTATTTCTTTCATGATATTAATCCTATAAAACGGTTAAGAACTACACGGTTATTTAAACGACCTTTTGTATACTTATTAAAAGCAGTTACAAGGCCTCGGGTTGTTGCATTTTCTTTTACTTCAAACTCTACTTCTTCATCGGTGTCCATACCTTCAGCACGGAGAATGTAATACTCATCATATCCTGCTGTTGTAAACACATGATAATTATTTTTACGGAAATCACTGCGTAACAAATCAAAATCATCCGCCTTACTAGCATACTTATAACACAAAGATTTGAAGTTACGAGAAGCAGTAACATAAAAACCAATCACATTACAACCTGTTGTCTGTTTCAACATTTCAAGGAAAGGTAATGATGAAGAATAACCTTGATGATTACACACTACTTGATGCATTGTCTTTTTATCACGGATAATCATAGTACCAGGTTGTGGGCGTGCCATCAAGAAATCTTTACCATCAAGAGATGTTTCTTTTCCATAAACTCTTTTTGAACCATGGCCTTCACCGTCTGTCAAGAATACAGTATTCACAATTTGTAGTTTATATTGTTTCTTAAACTCAGGTATAATTTTCATTGCGGCAAGAATACATTCATTTAATGGAGTTCCACCCAACTGTAAAAATTCAGGACGGTAACGATTACAAGCTCGTAACAAAGCGGCACAAGCATAATTAAATTCAGCCGCACTCATCTTACTAGATAAGAAATTGAGCAAACTTAATTTACCCATTTGAAGATTTCCTTCTTTCATTGTATCATTCATCCATTCATATGCTTTACGATGTTCATCCGAGAAAGCATACACCTCAAAAGGAATAAGAACCTTCCTACAGAACAATGCAAGATTGATTAACTGTTTGACTGTGCCTTCTAAGTGGTCAGACATTGAACCTGACCAATCCACGAACATCACCAAACCATGTGATTTGCCATTGGGTACGATTGTCGCTTTCTTGAACAAATCTTCATTAAATTTGTATGAGAAAATCTTAGACATATTCAATTCACCAGTTTTTGAAATTGATGCACGCTTCATCTGGTCAGCATTTTTACGGAGTTCAAACTCTTTTGCTAGATATGATACAATCTTGGTAGAATCTTGACGAACTTTACTTAAACCTTGTGTGTCAAGGCCAGCATCATAATCACACGAAATACAATAATATTCTTTATGTTCTTTCCATAAATCTTTGTATGACACAATTATTTTGTCCAAGTCAACTTCTGGAAGATTGGCGTAGTGATAAGTTTCACCACCTGTGGCAAATAATCGTTTTTGATTTTCTTGGAAAGCTTCATCAGTTTTGGATCCAGTATCATTACCACCTTCTGAACCTTCAGCCATATCTTTGGTTTGATTGCCTTTATCGGATTCATCATCTTCAATATTGGTATCACCTGTTCCAGAATTGCCATCCTTGAAGATATGGTCATTTCCTTCTTCTTTTGGTTTGGCATCATCTTCAGTAGGACCATTTTTAGGAACAAAGAATTCTTCATCTTCGGATTCTTCATCGGAATCGTCATAGAATGAATCGTCAAATGATTCCATTTCTTCGTCACCATCTTCATCCGGTATTAATACAAGTTTCTTCTTACGCTCTTCTTGTTCTTGTTCTGCGTATTCAGATAATTTCTTAGCAAGTTCAATCACATCATCATATGTATTGGTAGATTCAATTTCTTGGATTAAATCTCTTTCTTCTTCCGTAAAATCAATACCTTGTGTCGGACCACCTTTGCAGAATAAATTTGCACGGTCAATAAAACGTAAACTACTTAAATTCACGCCTTTTGTACCAAAGAAGTCTTTCTCAATAAGTTCTTTGTATCCACGGACAAAGGATGCACGAACACCTGGATATTTGTATTTGATTTTACGTTCAATACGAGAATCTTCTAATACATTCATTAAACTCATATTTAAGTTTAAATCAATAGCTTTCTTCATACCTTCTTCAGGAGTATATAAAGCGTGACCTACTTCATGTGCAACAAATAGGTCATACAAATAACCTGAAATATTCTTATCAAGAATAGGTAGTGTAAGAACACGATTCTTCACATCAAACGAAGCAGTATCAACAGCCTTTTGTTCTACAATAAGATTTTCAGTTGCCATTAGTTTGGCGAGAAGGGATTTAGAATCTAACATTTCCATATTAAAGTGTCTCTACGTTAGTGGTTGTATTATTAGCAGGTGAAACAACTTCAGCATCAACTTTAGAATATAAGTCTAAGAAAGCCATTTTTGTTTCTTCATCAAAACGATTCACACACAATGTAATTGCTTTCATCTTGTCACCAAAGATTTTATATGACTTGGCAATATGAACAAGACGGCGAGTGGAGATAATTTCATCTGTAGCACCTTGCATATAGGATTGACGAACAACATCAGCCCACTTTACAAGATTTTCAGCAAAGGTTACATCATAATTAATTAAAGCAGACAAAATCTTTTTCTCTGTGCGAGCATCAGGATATTGTTGTTCAACGGTAATTGGAAAACGCTCTAAGAAAGCATCATCAAGAATTTGTGATAAGTATTTACCTTCATCACTACCACGACCTTTAGTATTAGCAGTAGCAACAATATTAAAACCAGATTTGGCATAAACCATTTCACCAGTTTTCTTATTGTAATAAGGTTTGCCTTCAAGAATACCTTGTAAACACATTAAGTTGCTTGAACCACGGTCTACTTCATCAATTAATAATACTGCGCCACGTTTCATAGCAATAAGTGTGGGACCGTCTTTGTAAACTGTATTGCCATCAATTAACTGATAACTACCAATCAAATCAGATTCATCAGTTTCTTTTGAAATGTTTACACGGATACATTCACGATTTAATTCGGAACATACTTGCTCTACCATCAATGTTTTGCCGTTACCGGATAAACCAGTAACGAAAACAGGAAAGAAATCTTTTGCTGAAATGATAGAACGTAAATCTTTGAAGAAACCAAAAGGTACATAATCAGGATATCTTGCAGGAACGGAAGGTTCGCTTTCGTCCATCATTTTGACTTGACGTAATTGCACGACATTACCGTAAGCGACTTCAAGTTCAGGTTCTGCAACTGGTGCAGCTTGTTTTGGTTTTGCTGTTTCACCTGAATCAGGTAATTTGTATTGGCCACGACCAACACGATATTCGTCTTTTGTTACTAACCAATAAGGATAAGCAACACCAGATTCTTTCACAACTTCAGCGATACCATCTCTAGTGAGGATTTGGTTTTTGCCAAAAATATTTTCGGCCGCTAAAATAAATTTCTTTGCATTTGCATTCATAATAAAGTTCTCATCAAGTAAAATAATAGTATAACATAACCACGGAAAAAATCAACCGTTTGTTGTGTATATACAACAGTTTAAGCAAACATTTCTTTCATTTTTTGGTACATACTTTGGTCTCTTTCATGTCCAGTCAATGCAGCCATCCTTCGAATAGCGTCATCAACTAATTTCCAAGGTTCATCTGCGTTTGGTGTTTCCAACCAAATATAATAATCTTCTTTGTTACTCATATTTATTTCCTTTGTTTATATAAAATGTTTATCTTCTCATACTTGAAATTTCTTTTGCTTCCTTATCTGTGAATACCGGTACTGCATTTGATTTGTGCATTGTTGCTACACCTTTCATTTTTTCACCAGTATATGTATTACCGTCAACTGGTTTGGTACAAGGAATAAATCCTGTATTTAAAGATTGATACTTTGGCGTTTCACGACCTGGTGGTACCAATGATTTTTCTTTGATTAATACCTTTTTTGTGGATTTTGCAGAACTTCTTGAAAATCCTTTTTTAGACAAATCGTTGATTGATTTGATAAACTCAGCCTTCTGCTCTTGTTGAGCTTTGGTCAGTTTTTTTGGTTTAGATTTTGGTATGTAACCGTATATCATCATATTCAAGACTCCTATCAATGTAAGAATCCATTATACTCTGGTTACAGATTTTTGTCAAGCGGACTGTTGTATGGAAACAACTATCTGGTACGTTTGGTTGGACTGCGTTCTGGACGGTCTGCATATAAAGATTCTTCAAAATCTCTACTTAACAATTTTTTGATTTCCGAATGTTCATTACGATGCCTTCTATTATCGTAATTGTAATCGTCATTATAATTTTTATTTTTGCGAAACTTACCTACAAATTTAGACACCAACTTCTCCTATCTCATCACTTCAAAAGTAATACCACGAATTTTGGTTTCAGGCATATTATGCATATCATTTTCTGATACATATGTAATATTTGCCATTGGCCAGCAGATTTGAACAATTTTTAATAATTGACATACCGTGCCATCTAAATCGTCAAATGAATAAACTTCATCTACACATTTTAGACTTTCAATGATTTTTCTTCTCGTTTGGTAATTATGAACAAACCCACCTTGCGTATACATGAGATGATAATCTGTATGGATGCCAACAGCAAGCCAATCTCCTCTAGCTCTGCATTTTTTGAGGAATTCCAAATCTTCACCTGATAGTGGGTCAAAACAACCAGAAACTACGATGACTTTATCTTTTTTTGCCATTACGGTAATAAATTAGGAAATGCCTCTTTAACAAATTTATAATCCAAACCTCTTACACCTAAATCTTTTTTAAATATTCCCATGATAACTTCTGCTTCACGGCGTTCCATTGATTCTAACATAGATAAAAGTAATTCGGTTCTTTTTTGTGGATGTAATATTTCAGCTGTTGGGTCGCCTTTACGGAATAGATATAATTTTCTTAAATTGCCGGCAAGTTGTTGAAATGACATACCTGGTATTAAATCAGGAAATTTATAACTGTGGGGAATTTCAGTAACCATCCATTGATAATCAGGATGATAAGTGAATAATAATACATTGACTAAAACTTGCGATAAGTTTCTTTCAACAACAGCCATTCTTTCTTTTTTGTTTTTTGCTAAATCAAATTCATCTAAAATTTCGTAAATATTCTTCATTAAAATTCCTCAATTACTTCTAACAGATTTTTCAATTTATGTTCTATAAAATAGTTCAGTAAATGTTGGCGAGATGCCGGCTTTATTTCATTATATGTATTTATAATCTTTTCTTGTATTTCTTTTGGTATATAGTCAAGGTCAATTAAAGTGGTGTTGCGGATAAAGTTTGTTTTGTCAGTATCATTATATTGGTTTGAATCTTCTTTCAAATATTTATCAAGAACAGTTTTGGTAACAGGTTTCTGTCTTAAATCACGGACAAAACAATCGGAAGGTGAGAAGATATTAGGAATACCATCACCTTTATCACCACGGATAATCTTTTCTTTTAATTCTAATTTTGGATTAGACGATACAATATATTTCTTCAATGATGGATTGTATTGTTTAACATTAGGATATTGCTGTAACTGTAGGAAATCACCATCACTAGATAAAATTAATATCTTCTGTGTATGAGCATGAAGTGGAACTAACGTACCAATGATATCATCGGCTTCTGCACCTTCAACATCAATGACCTTATATGGAAAGTTTTCTTTCAGTTCAGCCTTAAATTTAGCAAGCATATCAAAAATCATATGCCAATCTAAATCGGACTTTTCTCTAGTCTTTTTACGACCCGCTTTGTAAAATGGAAAATATTCTTTTCTCCAATACTTACGATTATCGCAACATAATATAACTTCACCATATTCTTTGAAATTCTTCACATGGTTACGAATAATGTTTAATGTCATATGACGAATTAGATTTTCGTCTAATTTATTTTTCTTTTGTGCTGAGATTTGTGCCATGAGTCCGGCAAGTAATACCTGATTTAAATCAATAAGTAACATAATAAACTTTCAAGTTTCAAAACTCTATTATATCACTTCTCGGTCAGTTTGTCAAATAAAACTTTAGCAATTGTACCGGAAACTGTTGTTTTTTTGAAAAAGACACCAAACCAGCCTTGTGGTAGTAATCCAGAGAGGTATTCTAATGGGTCTATTAAAATGGCTTCAAACATATCGACATTATACAATTCACCTTTTCTATCTTCTTTAAAAAGTATAATATGGTAGTTACTACCTAATTCACTTTCATCAAGTCTTGTAACTTCGCCTTGATAATAATTACCGTAAACATCTACACCTCTGTTATCGGTTGATACACAATATAATACATCAAAGTTTTTCCCTTTGAATTTGTTCAGCGATTCTAACATTATAGTCCTTAATGTGTGATTTTCTAATTCGGCACATTATCCAATTATTGTAATAGTCATCTGTTTCCATTACACAACGGATAAACTGTTCTTTTGCTTCAAGATAACCACATTCACCTTTAGAACGGCAAAGATGTAATATTTCTCTCGTAAAGTTGTCCTTACCTAATGATAACACATCTTGCTTCAGGATGTCATTACTTCCATAATAAGTTTGCCAATCTGAGTTGGCTTTATATTTTTTCTTTTTACCCTTTAACTGCTTGGTACGCATTGAGTAAAAGAACTTTTTACCAATATATTTTTTTCCATTGGAAAGATTGGTGATACAATATACAAATCCATATGAATCACCAATCATATCTTCCGTAAAATCAGAGCCTTTATGAACCCAATTTAGTCCCATTGTTCATCATCAATGATTTCATCATCTTCTTCATCAACTTCTTCGGTAATTGATTCAATTGTTTCACCACAAAACGGACAAAATTCGGGGAACTCAGCAGATACTAATTCTTCCATATATTCTACACCATAAGTTGATTCACAACTTAGGCATTCTCCTGTTAAAATTTTATTTGTCATTTCTTTTCCTTTAAGCCCATATATCGGACCAGTTTCCTGTTAAAGCACCTTTCGCATAATCTGTTGCTCTGTTTTCAAAGAAGTTTGTATGTGTAGGAGCATTAATCATTTCTTCTACCCACGGCAAAGGATTCTTCTTAACTTTAAAGATACCTTTTAATCCTAAACTAATCAATCTTCTATCGGCAATATAACGAATATATTTCTTCACATCTTCCGAAGTTAAATTCTCCATAGGACCCATCTTAAATGCTAAGTCAATAAACTTTTCTTCAAGTTCAACCATCTTCTCAGCTATACTATATATCTTCTCTTTTAAGGTATCATTCCAAATTTCTTTATTTTCTTCTATGTATGTTCTAAACAATTTAATCATAGATTCGCAATGTTGTGTTTCATCTACAATTGACCATGTAATGATTTGACCCATACCTTTCATTTTACCGTGGCGTGGGAAGTTTAACAACATAATAAATGAACTAAAGAGTTGCATACCTTCAGTAAATGCGGAGAATACTGCGATATGGGTTGCTGTATTTTCTTTTGTTGTATTTTTACTTGATATGTCTAAAAGATAGTCATGTTTCTCTTTCATCTCAGCATACTCCATAAACTCATTATAGGTAGTCTCAGGAAGACCTAAGGTTTCAATCAAATGAGAATATGAAGCAACGTGAAGTGCTTCTCTTGCCGCAAATCCTAACAACATCATACGCACTTCAGGTTGTGGAAAGTAAGGAAGATAGTTCTTCACATAACCACCGGCCACATCAATATCGCCTTGTGTAAAGAATCTAAAGATGTTTGTAAGAAATTGTTTTTCACTATCAGTTAATTTTTTCTTCCAATCTTTTACATCTTCCATCATAGGAACTTCCGTATGTAACCATGATGACTGCTCATGTTTTAACCATGCGTCATAAGCCCATGGATAGTTAAAAGGTTTAAATGCTGTTCGTTCTTCTGTTATATTTAAATCTGTTTTTTTTATCATTTTTTAAACCAAATTAGAGTTGCGATAATATTAACTACACAAAAATATGCATTCTGTATAATTAACGGTTTATTTTTTTCTGTTTTTAGTTGGTCATAAAGTATAACAAAATGAGCCACCACAAAACAAGGAAAACAATACTGTATCCATGGCATTTTTAGTGCCACGGACGTACCTGCTAAGATGAATAGTATGGTAGAAACCCACTTGATATCAAAGTCTTTCATTATCCTTCACACGCAATACAATCATTACCTTGCGCTATTTGTTCCATGTCAAGTTCTTTAATCACTTGGCGTTCAATTCGTTTTGATACTTTATCTGCTTTACCAATCTTTTCTGAACGGCAATAATATAAAGTTTTCAATCCTTTTTTCCATGCCATATAATGTATAGCATGAACATATTTAATATTTGCATCAGGTCTAAAGAATAGATTTAATGATTGTGCTTGGTCAATATATTTCTGTCTATCAGCAGCCAACTCAATCACCCATCGTTGGTCAATCTCCATTGATGTTTTGAATACTGCTTTGTCGTTCTCTGACATCCAATCTAAATGTTGAACCGAACCATCATTGGCGATAATGGAAGACCAAACTTCATTATACCAATCTTCCGGTTTTTCGTTTGATATTTCAATAATCAATTCATCTAGCCATCTGTTCTTGTTAAGGAATGACCCCGATAAAGTGTCCTGACGGTACGCATTAGCACGATAAGGCTCAATACTAGGGCTAGTATTTCCCATAATGATAGACGAAGAAGCATTTGGAGCAATAGCCATAAGATGACTAAAACGCAAACCAGTACCGTGAGCATCTGGCGCTTCGCCTCGCTCTGTTCCCAAAGTTTTATTAGCTTCATCCAATCCCTTTCTAATTGAACTAAAGATTTTATTATTGGCAATTTTTGCCATTACGCCTTCAAAAGCAATATTATTTTTTTGTAGATAAGCATGAAAACCCAACGCACCAATCCCGATACTTCTTTCACGCTGAGCAGAAAACTTAGCACGACTAATGGAATCAGGAGCGTTATCAATAAAATACTGTAAAACATTGTCCAGCATTTCAGCAACATCTTTAAGAAATAATTTATTATCTTTCCACTCATCATATGTCTCCAAATTTAAAGAGGATAAACAACATACAGCAGTGCGTTGTTCGTTTGTTGGTAAAATAATTTCACTACACAAATTTGATTGATGAACTTTCAAACCTTTATCTTTTAACCATTGAGGTAAATGTTCATTACTTGTATCAATAAAATGTAAGTATGGTTCTCCTGTGTGCATACGCAACTCTAGGATCATTTGCCATAAATGTTTTGCTGAGACTACTTCTCTTACTTCTTTTGTTTTAGGATCAATCAACTTCCAAGAATCATCAAAATCTGCATCTAACATACATTGTTCTATAATGTACATAAAATCATTTGTGATATTAACTCCATGGTGCATATTTAAACAACGCTGATTTTGGTCGCCTGTTGGCTTCCTCATTTCGAGGAACGGAATGATGTCAGGATGAGAAATATCAAGATAAGCGGCATAAGAACCCCTACGAGTGCGACCTTGCCTATAAGCGAGAGAACTTGCATCATAAATTTTAAGATGTGGCATAACCCCTGTAGACTTATCATCAGCAGAACGGATACCAAAACCAATGCCCACACCACCGCCCAACATGGATAACCAATTAGTTTCCGAAAGGTTATCAACTAATCCCTCCGCAGTATCTTCAATATAGTTAAGGAAACATGATATAGGCATACCACGCTTACTGCGACCGAAAGAAAGAATGGGAGTGCTATAAGATAGCCAATGCTGACTAGAATACTCATACAATCTTTGGGAATGGTCCAAATTGCTTCCAAATGTTTTTGATACAAAGGCAAAACGTTGTTGAGGAGTTTCTTCATCATCTCTCATGTAACTTTCTTTTAATCTTTTAATTCCAAGTTCGTCAAATAATTTATCTCTTTCTAAGTCTATTTTAATTCCTAGATGTTCCATGTGCACCTTCTAATTGTTATATTAATTACCGTATCCAAATATTTCTTTTTTGTATTCTTCTGACCAATAATCGTAATACTTTGTATTTTGTAACTTCTCACGAGCTTGGATTAATTTCTCTCTTGGTTGAACAAGTATGATGGGATATTCACCGTTACCTGTATTAACACCATTTATAAAACCGGGATTTGATGGGTGGTCTTTGAGAAAGATTAAGTCTGGTCTTTTTTTTTGCAATTCTGATATAGTCTCTATTAAATCTCCATCCGTTAAATTTTTCAGTAAATTATAAAAAATAACTATTTCAAAATTTTCTAATGATTCAATGTATCTCAGTATGTAGGCTTTACATTCATAAGCAATGCATGACCAATGTATTTGTTTTTCTTCTAACACTTTCTTGGCAAATGGACAAATACTAAACCCACCAAGTTCATCCTTTTTCTCAGATATGCGTTGTATCCATTGTATTAAATTTTCTTCCAATTCACCCACTCCATTTTAGCTCTGAGATTTACAAATGTATTTTTACTTATAATATCTTGGATTTCATCAGGAGAAAAACCATTTATAACCATATCATTAATATCTTTATCTTGCATGAACTCAGGCCATATTACAACATTAAAATGATTATCTATTGCGTGTTCTAATTTTTGAACAATTTGTTTATTACGAGGTTCATTATCAAATACAAGAACTACTTTACTTCTATCTAATACATTAACAATTGATTCTAAATTAGCATCAGCAGTAGCCACCGCATTGTCTAGGAACATGGAGTCAATAGGACCTTCCACTACATATACTTTTTTATCCTGGTCTATCCTATCGAGTCCGAATACTTTATGATTATCGTCATGTAACTTGATAGTGATATATCTCAGTTTACTTTCACCGAGAGCCCTACCTTGTACCGCCACCAGATTTTTGTTTTCGTCAAAGAAGGGAATAACGAGCCGCTGGTCATTTTTTTGCAATGACTCTTTTTCAATCCCAAGATTTTGTATGAAGGTTGAGAAATCTGGCGCAAAGTATAATTGCGAGTGAAAGTCCTCAGGAATCCGTCTCTGCAGAACATAGTTCTTAGCAAAATGCGCCTCTGGTAACGATTGTATTGATTCCAGTTGTATCTTTTCTTTGAAGGTTGGTTTTTCTTTCGCTTCAGAAAAGTCTGGTCTAGGCGTGTTCGCATTATTTGTTCCATCTTTATATCTCTCCAACTGGTATTCTTTTAATAAAGATTCATCTACACTCTTTAACAAATTATAAAAGGTAGTAGATGCGCCACAATTATGGCACATATAGAAGTAATCATCCTTCTTGCGAAAGACAAAGCCTCTTGCTTTAGTTTTATTTTTTTGAGAATCTCCACAAAGAGGACACCTAAAGTTATACAAGTCAGGTTTCTTTTGTGTAAACCTACTCAATTTAGGTGACATACGGAGAAGAAAAGTTCGGTCAATATATATACTCATAATATGACCAGTATACTACAAAAATATTACTTTGTCAAGTGACCAGTTAGGTATTGTAAGCCGTTAGTAATCAGCCACGTTATGGTAATTACCCCACCTACAATCATCCATTTCCATTGTAGAATTTTATTCAACTGGTCTTTTTCTTCTTTGTTATGATACATCATATCATTTCTTAAAGATTTCAATTCTTCCATTAATCTTAATTCGGTACTTTGAACTTTATCCAATACCGTATCAATCCTATCGTGGATTTCTTTAATGTCGGCATCAGTTTCTAATCTACGCTTGTCCATGTCTTTGTATATTTGTGTAAGGTTTCTGTCGTTTTGTTCTACCAATTTTTGAATAACAACATCCATTTTACCACATAATGTAGTAATAGAAACCACTTGTTCTTTAAGAACACCCACATCAACTCTAGTTTGTAAAAAATCTTTATCGTCAATCGCCATTTTATTATTCTTCTATATTATATGTTATTATTTATTGGTATTAGTTTCAGTAGGTTCAGTATCTCTTTTAGCATATATCGCTACACCATGTGCACCAGCAATTACTGCGCTTGCTTGAGCAAAATCAGTTAAAGAAAATGTTACTTGGTGAAATGCATTCCATGCCGATCCAGCAACAACAGCTAATAAAGATATTAACCATGCCCATCTTGCTAAATCATGTGTCTGTCCATCTTTGCCAGTCAATAATTGTTTTAAAATATCAGGCACTTTTTTCTCCTACTATACCTAACGCTAATGTAAAATGATTTCTTCTATCAATAAGTCCATTAGTACCACCGTTAATAACTTGACTTACTTTATCAATACCTTGCGTATCGATTACAGAATTCAGGTTGCGTGTTTTCCAAAACCAACAAGCACTTTCTAATGCACCTTTAGGAGTTTCTAGGTATTTTACAACTTCATCTAAGGTCATATTTTTTGTTTTTGCAAACTGTTCGTAATTTGCTTTGCCTGTCAACTGAAACACACCACGACCACGGAATTTATAACCTTCGCCGCTTGCTTCTGTACCGTTACCCATACGATTCGAATAAACTTTATTGGCAATCTTTTCTGGTTGCTTAGCAAATGGCACAGCAGATTGTAATGTAGGGAAATAACGACCAAAAACTTTATTCAATCCTTGTGCTGTGTAATATAAGTTTTCAGATAACACGGAAAAATTACCAGACTCATGTTGACATTGAGCAATAAAAGCAGCTATTCTTTTCGGTGTATTAATTTCATACAATGGAAAAAGTTCAGTCATCGCTTGATACCAAACATCCAGTAAAACATTAGCTGGCATTATTTTTCGTAATTGTTCTTTTGTTATAGTTGTCATTATTCTACCTTGTCAAAGAATTCTTTGTTTTTCTTATACCATTCTTGCCATGCTTTTAATTTATCTACTTGTTTGTAGTAGGTTGCATAGTTTTCGGTGATTGTTTCAAGCAATTCAGGCACTTCAACATTGGAGGTTCCTGTAATAGTTCCGATGGCGCTGTCGGGAACGGAGTTTTGACTGGAACTGTCGTGCAAGCTGACAGCAGTATTAGAGAGCTTGCAAGTATCATGCACATATTTTTTAATCTCTTTAATTGTTTCATTTTTCTTTCCTTCAATAATACTGGTTTTATAATTTAACGCTTCTTGTAATCTTTCATTTAAATCTGCTGACTTTTGTTCTGCTAGTGCGACTTTTTGTTCCTGCTCTTTTACTTTTGCTTGCCATGATTCATTGTTTGCAATTGAACCTTCTGAATATAAAGCAAAAGCTAAAACAAGTATTGAAATAATTTGTATTGGTGTTTTATATTGACTAACGAAAGGTACCATGCCTAAAAAGAAGCTTGTTAAAATACCTACTACTGATATTAATAGTAATATATGAAAAATAACACTTGGTATATAATTAATCAACCAAAACATTTACGCCTCTATTTTTATCCAACCATCGTTTGAAAATTCGTATGCTGCTGTTTGTTTTACATCTATTTTTAATTCAGAAAATTCTTCTTGTAACCATTTTGCTAATGATAAATTATCTAATCCTAAAACTTTCACAAATATCTTATCATTAACTTTTAAAATTTCTGGTTGTAATTGAAACTTTTCTTCTATACGACTTTTAATACTATCCATCAATTACGTTTACCCATAATCATCATAATTGGATTACGTTTTTTTCTATTTTTTGGTACACCTGGTTCTCCACCCTTACCACCTGTACCGGCAATTGCACCTCCACCGACAACATTAGTTGGTGCAACAGCCATAGCATCTTCTTCTATCCTATTTATTTCCTCAAAAGTTTTAAATAAAGCAATTATTTCTTCATTTACTTTTGTTGTTGAACCATCGCCTGATACATGGTGAGCGTGAAATTCTGTATTAGGATGATTATTTTTTAACTTCAGAAAATGATGTAAATTTGTTTTACTATCATCATACATATGTGCATCTTTATATTTGTGCTTTTTAATATAACCATGTATCACTACTGCTTTCTTTTCAGCAGGCAGACCTTCTCTATTGAGATTACCAGCTCTAATGACATGAATTTTTTTCATATCAATGCCGTGTTTTTTGAATGTATGTAAAAATTTATTCTTATCATCAAAGTTTGCTCTTGCGGTATTGAAGATAACGTGATTCTTTTTGTCTTTAGATAAATCTTTAACCTTTTTTATCATCTTATGAATAGGATGAGATTCATCATGGAATTTTTGCGCAGAACGGAATTCACTAAAATCGTAATGGTGACCATGTTTCAAATGATGGTCATTGAATTCTTGATTATTTAAAGATTCAACGTGCTTGTTATTCTTATCTTTAACATGAATTTTTGCATTAGTGTGTAATAAAGTATCATCAATGTCAAAAACATGAAGTGATTTTTTTTTATTATCGTCTAAGTGCTGTTTAAAAGTTTTCATTAATCGCCACCTGAAGATCCGCCACCCCAATAACCACTAGAACCACCATAATAAGTAGATGAATCTGAAGAACCACCATAACCGCTGTGTGGTTCGTATTTTGGTTTCATCATTTTTGCAAAAGAACTCTTAACTTTTTTAATTAAAGGATGCTCATGATGCCAATGCGTTAAGTGTTTATCCAATTCTTCTTTAGTTTTGCCTTCACCTGTTTTTAAACTATCTTTATGTTGTACTAAATGAGACCTATTAGAATCGGTTTCGTTTGTGTGTGTTGTCCAGTGTCCTGTTTTTTGGTCTACTGACGCATAATGTTTTTCACCTGTTTTAGGATGTGTTTTGGTGAAATTGTGTTTTTCACCAAACGTATTTTTGTTGGTAATTTTGTGAAATTTATACCCATGTTTTTCTAATGTGGGTTTAACTGAATCTATTTTGTCATTGATTGACTCAAATAATTCGGACCTTAAAGTTTTAAATGTTTTCATATTTCTAGTAATATTTTTGCTACATTTGGATCCAAAGGTATGTCATATGAGGATATATTATTTCCATTAATTCCATAAACCATTTCAGGCATTAAATTTAAATAACATAAAAATGTTTTTAATACATCATAATCTTTTTCATCAATCTTAAAAAATAATATTCTTGGTGTTGCATCAGGACCAAAAACATTATTTAATAAGATGATGTGATTCAATATCAATCGTTCTTTTAATGATTTAGTCACCTTATATCTACGAAACAATCGCTTTAGATATTTGGTTCTTTTTAAATCATTTTCAAATTCAGACATAATGCAATTTGGTGAATCGTACCACTTCATCGCATATATCAAAAAGTTTTCTTCATTCAAGTCACTAATCATATTTTTTATCGTTTAATACGATATTCTTTTATTATAAACCACCGTAAATTGCGTTGGCAGAAGTATTAGCAGAACTTGTATTTGAAGCCGTAGCATTTGCTAAACATACTAAAGTTTCTTTGAGGAAACGAATAGTACCATCACTATTAATCTTTCTCGTAATTAAATTCCAACCTTGATTAACACTACCTAAGAAAGTATTGGCTACCGTACTTCCTTGCGGATTTGATGTACCTTGCGTATTAGCTAGACGAGTTGATGTTACTAAAATTGTATCGGAAAAATTGTTTTGTGTATAAGGGTTGTTAAAAGTAATATTTGAATCTATTTCTAACATTATACCTGTATTAACGTTACCGATAACTGGATTTAATAAAACAATATTATTACCAGAAACTCTTAAAACTTGATTGTTTGACTTAAAGAAACTCGCTGTACCTCCAACGGCAACGTTAGTGCCATAAACACTCATACCAGCAGTTACACCCAAGTTAGCTACGTTGCTACCTGGTGTTCCATCGGTATATGTAACGGTAATTACAGTATTTCCTAGTAAAGCAGTATTAGCTACTGTAAATTGTTGTAGTTCTCTTGTTTGACGCAAAAAACCAAATTTTGGTTTGTTATTTGCGGAATCTGTATTTCCCCATGTTGGCATTTTTTTCTCCTTGAATTAGCCTCAGTTAGTTATATTCTTATTTATCTTTCTTCTTATCTTCTTTTTTACCGTCTTTTTTATCATCCTTCTTTGTTACATCAGGCTGATTTGGACGGTTTCTCATCAATGGATCCAACTCAACCGTATCTCTTGGTTGTCCCGTTAATGTTTTACCACCAGTTAATATTGCGGCCGCAGATGGTTTTTTCTCTCCACCTTCATCTTTTTCAGCTTTCTCAAATTTAGGTTTCTTACCGTATGTTACCACCGACTTATCTGCTTTCTCGTGGTCATACATTTCTTCTTTGAGTTTCTTATGTATTGACTTAACTCTCTGTGCGGTTGTCATCTTCTCAGCAATACCTTCACCAGGTGACATAACGGATGGGTCAGCAGCCTTAGCATCCGCAAAAGTTTCCTCTTTCATTTTTATATTCTTAATAGGCTCATGTTTTTCAACAGCAGATAATTTATACTTACGATAAGCATCAGTTCTCAATAAATCATGTGCTTGTGAAACAGCATCATCATCATTTTTAGCAGTAATTAAAGCCATACTTGCCCATTTATTTGTTTTTGGGTCGTCAAAGTGTGCAGCGTGTGTAATATTTGCTTCATCCAACTCAACATCTTCTTTAGACATTCTATCCATAACTCTGTGCAACCCATTTTCACGATTATTAGCTTTCCTTGATAAAGTATTTTGATATTGTTTTTCTCTATCCTTATCATCAAGCGGAGGTCTTTTAGAGAAATCATTAATCATACCTAAATCTTGCATTGATTTTGCAGCATAAGAAGCTTGAGTTTTTTTGGAAATCTCATCAATCTGTTCAACTTCTTCTTTATTCAAATTGGATTTAATTTTATCCATCATCGCTTTCATTTGTTCGCCATGAGGTTTATCTTTAATACTATCCATAAACTTTTTATGCTCTTGGCTTCTTTCATATGCAGCCTTTGCAAATTTTTCTTTGGCTGTTTTTCTTGCTTCTTGTATTCTAGTTTTAGTAGATTTAACAGGAGCAGTTTTAATTTCAGTATGTGCGGACGTTCTGGATTTTAAATTTTTTAATCTTTCGGGTGTAGCATTGTCATCAACGGATTCTATTTGATGACTTTGTTGCCAGGATCTATACGCTGGAGATTTAGAAATAGATATCTTAGTGTCTCTTGCAACAAACTTAGGATTCATACCTTTTGATTTAAGGTATGCATCTAAACCTGCACTTTCTTCCAATTCATTTTCTGCAATATTTGCTTTTGCTGACCATGGATCCATAGGGTTTACTCCAAAAGTAGGCCTTGACGGCTGAGGATTAATCTTAACTGTTTCTTTCTTTTTCATTACATAGTATCTTTTTTAATCTTCTTAAAAGATTTTTTTGCTAAGTCTTTTGCACGACTCATTGGTGTATGTGTTGCACCAGACTTATCTTTTACATTAACAGCTACTTTTTTCCATGGAGTTTCTTCTCTCCATTTACCAGTATCTTCCTCTTTAGCTTGAACAACTTTGGAAGCAAATGTATCAATTTCTTTATTACGTTGTTTTACTTCTTTAGAACGAATATGTTTTAATTCTGGTTTAACTTCTTCGTTTTTAACTTGCTTGTCTTTAGAAAAATAAGTATGTGGAGGAGTTGTTAATTTATCATCTAACTTAATATCTACAGGACCAGGGTTTGTTGAAACTTTTTGTTTTTCTTTTGTATCTACACCTTGGTCAACTACTTCAGGTTTAACTTCTCTTTCGCTTGTTTTTAAATCTACCTTATAACTTCTAAAAGAATTTAATTTAGCAAACTTGCCATCTCTGACACGACCACGGAGCATATCTACTGTCAATAAATCTGCATCAGGATCTTTTTCTATACCAACTGCTTCATCCATTTCAACTTCTTCTTTCATCTTACCTGAACCAAAGTATTGACGACCTTTCATTAAATCTTTAACGGTCTTTTTACGGTCAACAACATCAGCCATCTTTTTTGTTGGTGTAGTCTTTTTGTATGTAGCATCACCTTCTTCTAAATCTACTTCTTCTTTAGCCAATCTATCCATAACTCTGTGTAAACCTTTTTGACGGTTATAGGATGCTCTTGTTAAATTGTCAATAGTTTTTTCTTTTTCGTGGTCGGGATGTATCGTGCCGTACATTTTTTGTTGTTGTAAAGCGCTTCTTACATGAGTAGTTTTGGCTAAATCTTGCATTGAGTTGCGAGCATAAGAAGCTTGAGTTTTTTTAGAAATCTCATCAATCTGTTCAACTTCTTCTTTTTCATTTAATACAAATTCATATGAACCATTCCATGTATCAGAAGAATCTTCTTTCATCGCTTGCTTTGTAGCAGTAGCATACATGACATTCTTATAGTTTTTACCATAACGCTGTTTGAAACCTGCCAAGCCTTTTTTCATTGACATAACAATCTTCTCACGCTTCTTCATTTGAGCGTCAGTCATTTCTTCACCCATATTATTATCTGTAAATACTGGTTCAGTACCTGTCGCTTTGTTTTCTTTAATATGTGTCAATAACTTATTTGCAAAAGAATCTTCACCAATTTTCTTTAATTCTTTTTTAGTTGGTGCTTTGATACCTTTTAAATCTTTTTTACTTGGACCTTTTTCAAAAGGATTTTTATGTTGCACTTCATGTGCCTTTTTTGAACCATATCCAGAACCACCAAGAACTTTAGTACCTGTTGCAGTAGGAAGTTTTAATGAAGCTTCACTTGCGATTTCAATTGATTCTTTGTGAGATTTAGCAGTAACAGGATATTTTTTACCTTGAAACTCGAAGTGTGATTGATTTGCTCTCTTAGCGGCATGAGCAGCCTTATGAAAACCAGTTTCATCTAATTCTGGTTCAAGTAACATTCTCTTTTTTTCTTCTTCTAATACTTGATTAACTGCATCAATCATAGACTGGCTTATTTTATCTTTTGCAAACATTTTATTCTCCTATTTTATCTGCATTTCCACTTGCGTAATGCGAGTGCTTTTCTTGTTGGTTCACCATTTGGTTTCTTCATTGCACCAGGCATACCACCCATCCTAGCACAAAATGACTTTCTACGCTTAGCTGCTTTACTTCCTGGTTTTACTTTACCTGTAACTGCTTTCTTTAATGTAGAACCTGGATTTTCTCTACGATATGATGCAATACCTTTTGCATTTAGTCCGCCTGTAGGATTCTTACCTTCTTTTCTACGCCAAGCGGCAGTCTCGTATAATTCTTCGTCTGAAACATCTTCAAGGTTTTCCCAAAGAATTTCAGGATCAATATTACTTTCTTCTGCAATACCGTTAACAACTTCTTCTAAAATGTCAAACAATTCTTCAACATCATATTCTTCAACTTCTTCATCAATATCTTCAGCCGTCCATTTATAATAACTGTGTTTATTTAAATGAGCAAGGGCTTCTTTATGTTTGCCAGCAGCTACTAGATTTCCCACAGCTCTAGCATGGCTCACAGGAACATTATCACCTCCATGACCCCGTGGAAATATATTAGCTGGATGAAGTGCAGAGCGTTCACCATGCACTTCATGATATAGTTTACCATTGTTTTTACCGACATTAAAGTGATAATGGTTTTTTGATTGGTCCTGCGCATGAAAAGATGCCAGTCTTGTTTCAACCAATTTTTCAACTTCTTCTTTCATTTGCACAACAGAATGTAATTTATCTTGTTTACCATCTTTACGTTCTAATCTATTACCTTGAGCGTGTTTCTTTGCAGCATCTAAATTTCTATGAGTGAAATCCATATAATGCGTTACTTCATTGGTATCAGGATCGTGATAAGTTGCACGAAATTTATATGGATAGTGTTTTGCTTCTTCTAATTCAACTTCTTCTTCTTTTACACAAGAACCTTTTGAAAATGCTTTTTTACCAGGAACAGGTTTGTATCCTGACCAGCATCTACCTTTTTCTTCTAAGTATTCTTTAAATTCTTTAAATGTTCTCATTTTTTTCCTTTAATCCAATCGTCAGGTATCTTACCATGTTTCTTTTTAAAATCGTTATGTAAATCTTTGCCGGTAATTCCATGTTTAACAGCAATTTTTTTCATTAAACTATCAATTGAATCATAACTATGACTATCTAACTTCTGTAAACCTTTTTCTAATTCTACTACACAGTCCTCATTAAATTTCTTCTTACCTTTTTTCTTAATGATGACACCAACATTTCTATTTAAATCTTTATAGGTATCCATACCTTCTTTGTTGCTAGCACCACCTAAAACACCACCTAAACCAGATTCAACATCATTTTGAAAACCATTATATTCTTTAAATGTTCTCAACTTCTTCTTTTTAGGTACATCATAATCACTACTTAAAGGATTTACAGAACCACCACCTGGCATTGCGTTACTAGCAGGACTTGCATTACTATATTCTACTGTCTCTCCCATGCCACCTAATCCAGCACCACCAGTTAATCCCGAACCATTAGTTCTCGTATTCCATTCTCCACCTAAACCAGTTGGTCTTACAGATTTAGGTTCTTTACCTGAAGTATCGCCACCTTTTAATCTTTTCTTTTTATCATTATCATAATTAAAATTGGGTTCTTTAGGTAAAGGCAATGCTCTTAAAATAGGTTTACTTTCTGTCAATACACCCCTATTCCTTTTCAACCATCCTTCTGCTACATCGGTAAATCTGTTGGAATCTAAAAAGAGGTTTGTATTTTCATATACTGTATGAATATCCTCTTCCTTGGTATCTAGGTTTCCTGTGTTGTCAAAGCCTATAAATGTCTCAAAAATTTCATAAAAACTATTAATATTTTTTTGCGATTTATTCCATTTGTGATATCGAGCAGATTCATTCATCATTTTAGACAATGATTCATTTCTTTGTTTACTAATTTCATTGGTTGTTCCAACAAAAATCATCATGGTTTCGTAACCAAGTTCTTCAAGTTCTTCTTTAATATAAGAAACTTTTTCATAATCGTCCGCAGGTCCATTAATGATTAGTGGGCTTCTTCTGCGAATTGACTCTCTACGATAATCGTTGGTTTTTTCGGATAGTTTTTGTTTATCACCAAGAAAATCAATAGCTTGCGTAAAATTAATTTCAGTCATTTTACTCTCAGCAATGGCTTCACGGATAATAATGTCTTTACCTGAACCTGGACCACCAGTTAGAAAGATTGCCTTGAATGAACCACGATATATTTGTTCATTTAATCCCATGCCTTTACGGACATCATGCATCAATTCTTTTGTGTGTTCGTCAGAAACATGAGATGGAACACCTTCACGAAAGCCAGCGAAATTATTATTTTTTGCGTGTTCTCTCATTTTTGTAGCAGACATACCTTCTGCACCTTCAGCGTCAGGGTCACGATGACCAGCAGACACAACACTTATCTTTTTGAACTTATAAAAACCGTGTTTACCTTTTACGTCATTGTATTTGTCCAATGTTGTTTGGAATTCTTTAACACGGTCAGAACCAGCAACTACGATTAGATGGTCATGTCCTTTATTATAAAGTCTGGTAGCATGATGAAAAATAGAAGGTTCTTCGGAACTAGAAGATTCAAAATTTGTACCAGGAGAATATCTTCTTAAATGTTTAATTTTTTGTTTGGCAGACAAAGGATTCTTTTTTGTATCTTGTGAATGTGATACAATAATATGATGTGGTGCATGATTTTTTTCTGCAACTTCTCTTATTTTATGAATTAACTTTAAATGACCAGTAGTAGGAGGATTCATACGACCAAACGCCATCACCACAGGATTATGTGTTTTTTCTATTTCTTCATATAATTCTAAAAATGATTTCATTCGTCTATCGTTTTCTTAAAATTGATACCTTTATGGCCTAATGTTTTGGCCATTGCTTGTAAGTGTTCATCTTCATCTAAATCAACATGACTTTTTTCCAAATGTTTTACTTTAAACATCACCATTCTTTTCATAGGATCGCCAGTTTTTTGATAAACTCTGAATTGTCCTTTACCTTTTGCTTCAGGTAATCCGTGGCCAGTTGCATCTTTTTTTCCTACTTTATAAGTACCGTGTTTACCAACTTGCAAAACATGGACATGATGGTCTTTTAAATATCCGTTTGCTGGGTCCAAATTTTCATGTTCAAATAAAACATCTTTAGCTCTTTTGACATTTTCATTGGGCATATGATGTTTATTCATATGTTCTAAGATACCTTTTGCTTCAATATGTTTTGCATAAGTAGGCCTATTCGCCTTATTCTTTTCGGGCATATGCCAACCGCCTTTGTTTTTATCATAGGCAATCGTCAATTGACCAAATGCGGCTGTTTTACCAATTTTTGTTTCACCTTGTAACACTTTTTTATCTCCAACTTCTCTTTCACTATGAACTCTACCTTTATGTTTCTGTCCGGTTTTTTTATTAATTAAATTAAAATCATTACCAGCAGAAAAACCAGCGGCTTCTCCGTGCATCAAACCATGTTTTTTTAATCTTTCAACAAATTGTTTTTCATAATCAAAACCTTTATTAGCTTTTTGTTCACCAGGTTTAACAATTTTATTTGCAGGTATTAAAGTTTTCTTTTTTGTAACATTATCGGTAGCATGAACAAATAATTTACCGTCATATCTTTCTGCTTTATGTAATATTAAATCAGCGCCTGCAGGAACATCTTTATGACCTACGCCTAGTTTATGAGTAGGCGTTTTACTATTCAAATGAGGTGTAACATATTGTTTTTCGTGTCTTTCTGTGTCAAATCCAGTTGCAGCAATATATCCTCTCGATTCAAGAATTAAATCTTCATAGAGAATATATTCTTTAAAATTAAACATTTACTATCTCACCTTTAATAAATTTGCACGAGCAAATTCGGCTCGGTTGACTAATTTTGTAGGCTCGCCTGCATGATTGACTACAAAACCTTCTGGTTTACTTCTTTTACCTGCAATATGGTGGTCTAATCCACCTTCATGTTGTTCTAAATTTTTAACTAAAATATTTTTAGCTTGTTGTAAGTGGTGATGCATATTTAATAAATTTTCATAATGGTCTTTATTTTTTTCTATATGGTCAGTATGCATTTTTGCTTCTTGTTTTTTTCTTGATTGAGCCGCAGGCGTTTTTAATTTAGCAATAGCTTTATTATATTTTTCTTGTATATGGTTTGATAAACCTTCAGCGGAAGGTTTTTCACCTGTTCTTACTGTTTGATTTATATAGGTTCCTAGTTGACCAGATTCACCACGATGTGGTTCGGTTGCCTTATACATTTCACCTTTATGTTCATCATGTATTGCTTTTGCGGCATTCATATGATTATTAAATTCTTCTTGGTCTTTTTCTGAGTAGTGTATCTGACTAGTATCGTGTTCTGCGGATTTAGTCCAAACATCCGGATGTTGTTTGAAGTTATGTAAATCTGGATGAGGATCAGCAGACATACTATCAATTGTTTTTCCGTGATATTGTTGGTGAATAACAACACCCATTTTTGCTTTACGAACTTTATCTGCTTCTTCGCCTTTTGCGGTATAACGAATTGTGTTAGGAGTAAAAGAGACACCCCCATCCGATTCTTCTTTATCACCTTCTGAAAACATCATATCGCCTTGATATACACCAGACTTGGGTGACATCTTTTTAAGATGTTTAAGTGCTGAATGTAATTTTTCTACAAGGCCAGGAGCGTGTCCGTGATTTTTAACAATATCTGCGTGAGTATAGTTGATTTTAGGATTTTTATTGAAAGCAGATTTCGAAGCAACAAAAAATTTACCTGTTTCTGGATGATGACCAAATACAATAGATGGAGAACCATCATACTTCATAGTTAAAGCGGTACTTTTACTTCCAGATTTAATGTGTTCGTGTGTTTGACTTAAAGCGTTATATGTATGTGTAAAACCTTTTGAGCCATATAATAAAGGTCTATCTTCAGCATGGTCTATATGCTTAAGTTTTTGACCTTCTTCTTCGGCCTCTTCTTTTATGAATACTAAAAATGGTTTCATTAATTACCTCATGGATTGCAACACACTTTGGTTGCCATGATGTATTTATACAACTTTTGATTTCATATAACCGAACTTTACAAAAATTCGGTTAAATATATAGAGAGAAGTTTGAGCTTAAATTATTGGGTTTTATACCAGTAATTCAATCATCTTTGACATAGGATATTGAGGTTCATATCCTAATTTTTTGATTTTTTTGATGTCTAGTATCATATCTTTTGCTTGAACAATACTATGAAATCTAGGTGTTGGTATACTATTAAAAGATGAAGAAGAATTTGTCATTTCCTTAACCTTCAACATTACGTCCATCAAACGAATACCTTCACCGTTCGCTAGGTTGTAGATTTCATTCTTTTTTCCAGAATTTAGAATAAGGTTGATACCAGACACGACATCATCTACATAAATGTAATCTCTATACACTTCACCACCCTCATATAGATTGATGGGATTACCTTGTTTAACTTCATTAATCATATATTGTAAAGCATTCTTCTTAGCAGACGCCTTGCCATCTGATTTACCTACCACATTACCTAAACGAATAATACGATAAGGTATTTCAAATGTTTTACAATAAGAAATGAGTAATTGTTCAGCTGCTCGTTTGGTAATTGAATAGAACCCTCTAGGGTCACAACCATAGGTTTCTTTAGCAGGTAGTTTAACGTCACCATAGACAAACCAAGAACTAATAAAGTTAAATGTAATATCTTTACCTTTACAAGACTCTAGTACTTTAATTAAAGTCGTAAGATTGGTTTCAATGTCAAGATAAGGGTTAGTGTGAACATTATAATTATCAATAGTAGATATAAAGTATAAAACATCCGTAACTCCTTCCTTTGCTTTCACTTCATAGTCATTTCTTTCATTAACCCAAAGATATCCATCTGTCAATTCTACATAACGAGAACCTATAAAACCTTTACCTCCAAAAACATTGATTAATCGTTCCATTTTTTACAAACCTTTTCAATGTAAGCCAAAATCTTTTCATTATAAAGAGGTGAACAACCAATAAAGAATACATTACTGAGAGCAAGATTTGAATTAGGATACTTTTTATAGTCATCTAGATGTTTGTATCCTGGATGTAATAAAATGTTACCACTAAAATAATTTCTTGTCTGAATCTTGTTTTCTTCAAAGTGAGCAACTAACATTTCTTTTGCTTCTTGTGATTCACAATAGATAGGAACACCAAACCACGAAGTTTCGGCAACAGAAGATTCGTTAATGACACGAGCCTCTTTGATGTTATTCTCAATAAACTTTTGTATTCTTTCTTTATACTCACGGCGCTTAGAGTGAATAAAATCAAATTTCTTTAATTGTTCAATACCAATTGCACCTTGTAAATCTAATGGTTTTAAATTATAACCCATTGTCGTAAACAGATACTTGTGGTCAATCACACCGTCATAGTTTGGTAACCAGTTATCAAATCTTTTACCACAACTACCACATTGTAATAGATTGTTTGCACCAACACAATAACAATCACGACCCCACCAGGAAATGCTTCTTGCTAACTTAATATATTCTTCATCATTAGAACTGACCATTCCACCTTCACCGGTTGAGATATGATGTGCAGGATAGAATGAAGTAGACCAGCAATAATAGTATTCTGTTATTAATTCATTCTTGTATTTTGTACCAAGACTATCACAATTATCACCAATCAATAAAATATTGTTACGATAACAAATGTCATGTAATACATCCATATCAGGAGGATTACCAAGAACAGGAGATACAAAAATTGCTCTAGTCTTTGATGTAATCTTTTCTTCGATTCTTGTAACATCAAAATTTAGTGTTTTTAACTCAATATCAATGAAAACAGGTTTCAAACCATTCTGTGAGATTGGTGCAATCGTTGTGGGGAATCCAACAGGAGATACAATAATCTCATCTTCAGGTTCCCATTTAAATTTATTCTTTAGTGCCGTAATCATTACAAGGTTCGCTGATGAACCTGAGTTTACCATGTGTGAGTATTTGACATTAAACTTATCACAAAACTCTTGTTGAAATTGAGACACTTTTTCACCAGAAACAATCCATTTACCATTGACTAATGTATCAATTGCAGCATACATTTCTTTTTCGTCCCACAGTTGGCCTGAATACTGAACGAATTGTCCTTCTTCGTAATTGTCATAATTCTTTGCGTAAGCTGGACGCTCTCTCGATAATGCTTCAATCATTTGATGTATAATCATATTATGCCTCTGTATTAAATGTAATTACTTCTTTTATGTCACTACGATATGTATTTGGTGGATAATACCATCTATTTGTTTCACCTGGATGCATATCATAAGCCTTTGGATTTCCGCTACCGTGCCAACATTCTAAATCATAACGATGGTGCGGTTGACCAGAAAACTGTGGTTGATAATTATTTTCTGGTGGTGGAATTAATTTTTTACATCTTCTCAAATAAGATGCTTTGGCCCAATAGAAGTTACCAGCATAAAAAGGATGTGGAGGTTCACCTAAAAATGCAGCACCACAAGTATCATAACCTTCATCTAATTTAGCTACACATTCTTGCCATTTTTCAATGTTCCAATACTGCATATACTTACGCCAGTTTTGATGGCCGCCATCAGGATGAGAAACACCTTTATGTGTCATATGACATACATAAAATTCTTCATCGGAAGAATGTACCATGTTTTGGATGTATTGTGATGTTGTTGCTTCGTACCATTCTTTATATGATTCATCAAAGTCATGATAAAAAACATTCGTTCTATTTTCCCAACGTTGTTCTAACCAACGGAAGTTTTCTTCACCAAAATGCAACATCATATGAACTTCATCAGCGGCATCAAGTAAACCAGTTTTTTCTAGTAACTCGGTTTGTTCTAAGGTGATTTCTCTACCTCTCATCATGTGCATTGCATGACTAAAAACTTTTATTTTCATTATCAATTCCTTTTTGCTATAATGGTCAATATATTTGGTAAGTATGAAACAGATTTACGAATCTCATCTTCGTGATTACAAATATGAATTGGAGTAAATCCTGCTTTATGAACTAATGTAATTAAACCATGTGAATCAAAATGATGGAAATGTTCATTTTCTTTACGGTGTTTCCATGTTCTAAACCATTCAGCACCCATACGCTCGTGCATCCACGGTAATGATATCATAATATATTTTGTTTTAATTGAACCAAGTAGTTCATGTATATTAGGTTCAGGAATATGTTCAATTGAATCAAAGAATGTAGTTACATCAACATCGATATCTTTGATATCTTTGATAAAAGTAATGCCTTCTGGTAACGGATAATCAGAGATATCATGACCATACAATTTTATATCAGGTAAAAATTCTTCATTTTGTTTTTTTACACATTTCAAGAAATTGCCATCGCCATAACCAAAATCACAAATACTATTAAACTCACCTAAAGGTAAATAACTATCCAATAAATTAAATCTCAACTTTGACATTTCATCGGACATTTTTGTATAATACTCCATATAACGAGTATCATACTTCATAATTTCACCGGTAGGTTTACTTTGAAACCAATGACCTGGTTCTATCATTTCATAATTATCAATCATAATAAATCTGTTCTCCAATTGTTATTCCAAAACATATTAATATTACCCCGACCTTGCAAAGCATAGAACGGTGTAGTATGTAGTAGCCCTACGGAACCATAATAATAATTAATATGCTTATCATCATCTAAAACAGAAGCAAAGTGTGATGTACCTGTATCACCACCAACAAAATGACTACAGTCAATAATGTTTTCAATATTTCTTATATAATCAGTATCACAAATAAAACCTTTTTGTTCTATACCACCAGGATTTGTCATACATAAAACTTTTTCGTAACCATCATATTCAGGTTGCATATAATGTTCAATCATACTGTTAACCATTTCAATTGACCAATTTCTATAATGATTATATGGAGCATCCAACAAAGGAAAAATACAAATCTTTTTCTTTAGTGGTTTATTAAATTTTAATTTCAATTTATCACCAGTAAGTGACCTTAAATCCCAAAGATTTACATTCTGTAAATTTAATGAATTATTACTTGATTCGGAGGTAAGATAAGGAGTATTTTCTACCAACCAATCACGAAACTGTAAACAATGTGGTGCTGGATTAACCGAACGGTCAGGAAGATGAAACTTTAAATCTTTGTATAGAGGAGGTTGTTCTTGTAAAAAGGCAAGATAGTTCAGAACTGCTATTATATCACCTGCTCTTAATCCTCCGCCAAAATTGTACGGCTCAATGTTTACAATCATAATGTATTTGTGTCAAATTTTCTAATGTGTTGTATTGATGTTTTTCTGTTTGAATAAAAGTGGTCGGTAAAAATTTCTTCTATGGTTTTATTATTCCAATTAGTCATATCATCATCATATAAAATAATAGTTTCTTTTTTTATTAAATCGGACAATACAGCAATACCTGTTACGGTAGTTATGAACTTATTACTTTTCTTTATCAAATTACAATTATACACTAAATCTTTAGTATAGTCAAGATAGCTAACATCAAAATCTTTTAATATACCAGAGCCTTCAATGACATTAGATAATCTTCTATCATCCACATCAATAGCGTCTTTTGGTGCCCATCTGTCACCAACCAAAATACCTGTAATATTTTCTGTTTCCACAAATGGCACTTGTAATTCAAACTCATCATCAATATTAAATTGAATGCCATAATTTTGTTTAATGAAATTAGCATACCTATGAGCAATGGCTGAATTTAAACCGTGGTTTCCTTTGTCTCCTGTATCATCAATTAAAATAGCTTGTAATGGTTCTTGTATTTCGTGGACAAAAGATATTTTTTCAAACATTTCTTGTCCTAAAAGTAATTCTTTAATACCTTTAAATCTCTGTAATCTATGACAAATAATAAAGTGTATTTTTTCATTAGTGTGTTTATATAAACCGGATAATGCAGGTAAACAATGTGAGAAATCGCCTAAATTATGAATACGAGGAGAAGCAATATTAATCATTTTGAATTATTGTATTGGTTGAAGATAATAAACCAGTCGGAAGGATCCACATAATGCATTGAGAACATTTCTGGTTTTGTTAAGTAAGACATTAAGTATAATGTTTGGTCGTAATGCACAAGGTTATGTTTTAATAATGCCAACATATTATTATAAACTAAATGCTGATAATCTTTCCACATATGCGTACCTGCTACCATATGACAACCCATGACATACACATCGCCACGATAGATGATATCATCAATAGGTCTTTGTGGTTCAATAGGACGCAAACTGAATAGATGAATTTTATCTTTGTCAAAGTCATATGACCATTCATTAGAAGAAGGTAAGGTCGTATCATTCCTACAATAACCAAAATCAATCCATGCTGTCAAATCTGTTTTTACTAAACCAGAATCAATTGCATTATTGATATAAAACACTTTCATTAGTTGAATCATGATGTATTCTGGCCACCAGTATTCAATAAAATGTGGTTTATCTACCTTTTCATAAAATGATGGAGAATCAAGAACCGTTTTAACTCTTGTTTTCAATTCTTCAAATTCTTTTGGCAAAAAAGATTCTAAAATGACGATAGATGTTTTTTCTTCTAAACCATTTTCTTTTCTTATATCACGAATTCTCTCGGCAAATTCTTCCGTTGTATAAATCACCATTGGATTTTTAATCTTGGCCAATTTTTCAAAGTATGAAAAATAAACATCAGTAGAACGATGTTGAAAATGAGGTAATGTTAAACCACGAATTTGTGTTGGTAAATTACCACGTCCAATATCAAAGAAATTGGTGATGATTGTTATATTATTATCCATATTTTCTCTCAATCTTTTCTTTCCAATCAGGCGCCCTATTATATTGATGCACCATTACATATTTTTCACCTTTGCTTGTGTAAACATATTCACCGTCAAAATTAGGTTCAGGACTTAATAAATTTGGCCTAAATGAGGCCATTTTATTTGGGTCTACTGTTGTACCACATTCACAAGCCCAATTTGTATCATGGTCATTAAATTTAGTAATTGATTTATAAGGTTCTAATGATAACATGAGATTTACCCCAGCTTGGTCAGGCATAGGTTCTTGTAAATGTTGTATAGTAAGAAATACATTTAATGAAAAATCAATAAATGTTTTATATTCCCCTGCCATTGAACCGGCATTATAAATTGGTCGGTCTTTCATATGTTGTTGCATTACAGGACCAAAAGAGGTTAACATATTATTGTAACCCCACGGTTCGTCTTTATACTTTAAACTTTCACAACCATAATTTAATTTTTTGTTACCTAAATTCTTTTCTAACCATTCGGATGGATTACTTTGAAATACTACATCAGAACAATCAGTAGAAATAACATAACGAATGTCTTTCATTTCTTTTAAAAACATCCAATGAAAATAATGTCGTGTTGCAGGAACTTGATAACCAAAGTTATCAGCAAAATGATAACCATCATTATTTTTATTACGATTATTTGATGTCAACCAAACCTCAATACCGTTATCTTTTAATTGTTTAACTGTATCATCGGAAACATTGTGAACAATCATTGCTTTTCTTCCTGTGAAACCACAAGAATTTAATGAGTTAACCCAACATTTTAATTTGCTGTAATCATAATTTGACACAGCACTAATAACTAAATCTTGCATAATCTTTTTCCCAAATAGTAAAAAATTGTTTCGTAATCAATTGGACCTATTTTAATATCTAATGCTTTTTCCAACTTACTTTTATCTAAAATGAATTGTCTTTCAAATACACTTGTAGTATTAATAATACTTGCTTTATACTTATAACCATCTATTAACCATTGAATTAGTTGTCCAATGCGTAAACCTTCACCCGAACTTAAATTATAAACGCCTAATGGTTTCTTTTTACAAATCTTTTCAATAAGATTGGCAGCATAATCAACAGGTAAAAAATCTCTTTGTGTTGCCCAATCAGTAGTTAATTTAATTGAATTATTGTTTACTAATTGCGACATACAGTAACCCATAAATGAATTTCTACCATATTCAAAACCAAATATGTTTGAACCTCTTAATATTGTTGTTTGTTGTGGGAAATTAGATAATAATTTTATTTCGGCAATCAATTTATTTTCACTATGACGGTCATAAGGAATGCAAGTTGAAAACTCGTTAAATGTTTTTAACTCTGAAAAATCACCATAGACTTTACTCGTTGATAACATGATGTAATGTAAACCGGATTCACAAGTACGTTTACCCACAGATAAATCTACATCAATAAATTCACTATAAGGATTTGTTTTAAACAAAGGATTTAATGCACAATTAATAACAGTATCATATTTACTTAAATCTACATCATTAAAATTATAATATGATACCTTATCAAATGTCAATAGGTGTTTAGCAATAAAACTATTCTCACCTACTACGAGGACTTTTTTCTCCATGGGAAGATTCCATTATATTTTTCATTCATTACTTTATTGCCATTTTCAAAAAATTCTGCATTAACAGAACCTTTACCGCCATCTACACGGTAACTTACTGTATATTCGTTTGTGCAGTCCCATTTAGGAAAGTGTTGTGATATAGCCGATAAAAATACTCTATCTTGCCCCCAACCACCGTGCCATACGCTTGCAATCTTAGTTGCTACCGATGTTTTAATACAGTAACTATTTGTATCAACGTGATTTATGCCATGATATGTTTGCCATTTACCTAAAGATTCACAATCATCAAAGCAAATAAAATCACCTTTTTTATCATGTATTTTTCTTAATGAATAACACCAATCCAAATCTCTTGCTTCAATTGTTTCTACACATTGTTGAACGTGCCTGTCGTATAACCAATTGTCTTGGTCAAGATACATAACATAATCTGTATTAATAAGATGAGTAAAGGCAGCATATACTCTATGACCATAAAAACCTTTTGCTCCAACATTTTCTGGTAAGGTGCAGATGACTAAATTTTTTGTATCAACACCTTTATTTTTCATATTTGTTATATGATTTTTTACACCCCAATAATGGTCTTGGCCATCAACAACAAGATAACATTGTGTAGGATAAGTTTGTGTTAATACACTTTTTACTGCATCTACAAATTCAGGATTACCTGTAGTAGGTATAATAACGGTAGCACTCATTTAATATTTCCATAAAAATTGATAACCAGCATGACAAGGTTGTTTATTGACTTTTAACATATAGTCAGTAACAAATCTTCCTTTACCAGATACTTGATTATTTTCAAACCAACAATCATCAACACCAATTAAAGCACCATCTTTTAAAGAAGGTAATATTGTTGTTAACTCATAGAGATGATGTAAAGCACTTTGATAAACAACTTCAGGATGTTCTCTAGGAGCATCAAAACTATCTAGATAAAGAAAATCAATCTTCTTACCTTTTTCTAATAATTTAAGATTTAATTCTTTAAGAAAAGTAATACTGTCTTTTTGAACAACAGAAGAAAAATTACTTGTTAATTTACTTCTACAATAATTAACACTTTCTTCAGATATATCTACTGTGATAAAATTACCACCGTATTCATCTATATATTTGTCAAATAATAGACTACTTTGACCATCACCGGTATAATTATCTTCTTGTCTTGCACAACCTGTTTCAACAATAAAGGGCTCTTCAATTGATTGTAGATAATTAAAGATGTAATCAAATCCACCAATTCGTTCACCTAATCTATGTCTTACTTCATTATAAAATTGCATATTATTCCTTATTAATATAATTTTCCAAAAGGACCAAATCCATCACCTCGTTTTTCTGCTAAGAAAAATAAATCTGTTATAAACTTTTCAGTTTTCTTTTCTGACAACTTTGTCATTTCATATAAAAATTTTAATTGCATTAATTTGGAATTGGCTGTACCATAATTTTCCTCATCAGTAATTTGTTTTAATATATTTTTTGAAAAGGTTTTACTGTCTGTAATATTTGTTACAACTTTTTGTTTGATACCGTCAAACATTTTTTTATATACTTGTTCTTCATTTACAAATTCTGGTGCACTAGAAGGATAATTTTGCCATTTGTTCTCAAAATCCATTTTATTTCTTTTGCAGGCTTCATATACCAATTCAACAGGAGCTTTACCAATTTGGGCTGAACCTCCGGGTTCTTGAAATTCAAATATTAAATTACCAGGTCTATATGTTCTACCTGAAGTTCTAATTGTTAAAGTGTATTTAATCAATTCTTTTGTATATTTTACTGTAAAAGCAACAGTAGCATTTGCTGCCTTAAATGTATTGTCATTTCTTAATAAAAAATCACACTTTATATCTGTAATTGTAAATGTTGGATGTTTTCCGCTAGTGAATAAAATACCTTCTTGAACATTAACTTCTTGGTATCTGGCTTTATCTACTCTTTTATCTACGAGTTTTAATGAAATACCTACAACTTTTCTTTCTTTGAAAAGTGTTCTTAATATAGCATTTAATATTTCAATATCGTCAGTATTTTGTACAGCGTCTTTAATTTGTTTAACAACTTGTTGTTCATTTTGAATACACCACACATCAGCAGGATCCCAAGCATCTTTTTTAGAAATACCATATTTTTGATTTACTAATTTAGAAACAAAATCCATAAATCCACCTTTAACACTAAACTCTTTAAACTTATCTTGTGAAAATTCTTTTAGAAATCCTTGTTGTTGTTTATAAAAACTAACAATCCATTCTTTGGTAACATATGGGTAAATTCCTTTTTTTGAAGGTGTTCCTATAATTTCTTTTTTAAATTTTTCATCTTCAAAAATTTCATCTGCACTTTTATATTTTACATTGTGATTTAACGCTTGGTCAAAAATCCATGCGGATGTTTTTTCTTGCATTTCAGTTAATTCGGTTGAACTAGGCATTTTATCTTATAATCTGTATATCTTTACCTGAAGTCCATACTTCAAGTTCGGTTCTTAATCGTCCTTCTTTTTGAAGGGTCTCATATCTATTTATAGCTTTATTCCGCCACCATTCTACAATATTACCAAGTTCATGTTTATCATAGTTATCGCCTTTTACCAATTGCTCGGCCTTACCATTCATGTAGTCAATCATATTAGAAAAACCATAATCTGACACATAATATCTTTTGTGTTCTGTCAACTTCTTAGCGTTCTCAATCGTTAAACTGAATGCCTCCCCTTCAGAACTACCTTTAAGTGCTGCTTTAGTCATAGATATAATCTTAGTAAATGTTCTTAATTTCCTACTTGTAGTAGATTCATCTTCTTCTAAAATATCTCCACCAACTCTTGCTTCAACATATTCTTTTAAATCTGTATATCTTTTACCATTCATCATAGGTACAAAATCAGATACAGTTAAACCTTTATACCGAATGAATGGTTTCATACCATCATATTGAGATACTTGTTTTGTTGAACCATAAAGACTTGTTGTTTCAAACAAACAAAGATTCATATTATACTTTTTGTTTACCATTTCTCTTACGGTATGTGATGTGCAGATGGCGGCCAATAGTTTACCACCAAGATAATTAAATCCAAATGGCTGTGCTGGTACAATTGCAAATCCCATAATTGTTGATTCATTAAATCGTTTTGTTGATACAGGATTCTGTATCCAAACTTGTCCAAGCATATCATTACGAGGTTTCATATAGATAACAGGTGATGCTAAACGAATTAAACCTAGAATCTTTCCTGAGTTTTTTTCCTTGACAGCAAATGGTATATTTCTGCCGACAGGTGCTCTATTTACATGAGAAGAAGTAATCGCTAATAATGTATCCCATTGTTGTATTGGTATTTCACCAATTTCAATATCCATATCTTTTGGGTGCATTGTAAAGTCTGAGAACAAATCATCTTCGGGAGGCCATAAAGCAGAAGTTTGAAAGTTAGAAACATGGTTAATCTTTTCTTCTCTCATATATTCTTCAATACTACCATAATTACTAAAGTAATCGTGAAATACTTTTGATACATGAATTGCCGCATCTCTCTCTAATTTCATACTTTAAAACCTTCAAATGATTTCTTTGCTAATTTATCATGGTTAGTGCCAGCGTCAGCAATACCTTCTTGTGCAGATTGTTCTACATCATATAATTTCATTTTTGCTCTATCTACACCGATTGTAAATCTCTTGTAGTGTGTTGGGTCATTATAACGATTCTTTAATTGTTTGACCATCAGTTGACCAAGTTCTTCTAATTCTTCAGAAGAAATTAATGCAAACATCAAATCTGCTGTTGCTGGTAATCCAAAGGATTCGGAGGTATCTTCAAGGCCAGGATCGCTTGATGTAAATCCTGACCGAGTGGTCTGTGTGGCAGAAACAATAGGTACATTATACTCAACAGCAAGACCTCGCAGTTCTTCTGCAATGGATTTGACGTATGTGTAAGAGTTAATATTTGCGCCTGCTTTAATACGAGAAGAACAACAGATATTAAGATAATCAATAAAGATAATATCAGGTATAAAAGACTTTTTAAGATTAAGTTCATTGAGTAATGTTCTAAAGTGAGTTGTTGATGCAGATGCGGTTGGATATTCTTTAATGATTAGTTTACCTGTAGTATTTTTTCTTACACGGTCTACTTTTTTATCATAAATATCTTTTGGTAATTCCATTAAATCGTCAAGTGTAACATTTAAAAGATTTGCATCTATTCTTTCAGCAATCTTTTCTTCAGCCATTTCCATAGTGATATACAATACATTTTTACCTTGTGACATTGCTCCTGCAGCCACATGACACATAAAGAGAGATTTACCAACTCCCGTGCCAGCAAGAGCAATATTAAGCGTTTTCGCTGGGAGTCCACCTTTTGTGATTTTGTTAAAATACTCCAAATCAAAGGGAATTCTTTCTTCTTTACGGTGATAAAATTCGTATCGTTCATCTGAGTCCTGTAAGTAATCGTGTCCAACTGAATTATCAAAGCTTACGGCCAAAGCGTCCGATAATATCTTGGGAATCTGACCTTTGTCGTGTGTTTTAGAACTGCCGTCCAGTATGGAAATAGACCCCAATACTGCATTGTATATTGCTTTTTCCTGGCAAAATTTTTCTGTTTTGTCAACAAGCCATTGTATCTCAGCTTTTGCTTCCTTACTACTTTCAATTTCTTGAAGATAATTTTGCAACTTCTGAACTTCGTCATCTGTAAGAGAATTCTTTTCCTTGACGGCAATTGACAACGCTTCAATCTGCGGTGTAGTATTGTAAGATTCCGTGAATGATGTAATTTCATTAAATAATGTTCTCTCAGCTTTATCTGAGAAATATTCTGGTTTGATAAATGGTAATGTTTTTCTTAAATAATCTTCATTGTAAATCAGGTGTTTCAGTATCGCTTGTTCTATTCTCATCAATAAATTCCTCGTTCATGTTACCACTCATTATTTCCACTAATAAATCACCAATATAATTTTTAAACGATTCATCTTTTTCTAATTTTTTTGGCTTGTCTACTTTAGATTCTAACACATCATAAGCGAAAAGTAAATAGACCTGGTCATTTTTTTCTTCAAACTTTACCTTACCATATTTAAATACGGTATCTTTATATGGACCGGATAAAAACCGAATATGTACTGAAGTAGTATCATCTTTTGGGTAAATAAAACAGTAATCAATTCCTTCTACCATCATTCCTCCGAATAATTTTCTGTATTCATAATTTCTGTTGTTGCCACTTTATAAGTCTTTTCAATGTATTCTTGGAAAGATTTCATCTTTAAAATTGGTAACCAAAATTCTTTAGTATTAGTATCTGCCATACGATATTTCTTATCTTCTATAACTCCATCAGCATCAACTTTTGTATACCATCCGTTGGTTGGTTTGACTACATGGCCGCTATCTAAAGCAATATCAAGTAGACCAGACCATTTACTAATACCGCCATCAAAATTAACTGTAACAGGAATCTTAGACTTTTCTTTAACATATCTACTCTTTTCTACATTGATGATGAAATTATAACCAACAATTTCTCCGCCTTCTTTTTCTTGTTGGCGCCCAATAATAAAAATATTATCCGCTGAATAATATGAACCTGTTCCACCACCAACAATATCTTTAGGGAACATACCAATTTCTTTGTAGGTGTGGTTTACAACCACCATCGGAATATCTTTTAATGATAAATGTGGTGTCACCATTCTAAACAAGGACTTTGTTTGCTTTGCTCTTGACATATCAGCAACAGATTTTTGGTCCATTGCGTCCTCAACTTCTTTCTTTGATGCCAGGTTACCGATTGAATCTAATATAATGATTAGTTTATCACCACGTTTGATTTCACTTAACTGCTTCATAATATCAAACTTTAATTCTTCAATATCAGTCAAAGGAGTATGTAACACTCTATCAGGATCAATTCCAAAAGAAGTAAAGTAAGCTTGAGGAGTACCAAACTCAGAATCATAAAATAAAAGTGCCGCATCAGGATACTGGTCAAGATATGATTTTGCCATTAACAATGAGAAAGCAGTCTTAAAGTGTTTTGAAGGACCTGCCCACATCGTAAGGCCTGGCGTTAAACCACCATCTAATTTACCGCTTAGTGCTACGTTAATCATTGGTACAGGAGTAGGAATCATATCTTTCTCCGTAAAAAACTTTGATTTTGAAAGAATGGCAGATTCGCCAATGGTTGTATTCTTTTTCAGTCTGTCTAATATGCTCATAATATTCCTTTAATTAAAAAAATCTTCTAACGAATTTACTTCTTCAGTTGTCCACTTCATACAATCTAAAATAACTTTAATTGGTTCAATAAATGCTTTGTCAAATTGTTTATCATAGTCAATATACTCCTGTAAATCAAATTCTTTTGGTAATCTTGATGGATAGGATATCACATCTGTTTTATAGTTATTAGGTAATTTGAGATATGTAAATTTGATTTTTTCTCCTTCTTGAATCAAAGGATATTTCTTTGTCAAACCTTTTTCTTTTAGATAATGATTATAAACAATGGCGCCTCTCACATGAATTGGTGTGCCTGATTTGTAAGCACCATTTGCTTCTGAGTATTTATTCAAACCGTTTAGGCCTCTAGGAAAAGAAATATCTTCAGGTGGTAACTCACGAAATTCTTTTCTAAAGTTTTCAATAAAATCATGTATATCTTTTTGAGTACCATTCAACATTAACTTAATGGACTCTTTCATCTTTTCACGAATAGCGGATGGTGTAGAAGATTTAACCATCTCTAAACCCATCACTTTCATTTGAGGTTCTTTATACTCAACACCTTCGTTATTATAGATGTTCATAATGTATCGTTTCTTAGCAGTCCAGATTCCTTTGTTTGCCAACGCTTCACGTTTCATTTCCATCTTCTGCTGATAAGCTCTAGTATAGTCTGCCAACTCATGATAAGATTTATCAATAAATGGTTGAATCTTAGTCTCACAGACTTTATCCATGAACGAGATAATCTTTTTATCATCTTCTGTCTTTTCAGCAAAGACTTTTTTGACCAACTCTCCAAGACGGAGATAAATTGAGTCAGTATCACTTGCAATAACATAATCTACTTCCTCCGTTTCTAATAGTTTGTTCATGTATTGATTTAATTTTGCTTCTATCCAACGAATGCTTAGTTGGCCTGCTGTCGTAACACCAAGAGCCATCCGTAAATCATAAAACCGAAAGTATTGAGAGCCGCATGCTCCGTAAAGAGAATTTAATCCGACTTTTTTAGCTAACTGTATATTATTATTTTTTGATATAGATTTCTTTAGATTATAGTACATTTCAATTAATTCGGTATCAGATAAATTTTTATAATCCATTATTTAATTTTCCATAATATAATTCTACATCATTGTTTCTATATACTAAAGCTCTTGTAAGATTAGGATTCCTTTTACCATCTTTTCTGAACGGTTTCTGTTTTTTTAACCATTCGTTAAATTCTACATCACTCATATTAATATACTTTTCTTTTGTTTTCAACCTAGATTCACTAATTTTTTTGGTTTTTTCAGTTGAACAAGGAGATGATTTTCTATTTTTAGGATAATTTATTATTTTCATTCCTGTTTTTTTAACTCGCATTTTTTCAATACCATTTTTTATTGACTCCTCAGAAGCTCCAAAATATTTTTTTCCAAACATATCATTTCTTATTTTTCCTTTTTTAGCTTCATACATTGCTAGTTTAGCTGAAGCAAATTGTTTAGATGTATAACTAACTTTTCTGTGGTTATCGCCACCAGTACCTAATACCATCATATGATATGCTTGTGCCATTTTTCTTGTTTTGTGATTATTGGTTCCATATCTTTTTTTAAAAAGTTTCCATAAAAGGTGGTGTGCAATATAGTGTTCCCGTAAAGTTAACTTAACAATATTTTTATTTTTTCCGTAAATGGACTCTGGAAAAATATGATGGTTTTCATAATTTTTTCTTTCAAATATTACTGTTCTAGTTTTTGCTTTTCTACAAAGTTTTATATAATGTTTTATATAATTCATTTTTTTGTCCTTAGATTTGAATACCTTTAGTATTTATAAATAAAGACTATTCAACTCTAAGATTTCTTCTTTCTAATTCAGTTAAAATTAACTCCAATTGTTGTTTTTCCTTTAACATTATTTTTTTTGCATCTTGCCTTTCTTTAAACATTTTTTCAATTAAACTTGGCATAAATCCTTTAATATCGGTTCTGAAGAATTGTCCATTTGGCGTTAATGTTGCATTAACCAATCTAGAAGTCTCTACCTGTTTCATTAATAAACCGTCAAGTGATATACCATCAGATAAAATCTTACGCATTTCATCAGTATAGTTTTCAGGTTCAATTAAAGTTTCGGGACTTATATTGTATTGCATCATTAAACTTGGATATAGTGATGTTAAATCAAACGAAACAATCCAATCATGTTTGCCTACTTGAACTTCTTTGACATATGCACCCTCAAACATACCGTCTTTTTCTTTATGTTCTTTTGGTGGAACAATGATTTTCTTATCCAACAAATACGAATATGTGAGAGCGTCCCACATTCTTGTTTGTGCAAAGACATCTTCAAAGTTTGATTTTGTGTCGTATGCTAGTGTTACTGCTAATTCTAATAATTTTAATTTTTCTTCAAGTTTTAGAATCAACATTACGTCTTTAATGTTATACTCAATAAATTTTTGGAAGTTTAGACGATATAACGCATGAAGATTGTCATACTCATCATAAGATATTTTACCTTCACCCAACTCAACTTGAGCGATAGCATCCAAACGATAAGATTCTTGTGACTTACCGCCAGGAGCATACCATTTATACAACTCAATATAATCTAATGATGCAAGACCCATCAAACTATATTCAATTAATGTTTTACCATTTACAAGTGTTTTTTTGTCACGAATATAATTCCATGGTGATAGTTTTTTTGCTTCATCTTCACCGAGAATCTTACGAAAACGATTTACAAGATAAGGTATATCGAAGAACTTTGTATTCCATCCTGTGATAATGTCTGGACACTTTTTAGACCACATTGTAAGAAACTTTTTACATAAAGTATATTCATCTTTACATTGTAAATAAATTTCATCACCTTGTGCATAGTATTCACCACATCCAAACACTACGGTTTCGCCATTAAGATACTTTACACAAATAGCAGTAATAGGTTCATTGGCTTCGTATGGGTCAGGAAATCCATTCTCTGAACCTACCTCAATATCTATTACGCCTATGAGAACTCTATCAAAATCATAATCAACTAATTTAGGATGCTGGTCAGCAATAAAGGCATACTCATAACGAGTTTGGCCATACATTACAGGTGCACCAGGAAGTCCATCAAATTGTTTAATGTAATCTCTTGCTTCACGAATGTCTTGAAATTGTTTTCTATCTAATGGAAGGCCAGTGAGTGACTTATAAATTCCTTGTGGATTTTTTCTAGAAGGCAAAAAAAGAGAAGGCGCATAAGCAATCTTCTCTTTTACTCTCTTACCATTTTCTATTCCTCGGTAAAGAATATTATTACCGAGGACTTCTACGCTTGTATAAAAATTCAAAATTAACCTGTGATTAATTGTTTTGATGGAAGAACGATACCTGAACCAAAGATTTGATTATAGTTATTTACAAAATCTTCTGCTGGTTCATAAGAGTATACTACATTCTTCTTAGCGATGGCAATAGTGGCACCTTTCTTTTGTGGTGCATGAAGTGGAAATGGAGCAAAGCCAATGTTGGGTTGTCCGTCTTTACCACGAACTACAGCAATACCTACAGGGTTTGATAACACATATTCAGTTTCAGATTGTGATTCAATCTCACCTAAAACTTCTTCACCGTTAATTAATTTTAAGACTTGAATATTCATAATTTTCCTTTGTTGAATGGAGCGGATAGTCAGATTTGAACTGACGACATTTTCGTTGGCAACGAAACATTCTACCCCTGAATTATACCCGCATGATACTATTATATAATACTTATGAACGATTGTAAAGCACTATATAATAATATACCACATTAAAAAAGAGAACAAAATGAAAAAAACTATACTCAGTTTGTTATTTGTACCTATATTATCTTTTTCTCAAATCTCAGCACAAAAACCAGTCGCTTGTTTTCCAATGGATTATTTACAAAAAGAATTAAAAAAAGGCGAAGAAACACCTTTATTAATTTCAAAAAATAAAATGACCAACGAATCTACAATCATTGTATTCAAAAATGAAAAAAATGGAACATGGACTATTATTGAATTCAAAGATGATTTTGGATGTGTTTTAGGTTTTGGTGTTGATAAAACAGGAAAATCTATTTAATTGGTAGCGGGACCTGGATTTGCACCAAGAACTAAGGCTTATGAGGCCATTGTGATACTCTTTCACTATCCCGCAATAGAAATTGTGGAGCGGTGTCTTTGAGTTGCACAAAGATAATTAAGAGGGAATCTCAATTTGTTCTCCAACCCACCGCATATTCTTAATTTAATGTTATCTGCTCGATTTAGGGGTCTGGTGCTTCCATCCCATAGCGAATAAGCAGTTATCTCAGGACCTATTCCTCGCCAGTTAGACCCGAATAGTTAATACGTCTATTAACGATACCTTGATAACACTAAATTAAAAATCCCGCTTACCGTTTGCGGGGTCATCATACCAGATTACTCGGTTCTATGACGGTCACAACTTGCTGTTTCTCAACAGTAGATACTAGTATAACATTATATATATCAAAAGTCAAGCGACTTTTTGGTATACTTTGGAGCAACGGGTCAGATTTGAACTGACGGCTTTACGGCTTTGCAGGCCGTTGCATTTGACCACTCTGCCACCGTTGCATAATGAATTTGTAGTAGGCATGAACACAATCATATTAGTTTGCGCTTCGATATTTAACGCCACTTGCGTGGTTCCGCAACACCTTTTACATATCATCACGATAGTTACTACAAAACTGGTGCCCCATGTCCGACTCGAACAGACCACCTACTGATTACAAATCAGTTACTCTACCAGATGAGCTAATGGGGCAATTGTATCCTATTATATACAATAACTCAAATTAATGCACATAATAGGATACAATTTTTTAGATTTCTCTTTACGTCTTAAAGCTTTGTTACTTTTTTTATGACTACCCGCTTTACGAAACAATGCCAATTTGACAAGATAGTTTCGTTCTTTGGGAGTAGAATCTTTCTTTTTCATCTTACTCTCCTTAAAATTAGGACGGGCTACTTCCTGTCATAGAAGCCCCCGATTGGAATTCATCGTTAGCCATATTCCCGATATGTAATGGCAAACATTGTCAATTAATAAGGGTAATGTGACAACCCACTTGCGTAAGCAGAGCAAGATAACCCCCGATTTAAAGCTCGGCAACTTATGACAACTGATTGGCCGGCCCCACTCATGGGATACCATTTAATCTAGGCTTTCTTCGTGCTATATCCTAGAACCAAAACTTGGCGGTCTGTATCGGACTTGAACCGATGGTCTCCTCCGTGACAGGGAGGCGATTTAACCAACTAATCTAACAAACCATATTGAAGCACACTATTGAGATTCCACTTTTCAAGTCAGGGTCCGGATGACCAAGCGCCGCTTCTCGCAGGTAGGGAATAATGTGCTTCAATATGGCGCTCGGTACCAGATTCGAACTGGTGTGACCGCCGTGAAAGGGCGATATCCTAACCGCTAGATGAACCGAGCATATTTACAACATTTACAACATGAATTTTTAAAGAACAGTTATTACTTAATATACAACCATTATACATGAACCACCGAATAAGTCAATCATTATTTTACTACTGTTGTTTTTTTACTACAGATGTGTTGTATTTCTACAACACTTATTGATATTGTTTCCAACCAATAGGTTCTTCCTCTATTGGGTCATCTGGATTACAAATGCCTTCAAATACTTCCCATAATTTTTCTTGAACTACAAATTTACGAAATAAACCACCTTCCATTCCGTATGCTTCTATTTCCCAAGGTTGACTCCAATAATCCAAATCTTCTGCTACATGAGCACCTTTCCAACGAGTTAGGTTATCATTGGTTTCACTATAAGCGTATTGTTTAATGTGAACCATCTCATGGCCTAAAGATTTAAGAATATTTCTTCCACCAATCTTTGGATTCATTTCAATCAAAAAGTTTCTGGCTTTACCTAAATCTGTTCTTTCTTCAACGGAAGCATATCCATAAACATCATCAATCTTTTTATTAAAGATAACTTTGATACAGATATTTTCCAACATTTTTGCGGTAAGTAATTCTTGCGCATAGAATAAAATAGCCCTTTTGACATAAGGACGGAATCGCTCTTTATCGGGACAACCAACTATACTTAACTTCATTTAGGTCTCTCCTTAGAAAATTGACCCAATAATTGGCATGATACCGTTCTTACTCACACATGACTATTTATTGTATTATTATACTCTGGTTTAAGAGTTTTGTCAAGAAGATTTTGTAAACTGTTGTTTTTTTACAACACTTATGCTTGACGCCTGAAAAATCTTTGTTTGATATTTTTTGGTTTGAAATGTTCTTCAATTGATTTGACCACTTTTGTTTCATCAAAATCTTTGCAACTAAAGATATCCATATAAAGGTCACCATTAATATCTAAAAAGTGACCCATAATATTAGAAGTTTCAATAAGTTGTGATACTGTCCATCCTGCTTTATCTGTTCCATCAGCAAAATGAACAAGTTGTGGTTCACCATAAGGAACCATTTCAATTAAACGAACTAAATCTTTAGTGAAGTGTGTAATGTATTCTGGATCCGTTGCTCTTTGAATTTCGCAACCCTTTATATCTAACATTAAATGGTAACCCCAATACATAACTACTCCTTAATAGATATTAAGATAATATTTAGTTAGTTTATCCTTAAGCATATCAGGAATTGTTAGATAAGGCCATTCAAGGTAAAATGGACATCCTTTATTACCCCATTGTTTTTTAACAAGAAAACTTTTTGTTATTTCAATATCTTCCTTGGAACCTTCAAATTGTCTTTTTTGAGGTGTGAACATCATTTCAAGTTTATTACTCATAATATTATCACTTTCATCATTATAAAGTACCATTATAACATAAAAAAAGAGGACTGTCAAGCCCTCTTTTCGGTTATTTACCAGATACAGGTCACCAACTATTCATCTTTGGCTTTTACGGTAATCTTTTTTACCATATCCTGTGCTTTAATCATGTTTTCCAACCAAACTCTTAACATACCATTCATTAATTCAGCATCTTTAATTTCTACCGAATCAGCCAATGTAAATGTACGTTCAAAGTTACGGCCAGCAATACCTTTGAAAATGTATGAACCGTCTGTTTCATTATCTTTTGATACTCCTTTGATAACCAATTTGTCGCCTTGTAAAGTAACTTCAATATCAGACTTAGCAAAACCAGCAACTGCCATTTCAATAACATACTTGTTTTCTTTTACTTGTTTGATATTGTATGGAGGATAACCAGGTGTTGCTTTGGCCATTTCGGTGTGCATAGATTGAAGTTTATCAATCACTTCATCAAAACCGATGGTGAAAGGGTCAAAAGATTTGTGGATTTTATCCCATTGTGGGAATAGAGTGAGGGTGCTTGTCATAGATTTTCTCCTTGTTAAGCGAGTTAATAAAAAAGTGTAGACCCCGAAGGCATCTACACTTATATTTATACACTAAATTACAATATTTGTCAATAACTACCTGGTTTTTTACCAATTGAATACTTGGTAACAAGTTCCCATTCGTCTTTTTCTTTGTGAGAAAGAATCTTAATTTGTGATAGGAAAATTGGAGGTGGTGTCTGTGCTTTGGCTTTATTGACGATTTCAACCAAACCCCAATCAGACAAAAGTACCGCAATAGCATTCCTACGAGATAAATCGTTTTCTGAAATGTCTGTTGGTTTACCATCTAATGCAAACAGTTCTTTAAAGTGAACGATTGCATAATGGCCTCTTTTGTGTAATATATGGCAAGACTGGTATAAAATTCTGTCTTTTTTAGAAGCAACACCGATACGGGTTAATGTTTCACGAACCTTCAAAAAATCATCTTTTTCTTTTAATTTTATCTCAATACCATGTCCTAAAAATATATCCACTTCACTCATTTTTTAACTCCGCCTTTATTTGTTTTATCTTTTATTATGGCGACTTGTTCTGGAGTCAATATCTTTAAAGCGTCTCTGGCTTTTTCGTTTGAATAACCAAAATATTCTTTAATAGAATCAATGTCTTTATTAACTTCAGCTTTTTGCCAAGGTTGAAACTTTCGTTTCATGCCTCGGATAATATTTAGATAAAACAAATATTGCATATCTTTATCAAGTTCTGGATAAAGATTCATTTCATTGGCATACAATATACAATCTACATGATACGAGAGAGCTCTGTTTACGACAAAAGGCGTGTAATCTTTATAGTCATAATCATCTTTAAATGGATTTTTTTTCGTTTGAAGTATGGATGGTACGATTTCTTTGAATAAATCTGGCATTATTTGAACTCCACATCAACCATTATCTCCGTTAAGCAAGCCATTAAATTAATCTCGGCATCAGCAACAAAAGCGGCTTGGTACTGATACTTCGCCAGAATTAAAACAAGTTGTGGTACAGATTGTGGTTTGAGTAGTTCATATAGACCATCATACAATTTACGATAAATCTTTGTAGGGTCATTGTCAAGGTTTGATGTTACCCATTTACGAGCAGAACCAAAATCCTTATCTTTTAATGCTACATTAAGAGTATCAAGTTGTATATCAGCAACGTTACCGAGAATACCTTTATCAATAACACCAGATACGGAGTAACGTTGAAGTTCATTCAAAATCCTTCTGTTATCGGGAAAGTGTTTGGTAATAACTGCCGCAACTACTTGTTTATCATATTGAACATTTTCTTGTTCTAGAATCCACTCAACTCTTTTGAAGAATTGAGATGCCATCTTTGCTTTAGAACCATTGAGTTTGAAGTCAATCACAGAACATCTGGAATGAATCGGGTCAATAATACGATTCTTAAAGTTACAAGTAAAAATGAATGAACAGTTTGAGGAGAACTCCTCGATTGCACCACGCAATGCAGGTTGCGTTGAATTTGGATTTAGATAGTCCGCTTCATCTATGATGATGACTTTTCGACCACCCGTAAAAGATACCGAAGAAGCATAATTTTTAATTTTATTACGCAAGACATCAATGCCTGACTCATCAGAACCATTAATAACAATATAGTCACAGCCCACATCTTCACAGAGGGCTTTTGCGATTGTAGTTTTTCCGACACCTGCCGTACCAGAAAGAAGTAAGTTCGGTATTTCTTTTCTATTGACATACTCTAAGAAAGTGGATTTGATTGCATCAGGTAAGATACAATCTTCCACGGTTGATGGCCTGTATCGTTCCACCCAGAGCGCATGATTTAAATCTTTCATTCAATACTCCCATAATATAATATTTACAACTCAAAATTACTTCAATTCGCCTTGTATGCGTCCAACAACTTCACTATATGCTTCCGTTAATACAATTGTTCCACCTGGTAAACCAATAACAGTTTTTTCTACTGTTTCTTCTGATCCTTCTGAAAGAGGAATTTCGGCAATAAACACACAAATAACTTGTGATGGATTTATTGACACAGGAAAACCTGTTTGGTCATTTACAAAATTTACTAACATACTTATTCTCCAATTTTAGTGTGTTTCTTTTCAAAAGCAACCCAATATTGAATATCGGCATCTTTACTCTTAAAGTGAGCATAACCTTTAAAAGAAACAGAAACAACATAAGAACCTTGAATGAACTTAAAATTGTCGGTTCTAAAAACAATCTTATATACTTTACCATTACCTTCAGCAACTTCCATTGAGTTTGTATGAGATACTGGATTACTTTTCTCATCAAAACTAATATTAGTCATTAAGACTTTTTCACCATCAGATTCTAACAAAACGTGTTCCGTTTGAAGAACTTTAGCGGTAGTAATAAATGAACTATAATCTTCCGCTGACATTTCAAATGAAACATCTTCAGCATCAGGTAAAGTTTTATCACCAGCAACAACAATACTTTTCTTGTCTGCTTTGCGATATGTTACTTTGTTCTTACCATTTTTGATGGTAACATTTTGTTCATCAAAAACTAATTCTGCTTTATCTTTAAATAAACTACACACAGATAAAAATTGATTTAAATCAAAAATACAAAAATCTTCAGGAAAACTGTCTTTGGTTGTTGCTTCTGCCATAACAGTTTTGTCATTAGATACTGTTCTTAATTTGGTACCTTGTTTAAACTCAATACCAGAATTGATTGAAGAAAAATTCTTCAACACATTAATTGTTTCACTTGAAAGTTTCATTTACTTCTCCATTATTTAAAAAATCTATTGTATCATGTTCATACAAAAACATCAAGCAGCACAGTGCGTGTGCTAAGTGATTCTTACCAGTTTCTTGGTCATTTTGTTCTCCAGATTTCCAAGCCCATAGATGTCGTTGTGCGGCATCAAAGTATCTACGCTTAGAGTCTGGTACTTTTTTCCAGTTATCTGGTTCATACTTCTCTGCACCAAAAGTCAGTATCTCTACTGTTGCCATCAATGCGTTTGGTGGTACTAAACCATATTGCAATTTACCACCATCAAACTTACGTCCACCTTTTTTTGCGGTTTGTGATTCTTTAACAATATCCGAAAAACTAGGTTTGTCAATAGAACCTAACATTACATTTCACCAACATAATTAGCAACAGCAGGCATATCACCTTGGAAGTGATAAGTACCGATATGTGATGTTTTCATCCAAGGACATAAGTAGATTGAACCACCGATGTTTCTCCACCATTGACAGAACATATAATCTTCTGACAGATAACGCTCTGATTGTTTGTCAATTACAGTATCAAAGTAAGCATGAATGTAACGTGAACCATCAAAGTTTGCTTGACCCACATGGTCAGGTTTGTATTTGAGTTCAGGATAAGCAGCTTCAAACTTAGGAAATACTTCACGTTTTACCATCATGAAACCTGTACCAATTTCTAACACTTCTAAAGGTTCTGTCACAGAGAACTGAGCAGTACCTTTAACGGGATTAAACACATAATCACCAGTTACTTTTTCAAGTAGATGAGCTTCCATATCAGGATTTTTTATAATTGCCTTCTTAACTGATGACCACTTAATGGCTTTCTTGGGATAAGGGGCGCCGATAACATCTTTATCCAAAGCAAGCAGAGCAATCACATCTTGTGGATTAAAGTGAATATCGGAATCAATGAACAACAAATGGGTACAATCGGAACGTAAGAATTCATCAACGAGATAATTTCTAGCACGGGTAATCAACGACTCATTAAACAAAAATGAGAATTTTACCTGCACGCCATACTGCATACATAAACCTTGTAAGTCAAGGCAAGCCTTCATATACAAACCACAATTCATACCACCATACATTGGCGTTGCTACGAAAAGTTTTTTCGTTTGTAATACTTCTTTTGTTATTGAAATTTCCATTTGTTCTCCGAAAATAGGAAAAAGGGGATTTCTCCCCTTTTATTATTGCCTATAAATTAGGCTGTGAAGCGATAACCAGCAGATAAGGCTGCTTGTACCATTGCTTTAGTTGGTGTACCTAAACGGTAGTAATTAATCTTACGACCATCAGATAACTTACGAGTGTTTGTATAGATACAATGACCTTCTTTACGAAGTTCTTCAATGCGAGCAGATACGTTGGTAACTCCAAAACGCTTCTGTGCTTGTTTAACGGTGAAAGTGTTGTAACCTTCTGTCTTTTTGAGAGCAACTAACATACGCTCTTTAGCTGATAACTTAGCCATAATAAAACTCCTTTTCATAATTTAAAATTACTCAATTTGCTTGAGTAGACACATCATAACATTATTTATGCTAGTTTGTCAAGCGTTTAACGCCCAACTTGTGGTAAATATTTCGCCTTGGTTTCTTCCCAAGTTAGGTAAATAAGGTCATCATAAAATAATGATTCGTATGATACCGTATTCTTTTTCTTTAACATGGAAATACGGCCTTTGGCATATTTTGTTTTCCACAAATTGGATAATGTTTGTTCGCTGGTATCAAACATTTTTAATAATTTTTCTTCTGGTATTTGTTTACAAAGATATTCATTAGTATTATAATACAAAGGCGAAAAATAAATTCCACGCTGGTGTTCGCTACGAATCAGTTCTTTAGGTATACCAAGTTTAGGATAGGCAAAGTTTAATGAACGATTTTTATGGTCACGCTTGAGTGGTAGACCTTGAGTGTTCTTTGCGTCCCACCATTCAAAATATTTTCTAGGATAATTTTCTTTAATCCATTCGTAAACCATTTTAGATGTAGTTCTTTTAGGTTCAAATACAACTGAACCTGATGAGAATCCCATCTTGTTCCAATGTTCTAGTCCATCATACTGAGAAAGACCATTAGACTTAGTGTTGCCATAAAGAGAAGTTGTTGTAACTCCGACAAGGACATCTTCATATCTTTCTTTCCAATCTTTTTGAACTGTATCAGATAAACATAATAATGCAAGTAACTTACCGCCCATATAATTATAACCGAGAGGTTGCATAGGAACGATTGTAGAACCAATGGCCGTATGATTAATCATGCCCTGTTGTGTTTTTACATCTCTTGGCCAGCCAATTGCTTTATCTCTTGGCGTTAAATCAAGAAAGTCGGAAGAAATACAAATGACACCAAGATACTTGCCTGTTACTTCATCAATGATTGTATAAAATAGATTACGACCAATGTTTGAATTATTTTTCATTGTAGAAGAAAAGGTACGAATGGCATTCCATGTTTCTGCTAAAGGACCATTCGATAAAACAAGTTTTGGTTTTAATAAAATATAATCATCAGGATTTTTTGGCATCCAAAAATTAGATTTAACTTGTTCAATAAGTTTTTCTTGTTCAGCATTTACCATTTGCATTTCTGTACCAAACAATGTATCTACTTCTTGAACAGGATATCTTTCTTTAACTTCACACCACTTTTGGTACAAAGTATATTCTTTGACATCCATTTTAGAAGCGTAAGTTAAATCTTCAATTAACTGATTTTTAAGTTGTTCAGTATCAATGTGTTTAAAGGAAGAAACAGGATTCTTTTCTTGCCATTCTACCCATTGTTTTTCAACAAATTCAATTGGAGTTGCCATTATTTTATTCTTAGACCTTTTAACATTTTATTTCGCTTCTTCATACCAGACTGTAAAGCCATTGGTTTAGCTCTTTCAGTATAACACACTCCATTCAAATGGTCGAGCTCATGCAAGAAAACTCTTGCAGATATACCAACCAATTTTGTTTGTTTCTTTAATCCGTTGAAGTCGGTATATTCCACTTCAATCTCTTTAGGTCTGGTAATTGATAGTCCTAATAATGGAAAAGATAAACAACCTTCTACCATGTGGCATTCACCTTCAAACGATAATACTTTTGGATTAAAAAATGCCACATACTCATCTTCAGCACCCATTACAAAAACACGATATGGTAATCCACATTGATTAGCAGATAAACCATAACCTTTGTTTTCTTTACAGGTTTCCACTAGACCAGAAGCAAGTTCATTTGGATTAATTGGTGGATTTGTAAAGTCAAACTCAGGTAGTACCTGTTTTAATAACGGATGTTTTTCATGAACTAGTTGATATATTTTTTTTATTTCTGGTTGTGAAATATTTTTAAAAGCAGATTCTTCTGTATTAAAGGTTATAATTTCGCTCATTTTTCCACCTGACTAAAATTGTTTACTTTTTTAAATTTGATTACGCTTAGGAATTTCTCAAACAACATATCACCTTTATGTGAGATAACAAAGATGTTTGTGTCTTTATCCATTGCGCGGATTAACTTCATAAACTCATCTGTACCAACAGCATCTAATGATGAATCAAATACTTCATCTAAAATAAGAAGATTGGTATTGGTTGAGTTTTTCATCTTAGCAATCTGACGCCATGTAAAAAGTAATGCCAAATCAATACGCATCTTTTCACCCTCAGAAAAGTTGGCATAACTAAACTCATCACGGTGCCTACTCTTAATTGTTTCTTCAAAGTTTTCATTGATATTGAAGTTTACAAAGAAGTCCATTGCTGTCAAATACTTATTAATAAGTTTATTCATTACAGGTAGATATTGTTTAATAATTTTTGTTTTAATACCTGTATCTTTTAACAAAGAACTAGCAAACTCTAAGTATTGTTTTTCGATTGCCAATTCTTCTTGTTTCTTTGTTGCCAATTGTAACTCTTGTTTTAAGTCTTTTAACTTTTGGTTTTCTTCTTCTACATTATTTTTATTTTTTTCTATTTCATTTATTTCATTGTTTATTTTTTCGTTATAATTATGAATAGCAACAATCGTTGAATTTTTTCTGACAATTTCGTTGTTGTGTTCTTGTATTTGTTTTACTATCTTTTGGATTTCTTCAATGCGTTCGTTTGCCTTTTGGATTTTATTCTCGACATCTTTAATTCCAATTCCAACTTCTCCTTTTGTCTGATTGATTCCACTAAGTTGGTTATGTCTGAAGGTGTCAGCGATACTTTGCTTGCAGGTTGGACAGTCGTGGTTTTCTTCATAAAATTTCTCCTCTTTTTCTAATTTTTTTAAACGAGATTCAAGTTTAGCTTCTATCTGTAATAGCTTAGAGCTTTTTCTTTCAACATCTACTTTGTCAGAAATTTTATTATTTAATACATCAATGTGCTTTTGTATTAAAGATATGTCATTGGTGAATTGAGTTGTCTGTATTACATTGTTTGACACCTCTTTTCTTTTTTTGTCTATTTCTACTTCAGAACGACTTTTATGTTCTTCAATATTTTGTTTTTGTAATATAATCTTTTCTGCTGTAATGTCCATAGCATACTTGTTTTTGGTATAATCATCTTTGAGAACAGTCATTTTTTCTTTGACTACATTATTCATTGACGAGAAGATACCAATGTCTAATAAATCTTCAATGACGGTTCTTCTGTCACCAGGAGATAATTGCATAAACGGAACAAATGAAGCAGAACCTAATATGACTACTTGTGTAAATGTTTTATAGTTTAGTTTAAGAATAAACTTTTCTAAGTGTTCCTGATAATCTTTAATAGCGGCATCTTGATTTAACATTGTACCGTTACACCAGATTTCAAATACATTTGGTTTAATGCCACGAACTACTTTATATTTTTTCTTACCAATAGAAAACTCAATCTCTACAACACATTGTTGTTGATTGATAGAATTAATTAAATTGGGTTTGTTAATCTTACGAAAAGGTTTATTAAACAAACCAAAACAAATAGCATCAAGTATCGTTGATTTACCTGCACCATTATTACCAATAATCAATGTATTGGCAGATTTGTCTAATTGTATTTCAGTAAAGGCATTACCTGTGCTTAGCAGATTACGCCAGCGTATCACTTCAAATTTAATCATAAATGAGATTCGTTTAATGCCTCAACGTAGAGTTCACGCATGAGTGTTTTTAGTCTGTCGTTTTCAATATTTGCTTCAGTAATACTGTCTACGAAACGATTAATAATTGTTACAGTATCTTCAGTTTCATCTATTGTATCATCTTCTATGCCTTCTGTCAAGTCAGCAAAATCTTCAACAATGGTAATATCAATAGGATTAACATCATAAAGACTATTCATAAATCTATCAAAAAGATATGGATTTGTTTTATTTACAACAACCACTTTGACATAAGTATTTTTATAAATGCTTACATCTCTTTCCATAACTTCGGTAATAGTTTCTTTTTTATCATCATAAAGAATACGATAAAACATGGTATTTGGATTAGGTACGAATTTTAATTCATAAGTGTCTGTGTCAAAGATATTAAAGCCTTTTTGGTCGTTATAATCGTTCCATGTTATTTCCATTGGTGTGCCGACATAATATATGTTACCACTATGAGAACGATGATGATAATGACCTGAAAAAATTCTATCAAATTTACCAAAAGGTTTAGGGTCAATACCTTCTTCGTTGACATGACCACGGTGCATTTGAAATCCAGCAAACTCAAAATGGCCAAAACAAATCTTAGCCGTTGTTGATTCAACTTCTTTTAAGCATTGTTCATAATTGTCTGTACATATCCATGGTATAAAACACATATCCGAATCCGGTTCGTGTGTTATATAAGGAATTGTCATTGGCCTATCTACTACTGTAACATTCTTATATTCTTTAAAGAGTAAATCAGGAGAATTAATTTGATTGGTATTTTTGTGATATGTATCGTGATTGCCAGCAAGAACTATCATACGCATATTATACTCAACCAACTTGTCAAGGAACATTTCTCTTGTTCTACTTAAAGTCAAAAAGTTAATATACTTTCTACGGTCAAAGAAGTCTCCTACCTGTATGATAGTATCAATGTTATTTTCAATAAGGTATGGAAAGAATGTTTGTGAATAAAACTTTTCGGCAAAGTCCATAAAAGCAAGAGCGTCTCCTCGCATGCCGAAATGACAATCACCCAATATTGCAATCTTCATAATATAACCTTAATTTATAAATTAGGAACAGGTCCATCACAACCAATTCTAGGTTCTGGATCCAGACCATTCAAATAATATTTTTTATACAAGTGTTTTGTAACTTTTGTATTTTCTTCTAATTCACGCCAACCATAGTATACCACACCTTTATACTCCAAGGCAATAGAGTTATGTGCTTTATTTCCTTTTAATCCGTGTTTTCCATTTTTTCTAGAAATTTCGGTATTAAGTAATCCGGATTTCCATTTTTGTTTCATTTGCTCAGCATGATGTTTTTTTCTTTCATCATCATTCCGCCATTGTTTTTTTACTCTAACACTTATTTTTTTGCCATAATTTATATCTTTTTTTGAAGGATGATTAATTTTTAATGATTCTAAAAATTCAATTCTCCACTTTTCATATAATCGGGAAGCTTGTCCATATTTACCAGAAAAACACATCCTATGTAAAGCATATAACATTTTGTGTTTATTTTCTCCAGTTAACATTTTAACTAATAATAAATGTGCAATATAATGTTCTCGTAAAGAGAGATTGACAATATTTTCGGATTTATTTGAACCACCTAAACTCTGAGGTATGATGTGATGTTTTTCAAAAATTTTATATTTTTTTGTTTTAGCATTTTTAATTAATTGTAAATACCATTTTGTATATTTGTTGTCTATAAAAATCATTTTGTGTTCCAAACAGTTATACTACTATTTAGTGTTCTTTGGTATTCAAAATGATTAGTATATCACTCATCTAACAAATCTTCAAGCCCTTTTGACTTCTTTACCACCTTTTTATTCTTTTTGGCTTCTTCGTAATTACCAATGAATTCAGATATATTGTCATAGAGTTCAAATTGTTTGGTTGTACCATCATCAAATTCTAACATTTCAAATTCGTCTAAAATACCCATTTGTTCGGTGGCTTTGTATTTGGTATACAGTTGTTTCTTTTCTTTTTGTATTCTTCGTAAAAAGGCAAAGTAAATAATCTGTGTAAAATAAGCAAATGGGTTCTTAGATTTCTCAGGATCAAAATTGCTAAAATACATTAGACAGTTTTCAATACCATCAGATATCATTTCATCACGATAACTGTAATTGATAAAATTAGGTTTATGTGACAAACCTTCTGCTATTTTCATAAAGCATTCGCCAATGTAGTTAGGAATTGCAGGAGGTGGTAATTTCTTCTTCTTGTTCTCAATGTCTTTAGCTTTATAATCAGCCAAGGCTTTAAGAAAATCAGCGTTATTTACATATTGTTTTTGCTTAGTCGCCATGTTTACCACCTAAATGCTTGACAAACGCTTGACAAGTCTGTAATATTGAGTATGTCCCGGTTTCAAGATTAATGTAATATATTTCCATTTTGTTCCATTTCTATAAATGCTTCCATCAGTTCAGTAAGTTCTTCATCAGTTGTTTCAATAATATCATTCATTTCAATTTCTTGTTGTTTCTTTAACACCCTGTTAATCTTTTCCACGGTAGTGTTATAGTATTCAGTAAACTCATCAGTTGGTTCCATAGCAAACATAACATCACATTTTGATATGACAATAGTTTTATTCTTTACAAGTTGAACAGGTAACCAATGATGCATGACCAATCCGTTATACTTTCCACGAGGTTCTATTCCAACAGACATAGGTTCAGTTACTTTATAATTCTCATCAGAAATATCCACTAGACCTATGATATCTTCACCACTCTGTAAACGTAAGATTTTGATGTTATTCATTTTTTAATCCTATCTTATATATTTTGAATGGGAACTGCTCTTCCATATATATCTTACTGCGTTCCACAAAATGTTTTAATGTGTAATTCATATGTTTTTTATATCTCATGTCATCTGCTATATCGTAAAGAACTGCTTTATCTTTGCCTTCAGCTTGTCGTAACCCACGGCCAATTGATTGTAAATTCCTGATTCTGCTTTTAGAAGGACTTGCAAATATAATATTGTGTAAGTTACGAATATTAATTCCGGTACTAAAAGTACCAAAAGAAGCCACAATGATTGCATCATTTTCTATCTCCATTATTCTTCGTATTTCTTCTCTGTCATCGGTTTCTGTATTACCATGCACAAAGAAAACTTTTCTGTTGCCAATTTTCTCTGTATCCTTTATCATATTATACAGGATTTCTCCGTGCTTTTCAACCATTTGATAAAGAATTAATGTATTATTGCCTAAGCTAACCGCCAGATTTTTAATGAATTTATTTCTTGCCGTGTTAGAAATGAGATACTGAATTTCATCTTGGTAAGATTTATCTTTATACTCTAAACATTTATCATCTGGATGTTTTAATACAAGACATTTAATTTCAAAGTCTGATACCTGTTTCTTATCAATCAGTTCTTTTGTTGTAATCACTTGATTAACTTTACCAAATAATCCTTCTAACACAAGTTTATGTGTTTTAGTTCCGTCCAAAGTTCCTGTTAATCCAATACGATATTTGGCATTGACACAAGCAGTCAATATAGTTGTTAATGATTGTGCTTTGAAGTTGTGTGCTTCATCACCTATAACATAATCAAACTGTTCAAAATATTCTTTAGGCATTTTATACAAAGATTGCCATGTGGAAATTGTTAAAGGTTTGCTTGACACCTTGTCTTTTCCCTGATATATTTTGTGTATACTTTCTTCCATTGAATTATTATTGTAATCAGCAAAGTCTGATGCTAATTGTTCCACCAAAGATGTGGTTGGAACAATAATAAGTCCTTTAAGATTTTGATAACGATATAACTGTTGAAAGATTAAGTAAATGATAAGTGATTTACCAGAAGCAGTAGGAGATAATAATAATGTTCTACGCTTACGCATTGCATGAACAAATGCTTCAATTTGATGTTCACGAACTTGTATAGTATTACCGTTAGAATGTATATTTAATTCTTCAATAAATTTTGTGGCATGATAAACAGGATAATCATCATGAATATCTAAATTGTTTTCATACTCAAATGTGTATTCACGTTCTTCACAAAACGATTCAATATAAGGCAATAATCCTGTATAAATTTGTGATGTTTGTAAATTTAAAAGTCTTATTTTTCCATCCCACACTTTGTTTTTAAAAGCAGGAACAAATGTATAACCAGGAACAAAAAAAGTAAAATATTCTGATAACTCTTTTAATGTATGTTTTTCACAAGTTATCTTGACATATACTTCATTTACTTTAGAGATTAAAATATCTTTAGTTTCCACCAATAAATTTTTCCCAGCTAATAAAATCTTTTAATTGATAGGTTCTAGAATTTAATTCTTTCATAATGGCTTCAATCACAATAACTGTTTCATCGTGATACATTTTCTTTTCAAGTAAACGAATTAAGTCGTTATCAGATTCTAAGTATAAATTAATATCCGATTTTAAAGTAAACTGAAATGGTTGCCATCCTTGTTCGTCTAATTCTTCTTTAGACATTTTACCCGTATAGTATTCCCATTTGATTTTACGCATACGCAGATAATCAAAATGAGCCTTTTTAACTGCCATCTTATGATTGATTAAAACATTGAGATACTTACTGTGTAACTTAGGTATTTTTAATAATTCTCTACCTGGTTCCGTTTGGTCAATATCTGCGTCTGTTTCCCACGTTTTTAATATTTCTTCAAGATTTTTCATCACTATAGTATAACACAAATATTGTTATTTGTCAATAACTTATTTAAATAAATTCAAAATAATCGTAAGCGAATGTTGCGGTACCTGTGATAACATCATCAACAGATTGTTTCACATCAAAATTGATATCAGATAAACTGGTAGGAAATAAATCATAAAATTGAATTTTTAATACCGGATTGTTTAATCCTGATAATACTGTCAAAATACCATCTGAAAAAGGATTAATTGGATGTGTTTGATTTAATGGTTTGTATGCATTTTGTTTTTGTGACAGACGATTTCTTTCACCATAACCTTTTGGTGAAGCAATAGAATACATCCACAAGTATATTTGTTTCCATGAATCTAACGAACCGTCTACTATCCAAGAAATGGATAATGTGTTATAATTTAATTTGGTACCGGGAGAGCTCATATCTAAGAAAGGAGTTGCAATTTTAATTTCAGGTAAAGACATTCCTGGTATATTAATCTCTTGACAAAAATACTTTACAGAACCAATTCTATCTAAAGACAATAGGTATTTGGTTGGTTGTAATGGATTGGTATTTTGTGGTGTATTTTTAAGTGCGCTCATATAGGTATTTAGGTGATAAAAAAAAGACCTCCGAAGAGGTCTTTTAAATAATAAAGTATTGCTTTACGCTGAAGCAAACATCAATTACATTAAGTTACGAACACCAAAAATACGGTAGTAAACGTTAGTACGAGCAGTCAACTGACCTAAATTGGAAGTACCTAAGCCTTGTGCGAATGGATTTGCAACCATGCCGTAACGAGTCTTGAAACCAATTTTTGGTTGGAAAGTGAACTGGTCTACTGCACGAACCATTTGTAATGGAACGTATGGGCAATAGAACAAACCAGCATCGTATGGTGAAGAACCTTTGTAACCAATTGTTACTAACTCTTGGTTAGAAGTATAACCACCAAAATATGGGTCAATGTAAACCTTGATACGACCATGTAACATACCAGCAAATGTATTACCTGTATCATCTACTTGCAAGTCAGTTTGTAAAGCAGGAGTATAAGATAATACACCAGCCATTGCCATAGCAGAAGCAACGTCAGAAGAAACGATAAGAACATTACCTTTACCTCTACGAGTCTGTTTAGCAATAACGTTTGCATCACGTTCAATTTGGAAAATCAAACCTTTGAAACGCTCAACTGACCAACGACCGTTTGAGTCTGTATCTAAGTCAAAATAACCAGAAGTTGTTGTACCATACTGAGCACCAGCAACAGCACAAGTATAGATTGTACGAATAACTTCACGGTTAATTTCAGCAAGAATTTCTGTAGAAAGAATGTTTGACAATTCTGTTTCAGCGTCAAGACCATGAATTGCTTTTAAGTCTTGTGCTAATTCTAAAGAATACTCTGCCTTTAAAGCACGGGACTGAGCAGTTACAGTAACTTTTTCAATTGAGAATGCCATCTGTGGGAAAGCATTAGCACCTGAAGTATCTGTAGAACCTAACTGTTCAGCAGCTGAGGTTGTCATGCCGATACCAGAAGTGGTAGCACCTGAAGTAACGTTAGCAAAGTTATTTGCTGTATCTGTTGTAGTTGTACCTTGGAAACCGTATGGGTTACCAGCAGAACCAACACCAGAGAACATTGTGTTTGCTTCGTTGTAGAAAGCTTCAGTACCTGTTTGTGTAGCATAACGAGCACGCATTGCGAAAATTAATCCTGTAGGACCTGTCATTGGTTGAACACCAGCAACGTCATAAGCGATTAAGTTAGGTAATGCACGGCGAACTAAAGAAATCAAGATTGGGTCAAAGTTAGAAATGTTAGCGCCAGTTACGTTTGTTGGAACAACTGTGTTAACTTCGTTCAATGACTGACGGTCTTGAGACATAGCTTGCTGTTGATTTTCCAAAACAAGTGCAGTAACTGCTTTCTTGTATGGGTCTTTGATGGACTCTAGTTCTGGATGATCCAGAACTGGCTGCCATTTTTGTTGTAGTTCTTCTGTTAAATACATTTAAATCTCCTTGTTTTTTGTATTTTTATTTTGGTAATTTATTTATTTTACCAAAGTTTTAGAAATTGCTTGTGAATATGCTTCCATTAAATTATCAGAAGATTTATATTTTACTTTTTCTTCTTCAATTTCAACTTCATCATCCAGTGCAGAATTATCAGCAGATTTTACGTTAGAAGAAAAATAAGATTCTCTTATTACTTCCAACTTTTCTACAAATTCTTCTTCAGTAGTAAATTCTACGTTCTCTGCGAGCGATTTTAATTTTTCTACTTGGGTTTGCGACAGGCCTTCACACGCTGTGTAGATAGCCTCAATTTTTTTCTGTTCGTTTAATTCTTTAGATAATTGGATACCACGATGAATTTGTTCATTTAATGCATCCTCAAGTTCTTCAACTTTAGCACTTAAACCTTCAACGACATCAACCTTATCTTCAGGAATGTCAATATAGTGTTCAACAAATAAATCACGCAGACCATTAATAAAATCTTCAGTTACTTCAGAACGCAAACCAGATTCAACTGCTAATTGGTTTTCTTGCATCCATTCTTCTACCATATAGTTAAGATAGTCATCAACTTTAGATGCTAATTCTTCTTTAATTTGCTCTACGGCAATTTCAAATTCTTCTACTAATTCTTGTTCTGCTTCGGCAATAACTTCTTCTGCACGAGCAATAACAGCTGCTTCGAAAATTGTAGTGGCTTTATTAACAAATTCTTCAGAAAGATTTTCGCCAGATAAAAGAGCATCAATATCTTCTTTCATTTTTTCTTTCATCTTATCTTGCATCATTTTCTTTTTTTCCATTTTCATTCCTTCTTCAGAAATTGTTTCTTCGTCATCAAATTCAGTTTCTTCACTTTGACCACCATAAGATTGAAAATTAGCATTTGCATTTTTTTGCCATGTGTTTGTTGGTAATTTGTGAACTGCACGGTCACGAATTTTTTCATAAGGGGTTTCTACATTTTGATATGAACCCATCTCGCCTGGTTTATCAACGTCACCTGCTTTTTCTTGACCTGGTTGACGTGGCAATGTTTTCATTGGTTCACAACCTACAGGAGGTGTTGCACCTGGAGGAGTTGCTGTTTTAGTACCTTTGAAATAATCTGGTAACGGATCGTTAACATCATTTGGTGAATCGCCAATTTTACCAGCATCGTTTGTACCATATGCAGTTTTAGAATCTATACGACTAACACCAACTTTATCGGGATTAGTTAATTCACGTTGACCTTTTTTTGAAGCGATATTACTATCAAAGGTTTCTTTTGAACCTTCGCTTAAAATTTCTTTGGCAGCGTCAGATAAATTAAATTTTGATGACATTTTGAAAATCTCCTTGATTTATATTGGATATTTATAATTAAAGTTTTTTATAACCGTTTGATGAAGTTTTCAAAAATGCGTAAACTTACCGCTTCAATATCTTTTCTGGAAGCTTGTTTAATTTCTTTTTTAGCTTCTTCAACATATTGTTCAGTCCATACGCCATTGACTAACATCCACTCTTTGCCTTCCATAATGCCTTGAACAAATGCTCCAGGCGCAGAAGGGTCTGCTACAATATCTGCCGCTGTGGCTAGATAAAAATCGTTCTGAACAACATTAACACCGTTAATGTTTTTCAATGAACCCATGCCTCTTGATGATACGCCTAACTGAGCACCGCCTTCAATTAATTGTTTTGCGATTGTTCCCATTGGTGTATCTAAAATTTTTGCTTTACCAATCCATTGATTACCATCTTCACTTAAAGATACAATCATATGAGACACACGGTCAAGATTGATAGTAGGAGTTTCAGGATGACCTAATTCTCCAAAAGCACGATTTTTGTTTATATATTCTTCTGAATAACGAGCAACTTCTTTTTTCATAGTGTCGTATTCGTACAAACGACCATTTTTATTCTTTTTTTCGGAAACTAAAAAAGGACCTTCAATGAATAAAGATTTTTTGCCACTAGATTCCTCAATCATTTCATAATGAACTGTTTCTTGGATTTCTTTAATAAGTTTCATTATTGTTCCGTTATTATGGTTTGCCTGAATATAGGCCGTAATTAAATGCGGCAGGGTCATTAAACTGACCACGTTGGTAGTATGCGTTATCTTTACGGAGAGAAATCATAATTGTGTATGCTGTATTTGCAGTCGCACCGTAAGTAATAATACCTATATTACCATTTGATTTTGGTGAGTTGTTTAGAATAGCAGGATTTTGTTGACTACCAAATTCGCCATTACCATTTAGATAGAAAATGGTAGCATTGTTTGCGGCAACATCGCCAGCCCAAAAAACTTCAACGGCACCAGGAGGATTTCCAGTTCCCATGTTTACGAAATATTGACAAGCAGTTAATTGAATGTTGTAATATGGTAAAGTAGTATTTGCTATGAAACCTGCTGTGTTTACTACAGGGAAACCATTGGTTGCCAAAGCACCATATAAAGAATTTGCAACGATGCGAACATTGTTTGATTCTTGGCCGGAACCATCAAACTGGCCTGTTATCTTAATAACCGCATCGGTTGTTGTATCTCTCAATACTTGATATGTAAATTTATTTGGCATTCTTTATCCTAAATTGTTTTCTTCTGTTACGCCTAATATTTCATCCATATTATATGGAATGGTAACATATTTATCTATTGCACTAATATAATATAAAGCAATCGTTTTGTTACCTGGATACTGTCTCATTGACTGTCTTTTCATCACTAATACTGCCGGTAAAGATGAAGTTTTGGAATTTTTTTTACCTTTAGCCTCATCTAATTGCTGACGAAAATTGGAAAATAATTTCATCTGTTTTAGTTCTTACTTCATTTTACTAAATGATTTAGAGAGATTACCTAAGGTTTCTTTAGCGGACGGCATTTTTAAATCTTTTGAATGTTTCTCAGACTTTTTTTTCATCTTCATTTTTAATAATTCTTTGCCCTCTTTACTATCTGGATGTGGATAACTATCCATCTCGTCCAATTCTTCAACTTCTTCTTCCATTGTAACTTCTTCTTGTTCTTCTTCGCCATCAAATTCTTCTTCTTCATTATCATTCAGACCAAGTAAATTTTCAGCAACTTCTTGTTTCTTTGCTTCAATTGCTGCTGCAACTTTGTCATGAATTGATGCGTATAATGCTTTGCGGAATTCTACGCCTTCGTCATCATATGCGTAATCAATAATTTGTTTTGTTGAATAATCTGCCATTTTTTTCTCCAATTAAGGTGTGTTATATGATATTTATAATACAAATTTATTCGTCTGCCTGTTCGCTTTCATCTGGCGGCGTAGGAAGTTGATTCATCATAGATTGTTGTGCCACGTTGTTCATGACTTGATTAGGCATTCCTAATCCATTTTCTTTTTCTTCATCAATCTCTGATTGCATTTCTTTAATTTGGTCATCAGTTAAACGTAATACTTGTCTTTGTATCCACGCTTGTGAGAAGTAACGACCGGTATACGGGTCAACTTGTTCTAACAATGCCAATCTTTCTTTCATTAATTCAGCATCTTTGAGTTCTGTGAAGTTATTGTCTTTGATGAAATCATAATAAACGTGTTCACGGATATCTAACCACTCATCATCGGTACAAATACCTTTTAGTACACATTGAACACGAAGCGCTTGGTCAAATATATCAGCAAATTTATTTCTAAGTCTATCAACAAACTTAGCAAACTTTAATTCATCACGGGTAATCTCATTGGTACGACCTAATGAAAAACCAGAACTTTCTGGATTTAAACGAGAAACAGGAACACATAACGCTTTATATAATTTCTTTTCAAAGTATTTGACATCTTCTAATTCACCTAAGTTTTGTGCACCAGGTAATGTTGTAATCTCTGTACCTTTGCCACCTTCTCTACGAGGTAACCAAAAGTCTTCCATCATAGACATAAATTTACGGTCATCACGAACTTCACCTGTGTTGGCATCATATACTAATTTGTTCTTATACTTCACCATAATATCACGAAGATATTGTTCTGCTTTTAATTTAGGCAAATTACCTACGTCAATATAAAAGATTCTACGCTCGGGTGCTCTAGAAATACGATAGATAACCGTTGCATCTTCAATCATACGCAACTGGTTGAGTGGTTTGATTGCTTTGTGTAGATATGATAGAACTACAGCACGGCGTGAATCCATGAGTCCTGATACAACGGAGATGATAGAATCTGTTGTAATACGAACACCTACAGGACCAAAGTTAGAAGAACCACCAGTTACCACTTTATCATTATAGATATAGTATTCATTAATAATGTTCATTACCTCAACGCCGGTACGTTCATCTTTTTTCTTTTTGATTTCACGAACTTTTTTCAACTTGCGTGGGTCAATGTAACGTAACTCACGGATACCTTGAACTGGATTTTCACGGTCAATAATAATGTGGTAATACATCCTACCGTCTACATACCATCTACGAAAAATGTCTTGTGCTAGGTTACTATAATTGAGTAATTTTAGAATGTTATTAAATTCTGTCTTGATTGCTTTTTTGATTTTGTCTGGTTGTTGTAAATCATCTAAAACAATTTGAATATTTTTACCATCATCATCGGTACAAATTGCTTCATTGATAATATCATCAATAGCAGATTCAATTTCAGGTTGCATGGCCATTTCACGATAACGAGAAATTAGTTCAACCTCATTCTTAGCGGTACCATCTAAATCAACATATGTTCCATAATAAGCCGCAGAGGTAATGGTTAAGGCGCCATCATCATTGTTTGGAGGAGAAAATGATTGTTGAACCTTTTGGTCATCTTCCGCTTTTTCACGGGAGATGCTAAAACCAAAGAGTGAAAATTTATTGTTATTTGCCATATTATCTATTCCATTTCAATTCAAAAAAACATAAGAGAGGGCCGAGACCCTCTCATAAAAAAATACAAATTAGGAATCTGTAACGTCTGAAGTCCAGTATTGGTATGCAAATGTTACTTGATATTCTTCAATAGCATCATTTTGGTCCCAACCTAAATCGATTGGTGAAATATCTATTGGAAACATACCAACCATATTAATTTGTTTTAATATGGAACCATCTTTACCATATTGAACTACGGAAGAATCGGCTGTGTAACCTAAAGGTGTATTTGTAGTAGCCGCACGAATATTACCTGCGTGACTATTAATTTTACCTAACCAAACTTCTAAAGAATTACGAATTGCAAAATCTTCATCGTTAATAATCGTTACTGTCCAATCAGTAAATGTTCTATTACCTGCCATCTTTAATTCACGACCAAAATAATACATTGGCACAGTACCTATTGAAGAACCAGGTAATTGTGCTGCTTTGGCCATGAATAAGGCTTTTTGTCCTGATGTTGTACCATCAGTTACTACTGACGGAAAACCTAAATTAACTTCAAAAAGGTTTGGACGAGCGCCGTCAAATAATAAATTTGACCTAAATTGAGATACATTAAATGCCATTTTTTTCTCCTGTTATTTTTATTTATCAAGCATTCTGAACAATAGTCTGGAAGTCTACGCCAGTTCTTACAGCAACAAAATTCAACTGAATAAAGTTAACAGAACGAGCAGGCTGAATGTAAATATCACCAACAAATTGATTAGAATCAACAACTTGTTGTGGATTATTTGTACCATCACAAACAACACGGAAATTATAGATACCACGGCGTGCCTGAACTTGTCTCAAGAAAGGTGTAACAAGAGCAATAAATTGATTTCTTGTTGTCACATCATTAAATTCAAATAAAGAAAATTTAGATGCAGCTGCAATTGACTTTTCTAAAGTTAAGAATAATCTGCGAACATTAATACGGTCAAAGGCTGATGGTTGACTTAACAATGTCTTATCGCCAAATAATACGGTACCTTGTCCTGGGAATGTTACAACAGGATTAACACCTTGGCCATAAAGGACATCACGATAAGTTTTATTTGGATTCCATGCCAATTTAACGACATTTCTTAAATTACCACGATTGTAACCAGCTGGTGAATACCATGGGTCACGAACGGCATCGGTATACGCACATAGACCTGCTATGTCACCATTTAAAGGTATCCAACGATATACATTATTAAATTTATCAAACATATATTTCCAACCAGAATCAGCAACAGCGTAAGATGTTGAACGAGCTAGTTGATTCAACCAAGTTGTAATATTAGCACTTTCATTACCTGGTTGATTAACAACAGAGGATGAAGGCGGTGAAACAAACGCTAAACAATCTTGACGTTGATTTGCAATATTATCAATAATATACTGTTGAGTTGCAACAGAAGCATCGCCAGAAATAACCAAATTAATATTTGTTTCGTCTGCGTTAGTAAAATAACTATATGCAGTTTGTGTATTTGCGTCTAAAATATTAGAATCAGCACCACCACCTAAAGTAATTGTCTGTACGCTTGTTAAATTAGCAAAATTTATATTTGTTGCATTTAATCCCCAAGTTGTGGATGTGTTTGCATAATTTGGTGGATCCATAGCGTAAATATATTTTGAATTTCTGAAAATATAATTTTTGTAATAATTTGAGTTTCCTAAAGAATCATCAACATCCGCTCCTTTAGATAAAAACGGAAACACTTCTAAAATAGTATTTTTTGCGCCTGTAAATAAACCACCAGTATCCACAACTACAACGTGAACTTGGTCGTATAAAGCACCAGCACCAGCTGCTTGAATAGAAGTATTAGGAGCAACAGGAATTCTTGTAGCAAGACCTACACCATTTACATTCCATGTATTTGAGTATGTATTTGCATCAACTATTGAAACTGTTAATGAATTACCTAAAGCGCCAGGATAACGAGCTATAAAAGGACCAGCAATGTTTGCATTAGTTGTGGTATTTAAATAACTATATTCAAACGTATCTTCATTTGCAATTGCAATAGAAGCATTAGCGTTAGCGGAAGAATTTTTATGATTAGGACCAATTGGTCTAACGATTGTTAAATTATTACCATATGCTAAGAAAGATGCAGCAGTAAAAAAAGAAACTGCTGTATTTGTATCTGGACTAAAAAAAGTACTTACCATTTGTGTTTCATTGGTAATTAAAACTCTTTTATTTGCTGGACCCCATCTAAAAGCTCCTGCAAAAGCACCTGCTGTTGTCAGTACGGCCGGAACTACAGTCGTTAAATCAACTTCCGATACTGAAACACCTGGAGAGATTGAATATGCCATTTGTGTTCTCCTTAAATTATTATGTTATGAATGTTTGGCAACTAGATTACTATGAATATATTTATGAAAGCGGTTATTTAGAGTTTTATCTTTTCATTTCTCTAAAATAATTAGCATAAACTTCACCACTACCTGCTTTTTCCCATAAATCACCATCAATCAAGTCAAAAGGTACATCTAAACCATTATCTATGACTGGTGCAGGCAATACTTCTTCAAATTCCTGATTCATATTTTCTAATTGAATCTGCTTACGAATATCGTGATTGACAATTTTTTTGAAATAATCTTGTGATGTTACCCATGAAAACATGACCAAACTCATCACCAAATCATCATTGGCATCAGATTCGGCAGAGAAAGAATTTTTCTGTGAAACAAAAGTAGTTAATTCTGAATAGGTATCAAAGTCATTTACAAGTAATTTGTTACCTTCAATCAAAGTTTTTAAATTGGCACAACCAATTCGTTTGACTTGAGGTGACATTTTGAGACCCATTTGTGTGCCTCTTTGAAAACCTTCTGATAATTTTTGTGGTTTTTTATTACCCGTATACACTTTCCAAAGATTTTCATACTCAAAGTCTTGGTGTAAAATGTCAGCAACTTGTGGATTGTTATTAATCTCAACGAGAATATATGCGTCATTATAATACTTTGCCGCATTATATACATGAGTTGGTAATAACATAGGTGACACAGTAGAACTTTTGTATCTTGCTACCTGTTTATAAGGAGTAGTGGAAATATTAATCACATTAAAAGCAGAACAGTCTAGATTACGACCTTCTGAAACGTCTACGGTAATACAATATAAATTGTCTTTTGTGGGCTCATCTTCAATTTCTTTGATTGGATGTTCAAATATCATTAACTCATCATGTTCAGCAATAGCATCCACATAACTTATTTCTTGTAATTTTTTACCAGATATTAAAGTATTTGAAGAACCTAAGAACGTGGTATTAAATTCTTGGTCAAACTGCCTTTCTGAAGTATTACGAATTGTTTCTTCTTTCCAAGCCTCATCACGACCAGGAACTTGCGACCAATGAATTTCAAATGGTACATAATTGTTCTTTTTATTCAGTGCGTCTTGCCAAATCTTGTAGAAAAGATTCATACCGTTTGGTGTAGATACAATTAAAATCTTTGTTTTTGTACCAGCAGTAATCACAGGATAAACAGAAGTAAAGAATTCGTAGGCAATATTTGAAGGCACGAAAGCAAATTCGTCTAAGAACACAATGTTAAAAGAACCTGAACGAGCCGCTGATGAAGATGTTGAGTCTGCTATAATAACCGATTTATTTTCTAATTCAATACGACCTTTGTTCCATTCCACAACACCTTGTTGTAGCCACATAGGTAAATTTTCATAGGCCAACTGAAGTTTTTGTAGAATTTTACGAGCAGTATCACCACGATTGGCAAGAATAGCAATCGTCTGTGCGTCTTGGAATAATATAGTCCATAAAAGATATGCAACTGCTGTGGTTGTATTATGTGATAATATATTACCTGTATAAAATCTATGGTCATCAGAATTTATAGTTAAATCAAACATATGAGAATATTCTTCTGTTTGAATTACTTTTGTAATTAATTGTGGACCTGATTTAGTCATGATAAACGATTTATTTGTAATTAAATCTTTAGCAAAAATTTCATTTAAACTCTCATCAAAGAGAATATGAGTATCAGCACAAATTAAATATGAACCATCTTCCGTTTCAATATACCATTCTTGATATTCAACGGTTTTATGAATTTGAGTTACAGGTACCCAACCAGAATCGGATTCAATTTCCCATTCATCATCTAAATCAATTGAATCTACAAATTTTCTTTCTATTGTGTCAGAAAGTTTATACATTTTTGTATTGTACCTTGCTTGTCGTTTTTATAATCATTTTCTTTTATTCTTAATAATTTATAACCATTATTATTTAAATCAATTTCTCTATTTTTATCTTTTTCAATTATAAAAGTATAGTTTTTATTTTTAACACTATGCCAATATTCACCATCAAATTCAATAACTTTTTTGGTTGAAACATTAATAAAATCAGGTTTTATTGACCTGTTTGACAATAATAAAGTATATTCGTAATTTTTACCAGAATCATCTTTTTGTTTATTTTTATTTAATTCAGCAAAATAAATATTATCTAAAGAAGGTAAATTATCACAAATATTCCAAAATAATTCTTGTGATATTTTACTAAAATTAGATTTAGGAAAAGATTTCAACCATTTTTCTTGTCTTTTATTCCATCTTTTTGTACCTTCTTCAACGCCATATTTTTTTATACATTTTTCTAAAGAAAAAGTTGATTGCCTTTCTGATAATAATTTTTTGGCTTCTACTTCATTACCATTTGTTTTTTCTAACCAATATTCTAATTTTGTATTATCTTTATTTAATATTTTTTTATTTTGTTTGGCTTTTTTCTTTGTTTCTTCAATATGATTTATTCCTTTAATGAACTTATCGGAAAAAGGTGAATATTTACCGCCATGTTGAAAAGCCGGATTATTTTCTCCTTTTAACCTATCAATTGATTTTTGTGATTTAATTGTTGTAACATTATGTTTATTTTTATAATCATTTACAGACATATTATGTTTGTTGATTATGTGTGTTGCTAATTCTGAACTTTTAAAACCACACTCTTTGCACACAATATAATCATACCCTTCAATCAATCCTTCATATTTTGCGTTTCTAATAGCTTGATGTTGTGCTAGTATTTTATCTTTATTTTTTTGGTAATAACTTTGATTTTTTTGCAGCTTGTTGTTCATAAAATTCTCCTACTGTAGTTTCAATAATTTCTCCGGTTTTTTTGTTTTTTAACCGTATAGGAGTATTTAGTTGAAAACATTTTCCAACTTGCCTTGGACATTTTGTAATGACGAAACGATTATCATGAAACGTCTTAATCATGTCCTTTTGAAAATCATACATATCAAAAGGTACCACACCATCATCTAGTGTAATAATTTTGATATATTTGGTAAAATAGATAGGGTCTTTAGAACACTTAATGTATTCTTCAAGTTCTTCTTGTGTATAGTTAAGTGAAACCCCAACTCGTTTTAGTAGTGGGTTGTCACGGTAGCTTTGCTTATTATTTGTTGCCATTGTCTTTTAGAAATTTAGCCAGTTCATTGGTACTACCTACAAAAATTGCTTTATCTATATTGGTATTGTTGACTTCTTTTTTCTTGTCCATATCACGCATTGTTTTTTGAATACTAAGAAGTTCTTTATTGGCATCTACCATATTTTTGAGTAGGCCGCTATAAACTTCAAATGCACGAGGATGTTGACCTGCTTTTGCTATCTCTAAAATTTCGTGCATTGCTTCTTGGCCTTGGTCAATAATGCCTTGAAGATTTTCTCTTGACTGTTGATAAGCGTCACCTAAATCTTCTTCAATATTAGGTGCGTTATAAAGTGGTGTAGTTTTAGTCACAACAGGTAAATCTTTAGTCTCTTTTGCAGGAACATCAAAGATTTTTTCCATGTTTTTATCAAAATTATTCATTTTATATTATTATCTATATTCTTGAATTGTAGTTGTATAGGTATAATTACTGTTAGCGTTTGCTGTGGTTGGATTTGGAACTACAGTAATTTTAGCATATTGATGTGAATTTACATAATATGAAGTAAATGTATAATTTGCATTTGTTTTTGAACCAATAATTGGTTGATTTGAAACAAAATTACCAGATATATCTGTTAGTACTAATTCTTTTTTTGTTCCAATTGTTTTAAACTCTAATACTTTTCCTGTTGCTGTTGATGTATTTAGTGAGTATCCTTGGTAAACAATTTCACCGGTTTGATAAGTTCCAATACCTGTATTTGCCACATTAAAGATAACAGAATTTTCGCCTTGAATATTATTCAGAACATTTGTAATAGAAGTTTTAATAAGACCCGTTGACGATGTTGGTCCGTAAATAAATCCTTTGGCTGTAAAATTTAATGTCCAAATAATGATTCTTGTATCAATACTTCTGTCACCTTCTGAAGTAATTTCTTGTGAAACATCGTTTAATAATATAGGAACTTCTTTAATGATACCCATTTCAGGTATTAAATTTAATTTTAATGTGTAATCTGGTGTAAAATAAGCCAATATATGTTCAATGATTTGTGAAGCATCTTCAATGTTTCTTACATAAAGATATAATGAAAAATTAAAATTATAAGGCACAGGATTGTATTGAGATTTTACTCCTGTCGGTGTTTGTGCAAAGTTTTGTATATTAGTATTTTGCTTTCTTGATGTGTCATAAGAAATACCAGTCATTTCATAAGCCATTGTTGGCAAAGTAATTCTAGTTTTCTTATCTAAATTTGGGTCATCAGATAAACGGTCAACATAATTTTCTTTACTTGCAAACCCAATAGGAACAATAAATCTTTCTTGTTCTGAATCATCTTCATTATAACGAACCAATGTAATATTATCAAAGATGCTTCCAAAACCAACAATCATTTTTCGTATAATACGATTATAGAAAACATTGGCCATTATATTTTACCTATTGGATTTATTTCTGTTGAAACCAAAACTGTATTTGCTTCACCTTTAATTGTAATATTATCATAACCTTCTTTTTTCGCTGGACTCTCCAACGGATCAAAATTACCAAGAGACCATAAAGCACCGCTGGTTGAACCTACAATATTATTATTAGCTATAAATTCACCAAAAATGTTGGTAACAGATAGTGTCTTTGAAGAAGGTATCCAACTTTGAACGGTAGCAGAAGCAAAAATATTATTTGCTGTACCATCTGATGATTGATATACAAATTCTTTAATATTGTAATTAATATTATTTCCTGAACTTATATGTAAATGTATCGTGTAAGCAGAATCAGTAACAACAGAATCAATATCTTCAATACCAGTAGAAATAACTTCTTGTGAAAATCTGTATTTCTCTAACTCTAATTCATAAAAATAAGGAACTTTTCTACCTAACATAAAGAAATCTTTTGTTTGATTGGTAAATTTAATTTCAAATAATTCACCTGTACCATTTAAAAAAGGTATGTAAATTAAATCACCTTCTCTTGGTCGTGTAAAACTATTTTGTGGAACTCTTTCTGAAAATGACCTTCTTGAAACAATTACATTGACATTATTTCTAATTTCTAAACCAAACTTAGAGAAGAATTCTTTTTCACCCAAATATTCCATTGAATTTGAAAGATACATTTCTAAAGGAAAAGCAGATTCAAATTTTTTGACAGGATCCTCACCTAATAATAAATCACGAGCTTGGTCGTTATCATTAGGTAGATAATAGGTGTCAAATCCTTGAACTTTGATAGATTCACATATTAAATCTTCAATGACTCGTTGTTCGGATAGACCGCCATAAGAATTAAAATAAAAATTTGTAGGCATATTAATTCATCAAAAATTCCAAAGGAGCACCGTAATTGTTTTCCATTTCTTTCTCTAGTCTTTCTATTTCTTCTACCGCTTCGGTGTAAATTGTTTTACCATCTAAGGTAACGCCACCTGGTAATTGTAGACCAGCGAATTTACTGAGGTTGTTTCCCCATGTTCTTTTAATAAGAGCGGTAGCATACTCTTTAATCCAACGGTCGTTCCAAACTCTGGTATAAACATCTGGATTAATTACCGCATACGCTTCGGCAATAACAGTATTACCGACATACACATCATTACCCCATGACCAATCAATATATAGTCTCTGCATATGTCTTTGAAAACGAATAGGAACCTCTCCAGTAAACATCAATTCTAGTGAACGTAAGTGTTGCTGTGTTAATGTATAGTTGACGTATGATGCGGAGGTGAAGTCATACAATTCATTTAATCGTAATTGATATCTCAAATCAAACATATTTACCGAGGCTTGCGAATCGGTAATGGGAAATATACGAGTAATGCCAACAATTTCCATAGAATTACCATCAGCATCTTTAGCATTACTTAAATCTAAGTATTTTTGTGTAATGTCTGTCTGTTGTATACCTTTGATGTAATATACTTTTTGTAAACCATCAAAATGGTAATCTTGCCAATATTGCAAAGCGTCATCAATACGGTCTGATACTTGATCCCGGTCAACATTTATTTCTATCACAGGAAATCCTAATCTACGCAGGCAATAATCGGTGAAATCTTTCCTATTAGTTATTGTTGCCATCAATTTCTCCTCTTAATGGAAGTATTTATGTATATCGTGGAAACAAAAAAACCACCCGAAGGTGGTTTCTTTAATCACTTCTTATTAATTTAAAGACTTTAATTTCTCTAAAGTACCTTGTGTAGACAATATCTCATTATCAATGTCAATAACGGCTTGTAGATTGCCTTGATGTGCAAGAGCAATCCTAGCTGCCTGTAATCCTGTAACTTTATTTTGTAAAATTACAATTATTTCTTCAATTGTCATAGGAACCTTTGATGTAAAAAAACCACCCGTAGGTGGTCTTTAATAACTCAATTAAATTAAACTGGAACTTCTTCCCATGAAATTGAACCTTGAAAACCAGATGCAGCAGTAGCAACAGAAGTAATCAAGCACAAATATGCACCAGCAGGTAATATAACTGAACCCTCTAAATCATACAATGTTGTAGCTGGTAAAGTTGTTGCAGTTGGCATAGATGCTAATTGTGCAATCGTGTTAGGAGCTGTTGGTAAAGTAGCAACAGAATAAACTAAACCAGTACCAGCCGCACCAACACCAACAAAGTTAGAACGGACAGTTAATGCTGTAGTGGCAGATGGTGCAGTTGTTGCATTGTAACCAGCAGCTAAAATAACAGTATTAACTGTAGTATTGATTACTGGAAATGCAAAACCAATTTTGTTTACCACTAAGTTAACTAAAGAACCAATTGGATTATAAAGTATAGTTCCAGTAACACCAGTTATAGTAGTACCTGATGTAAACGCAACAGTAGTCACACCAGTTGGGTTGGCTGCAACAAATCCGTTACGTCTGTAAGTTGTTTCATAATAACGACCATGAAGTTCTGAAACAATCATGTCCCCTAATTGTCCTGCACGAGCAGGGGCTTGTAAGCCAGCAGAAATACTTGTTGTGGTCGCTACTGGACCTACTTGGTTTTGAATTAACATTCTCTAAATCTCCTTGTTATTAATAATTTAATTACTACACGTTGATGTATTTATATATTTATATAAAATAATTTTTACTGCTGGTTTATGAATAATGATGCATCGTTACGCATTTGTGTTGGTTCGTCACCTAATTGAACGATTGTACCTGTAGTAGGAACTGTGGAACCTTGTAAAGCACCAGCCAATATTTTAGGTAACTCATATAACTGTTGGTTTAGTATTTTCATTTCTTGTAATATTTGTGCCAACAATTCAACCTGATTCTGTCCTTCAAACTGCGAGGTATCTTGAGTAGTCTGTGGTACTTGGTTGTTATAACCAGCCGCACCTATTGGAGTATTACCTGTAGTGGCAGAAGATAATGCAGCACTACTTGTTGGTATTGTTCTGTTAGATGTAATTAAATCACCTAACATGGTTGTAGTTGCCCTTCTTGCCAAACCTGTAGGATCTACACCACCAACAACAAGTGGGTTATTTGCAGGAGCAACACCTACGGCACTTGTACCACCAACAGCTAATGTACCTGCAATACCGCCTGTTACAGCAGCGGTATTAGCTATGTTAACAATGTTCATACCTAACTGAGCAGTTGTAACCGAAGTTGTTGCACCAGCAATTTGTTGTAAGTTTACTTGAGTATTTGTATAAGGTTGATTTCTTAAATAATATGTAAATTGACCCGCAACTGATGCAGTAACTTTTATGTAACGAGTTAAACATGGAAATACAAAGTTGCCTACAGCTGCTAATGCGGTAGTTGCTACAGCAGTTGATAAGTTATACCCAGTTATATTGTTAAATGTAATTCCATCATTTGAACCTGCAACTGTTCCAACAAGACCTGTACCTGTTGTAAAAGATATAGTCTGGTAACCTTGTGTATCAATAATTGTTGGAGCATTAACACCTTGAATAACCGTTGTGGGTTGCGGTGCATCCGATAATATAAATGCACCTGATAAATCTTGTTTGATACCTGAGTTCTGTAGCTGAAGCTTGACGTTTAATGGTGAGTTATTTGTCTCATCCATGGCTAACGATAAACGGTCAACAGGATTACTTGACAAGTAATTATTACCTAAAATCAATAGTGTTGCGGCACCAGAAATATTTGTTACGTTATAACGAATATAACGACTATCAGCTTTAACTAGATAAACACCATCAACTTCAATTTGTGATTTTGATCCTAAACTGGCCAATTCTGTGACAAATGTTGGTGTCCAATACACGCCATCTAAAGAATTTTCAACTGTTATGATACCAGAAAATGTGTTACCCGAAACTTGCCAAACACTTTGAACATAACCTGTGGTATCAATTGCTGGACCAGCACCAGTAGTTGTTAATGTTCCGGTGAATAAAGTTGCATTATCAGGATATTGTAAACCAAAAGAACTCATTAGGTCACCTCAATTGAAGAAACAATCACATCAACAGAAAATGATGATGATACGTTGACAAAATTACCTTGACCGACAACAATTTTGTTGGAGTCAATTAAACTTAAAGAAGTTCCGCCAGGTATAATAATATTTCTTGCTATGTTTGCTGTGTATGATGTTGTATTTGCTAATGTAACATTTGCAACTGCCGTGTTTGCAGTATTGTTACAAATGAGTAATCCTACCATCGTGGCTTGTACACCTGATGTTGTTGGATTATAAACAACCGTTGAAGTTGTCACATTGTTGGCGAGATAATTATTATAATTGATTGGCATAGTGTTATTTATACAATAAAAGATTGAGCTAAAGCAATTTTAGAAATATCAACAAGACTTTGAGATGTTCCGTATGCTACAAAAATTGTTGACTTAATATTAGCATTGGTAGTTACTAAAGTATTATTAGATGTGTAATAAGATAAATTTATTGTATTTGAAATGTATCCTGTTGTATTAGCAAAAACAATTGAATTTACGGTATAACCAGATGAAGAGGCACGGGTATTTGCCTGATTATATGCTGATTGTGCTAGAACATTTGATGCGTTAGCTTGATTATATGCTGATTGCGTAAAAGTATTGGTACTATTTGCTTGATTGTATGATGATTGTGTAAAATTATATAATGTATTTGAATATGCTAATAAATTAATACCTTGTGAATATACATTAGATGATTGAACGTCACCTTGAATACCTACGCCACCAACAACTTGTAACGCACCAGATGTTTTGCTGGTTGTTGCAATTGAAGATTTAATCAATACAGTATTAGCAGCCGTAATTCTTAGGACTTCATTAGGCGTATCTAAACCGTTAGTAGCAAATATAATATCATTAGTTAAATATGTTGCAATGATAACATTACCGCCACCGGTGGTTGTATTTCCAGACACATAAAAATAACCATCATTTGGTTTTATTAAACCATAACCAGGATAATTATAGGTGCTACTACCAATACCTAAATCAACATATCCTTCAATTGCTGTTCCATTATCTGCGGTAAGAAAAATATCTGAAGAAGAATTTGCACCAGAATTAATGTTTTGATGGTTAACACCAGCATAACCATCATAGTTAGCTGTAAATTGTGTTATCATCTGAGGTTCAATTAAATAACCTGTAGGAATACCAGTATATAAAGAATTGAATCCATTAGAAGAATAACCAAAAAATTGACCAGTATTACCTGTAACGGTGACCGAGGTTACATTACCTGTAAACGTAATGTTACCGGTTACTGTTAGGTCATTTTGAATTGTAACGGCACCGGAAATTGTTCCACCTGATGAACTAAATTTAGTATTTGAACTTGCATATGCCGATTGTGCTAGAACATTTGATGAGTTAGCTTGATTGTATGCAGACTGCGCTAAAACATTGGCTGAATTTGCTTGAGCAAAACCGCCTTGAGCATATATGTTTGTAACATTTGAAAAATTGTATGATGATTGTGCTAGAATTGTTGCTATATTTGCTTGATTATATGCTTGTTGAACAAAAGCACTAGAACCTGCTGAATTTGCCGCATTATAGGCTGCTTGAGCAAAATCTAAACGTGACAAATAGATACCACCAGGAGTAACACCATCTTGTATGGTTAATGTTTTCTGGTCAGTATCAACAATCAGTTCCGCTAAAGGACCAGTATAGCTGGCCGTCTGAGCAGAAGTACCTCTTTTGATTTGAACGGTTAAAGAATTATTGGCAGCCATTTATTTTCCAAAGTAATAAGATTATTTATAGAGTTCCATAATCGTAAATAATAGGAACAGGAGTATAACCTATCCAACCATAATCGGTATATGCACTACTATTTAAGCCAATAACAAAAGTACCGCCTCCTGCACCTCCGCCTGTGTTTGCCTTATTATATGCCGATTGAGCAAAAGTATTGACGGCAATAATATTAGCATTTGCTGAATTAAGACCGCCTTGTAAGTAAACTGTATTAGCAGCTGCCGTGTTGGCCGCATTAAAAGCAGCTTGTGTATACGCACTAGAACCAGCATTATTGGCAGCCGCATATGCCGAATAAGCATAAGTATTTACAGCATTAGCATAAGCATATACTTGTTGTGTATAAACATTTAAAGCGGAAGCGTTAGCGTTGGCCGTTAAACCATATGCCAAAATATAAGAAATATTAGCATTGGCTGTATTCAGACCACCTTGTAAGTATATGGTATTTGCTGATGCTGAATTTGCTTGTGCATATGCTGAAGTAGAATAAGTATTTAATGCAGAAGCATTGGCATTAGCAGATGAACTATAATTAAACAACAGACTTATATTGGCGTTTGCTGAATTTAATGCACCTTGTAAGTATATGGTATTGGCCGATGCTGAATTGGCCGTATTGGCTGCATTGTTAGCGGCACTAAAGGCTGCTTGTGAATAGGCACCAGAACCAGCATTATTAGCTGCATTGTATGCCGAATATGCGTAGGTATTTACAGCATTAGCATAAGCGTATGCTGATTGGGAGTATGTATTTAATGCTGAAGCATTAGCATTGGCTGAAGCACTATAATTAAATAATAGAGTGATATTAGCATTGGCAGAATTTAAACCACCTTGTAAAATAATAGTATTAGATGAAGCATTATTTGCCGTATTTTCTACTTTGAGAATTAAGTTAGCATCTGCCGTACCATCTCTAAACCAGTATTCAACGATTGCACCACCACTAATAATACCTACAGTTAAACCTTGAAAACGATTTGCTAAAATGACGGCAGTTAGAGCAGTAGCAACATCAACATGAGGACCATACCTTGAATCGGCCGACTTTGGCGCTTGTATACTTAGATTGTCGTTTAATAAGATTGCCATGGATTAACTGAACTGTATTGAACCGCTGGTTGTGGTAGCATAACCTGATATGTAAATATTAAATGTTACACCAGACCAATATGCACTAGGTGAAGTTACTGCTTGTGATACGCCAGCCAAAATAAATTGTCCCGCACCAATTAAACCATTATTTAGAGCGGTATTATACCAAGTTGTCTTTGCGGCATATCCTGTTTGAACTGCCAACCAAACATATTGTGACGAAGCATTAAAGGTAATCGTTAATGTTCCTGAACCTACTGCTAAAACTCTGTTTGTTGTACCTGCTTGTATAGCTGTAGCGATTGAAGCGGCCGTAGGTTGTGTTGATGAAACACCCCAGAAATATGGGTAAATACCTGTAATCACAGATGTTGTAGATGCAAACGTGGTCGCATTGGCTGATTGTGGATTTGTAGTTGATAACACAGCAAACGCATTAGAATCTGTTGCACCTTTGTTATTTAACTTTGCTAGGCCTGCACTATAATTACCTAAACCTTGCCATGTTGTTGTTCCTGATACGATTGTATTAGAATCAATATATGTGTTTGCGTAGAAATAGTTTGGATTATTTGGATCCGCAGCGCCAAATTGTGGACCTATATTCGTAGTTGCAGTTGCTGGAGGGCTATTATTTGCATTAATCACCGTACCATTTCGTGTTATTCTTAATTGAGTAAACGGACCAGCATCATTTTTAGTACCTGTTACAGTCAATGATTGATTAATTGATTGTCCAATTTCAAATGTTCCAGTATTGTTTGCACTTAAAGTAATAGTAGGTACCGTATAAGATGGACCAAGTGTTGGAAATAATATTGCATCAAAAACTTGTGTCATTGTGTATGTTGACCACACTTGAGCATTTTGAACAGGGGCGCCACCTACTGCAATACTATTGACTGTAGGACTGATTGAAGTTGTGTATAAATTTGGTGAAACATTACCTGTGAGTAAGGTAATATTAGCATTAGCAGAATTTAATGCACCTTGTAAATAAACGGTATTTGAACTGGCAGTATTAGCAACAGAATATGAAGCGTAACTATAAGTATTAATTGCTGATATACTAGTATTTTGTGCAATATCAATAGCAAATAATAATGTAATATTAGCGTTTGCTGAATTTAAACCACCTTGAAGATAAACGGTATTAGCTCCAGCAGTATTAGCTGTATTATATGCTGACTGTGCCAAAACATTGGCTGCATTTGCTTGATTAAAGGCCGCTTGAGTGTATGCACTAGAACCGGCTGCATTTGCTTGAGCATAAGCAGAAACTGCATAAGTATTTACGGCATTTGCATAAGCGTATATCTGTTGTGAGTAAACATTTAAAGCAGAAGCATTAGCATTAGACGATAAAGAATAATTAAATAGTAATGAAATATTAGCATTTGCTGAATTCAAACCACCTTGAAGATAGATGGTGTTTGCAGAAGCAGTATTGGCTACATTAAATGCAGCTTGAGTATATGCACTAGAACCAGCTGCATTTGCGGCATTATATGCTGACTGTGCTAATACTGTTGCTGAGTTTGCTTGATTGTATGCTGACTGTGCTATGACTTTTGTTGATGGGTCACCAATTTGTATAATACCTGTATTTGAACCAATAAAAAGTGTATTGGAAACAAAAGAATAGGCTAACTGACCATCAAGTAAACTTATTGGTGTTGTATTTGTATATGAACGGAGTATCTGTAAATTGACTGTATTGGCCATTAAAAGAATCCGTTATCCGCAGTTGTAAGTGATGAAGCTACTGCATTTACGGTAAAAAGACCTGTATTTGCATGATAGGTAATTGCCCCACCGTCAACTGCACCGACCAAACTTAAATCGGATGCAGTTTTTAATTGATTCTGACCACCATAGTTAATAGCTGCTACCTGAGGATTTGTAGCAACTCCATTACGAACTTTAACAACTGCTGGTGGTGTGACGATAACTGGCATGATTACCTCGTTACACTTGGTGAAACATTAACT